CAGTTTTGAACGGTGCGTCCTCCTGCTACGGGAACGTCCCCGATATAGAATCCCCGGGAGCCGCCGACCATAGTGCAGTTCTCAATGGTGCTGTCCGGAGCCGCCGGGTCTACGAGTGTGCCTCCTATTTCAATCCCCCGGTCTACCGCTCCCACGGAAACGAAATCGTATGCCGACAGGTTGCTGAAATGAACACTGCGGCCATACGCCCCGAATCCAATGGTACGCCCATCCGCTGTGAGGCCATGCACGGTGCTGTCTGAGATCGTGCCGTACTCGCCGGGCATAGCTGCCCAGGGCCCTGTGAAATAGATGCCGTAAACGCGGTCCTCGGCGTACGAATTGCGGGCGATGCAGCCCCTTACCGTAGGGGCGACAGTCGTGGAATTGGCGTAGATCAAAAAGGCATCTTTCCCCGCCCCGGTGATGGAGGCCCCCTCAACAATCGACAGCTCAATCACGGTGGAGGTGCTGCCCTCACATCTGATCCCGTACCAGTTCTGGTTGGTGGGGTCTACCGGGGAGTCCACCAGAACTTGCCTGATCGTGTTGCCCGTCCCTGTAATCACCAGAGTGGACTGGCCAACACCGACGGCCCCGTTGGCAGTCATCCTCAATCCGGCGAAGGTGTTCCCCGTACCCCCCACGGTGAAGGGCGTGGCTCCAATGTAGCCCGTCACCGTCAGCCGCCCTGTGGTGCTCTGAACGTCCACGTCCCATGTATTCGCTCCCGCTCCCCATGCCATGCAAGTGGCGGTCGCCCCCGTCCCATCGAGCGTGTAGTCCGCACCATAGTGACGCCAGGTGATACCGGTGACGCCCACCGGGGTAGTGAGAGACTGGTTCAATTCAGTATAGGGGCCGTACGTCTCTACCGTGTCCCCGTTCACCAGCGCCGCAAAGCAAGTAGCAAGCGAGGTGTAGTCCTTCCCGGCTCCGACTGTGCGGGTAAGGGCGGCTGCTGATACAGGCAGCAGACAGAGAAACAAGAGTAAGATTACCGTCCGTCTCATGGCATCCCTCCAGGCGGCTCAACCGGGTCCGGCAGTGGTTCAGTATCCGGCATTCCGGGCACCCATACCATTTCGCCCTCTCGATACTCCCACCGTTGGAGAGGGACATCATCCGGCTCGAAACCCGCCGGCAACTCAACTTGGGCAACGCCAAAAGGAGAGACTCTTTCCGCCGGTCCCCACTCGTGGTCTTTTGGCTGTACGGTAACCACCAGCCTGGAATCTACCAGGAAGCAGATGGAGTGAGTGTACTGCTCAACTGCCCCTATTTCCTCTACGGCATCAACACTGCCGGAAACAACCAGGTCGGCCGGGGCTGTTACGACGGCTACAGCGCCCAGAATACCGGCGATGCCCAAGGCTGCTATCGTGGCTGTTTTGCTCTTCTTCATCACAGGACCTCGTCACTGGCGTTATAGCTCTTGATGCGGACCAGCTTACCTTGAGCTGGAGCTACTGTGGTCGTCGGGACAATAACGATGAAGTATTTTGCCCTCGACCGAATCAACGAGTGCGCAACAGTGATAGTGGCGTAGTTCCTGGCCACTGTGAACGAAGGCACGAGCAAATACCCCACACTCATGTAGTCAGCAAGAGCGAAGGCCCCCGGCAAAACGTCCATGCCCAAGACCATGTAGGTGAACTGGTAGTTAGCAGCATCGGCCGCAATGCCGGTGATTGATATGTCGTGAAACTCCTTGGTGGTCGGCACTTCGTAGACCTTGCCCAGAATCGGGACTGCTGGACCACCCGCCACGAAGTCGGCAACGGTAATGGTGCCCTTATCCCCATCCGCCCCACCCGGCGCTGTGGGTTCGAGCCAACTTGCATCTTGCCCGGCGTCCAAACTGTCAACCAGTATCCCACGTGCGATATTCACAGGCATGGACGCTCCCACAGCAGCAGCGCCCATAACAGGAGTTTTGCTGTCGAGGCTCGTAGTGTCCCCTGCAATGACTCCCGTGTCTGTATCAATGGTTGCCAGGGTAGCTTGGGTTGCGAGTGTTGCAGCTGTTGCTTCTGTTGCCAGCGTTGCAGCTGTTGCTTCAGTGCAGACACCGAGCAAGGTGGCTTCAAGGGCAAGTGTGCTCAAAGTTGCTTCTGTTCCGAGCGTCCCAACTGTTGCCTCCGTTGCCGCACTTACCAGGTTCCCCGAACCATCCTCCTGTACTACAGAGAGCGCACCGGTACGACTGTCGATTGGGTTGTTCGCCCCATCGTGCACATTGGCGTCGCTGCCGGCGGCCGGGGATGAGCACTCAACCTTGGGCCACCCGGTGACGGGGTCAAATTCCAGGTAGTGCTGAGTGCCGTCCGTACCCCGAACAGATCCAATGTTCTGCCCGTAGGCTGTAGCGGAAAAAAGCACGATAAGCAGTGCAATAATGTACCTCATGAAACCACCTCCTCTAAAAATGTGTGTGTGTACGTCCTAGACATTCTCCATGCAGACAGTAAGGACCTTGTCTGCCCCCGCAGCAGCGCTGTCGAGTCTGTACCACCCGGCGTGGGGGTTGACCAAGCGGATGTTCCCCATTACGTCTTCAAGCATGTCCATGGCGTAACTCCCCTCTGCTACGGGATTCGCCGCCAGGATGAGTGCCTTCCCCGCCGGCCACTGCTCCCAGTCTGCGGCGACGTTGGGGAGGAGCACCGCATCCCCCACCGCCAGGCTCAACCAGTCGCCGTGGTACCTGTGCACCTCGATGTTGGCGTTGTGGGTGAATGGTAGTTCGATGGTGACCTTGGCTTTGCCGGGGGGGACGTAGAAGGGGAAGGACCGATTCCTCGCTGCCACAGGGGCGCCGGTGGCCATGAGCCACGCTACCTCCTGCCTGAATACCTCCGTCTCCCGCTCAATGGCGTCGTCCATCCGCACGTAGAGTACCGGTGTCCCCCGCTCAAACGCCACGGCCTGGACATCCACCGGCAGAATGGGCGGAGAGAAGACCTGGATGACCTGCGTAGCCAAGGTGTTGATCCACTCGTCCAGGACCAAGGTCTCCTGCGCCGGCGTGACCACCCGAGCGGCCTTGCCGGTGGTGAGGTCCCGAACGATACATCCGGCGACGACCCCGTCGTCCAGGAAAGTAGCCCCCGTGACCGTGACCGTCTTGGTGCCGGCGTTCACCGCTGTAACCGCTGCGCGGGCCAACTGCTTGCCCCGCACCCGGTCACGAAAGTCGCCGAAATTGGCACATTGAATCTCGCTAAGTCGTTTCATCCCATTCTCCTAGTTTGGTGCTGCCGCTTCCGCAACGCTGCCAGGGCGCGATGCCTCCTGATGACCTGAGGAAGAGGCATGGGCTCATCTAGCAACAAGCGCAAACCATTGGCTGCGAATTTGTCCAAGTACTGCTTCGCCATCATCACCGGCCGCTCCTCGAAAGAAATGGCGAGGAACCAAGACGACGCTTCCATCGTCCAGTCCAGGTAGAAAGGCAACTGCGTGGGGCCCACCGACCGCAGCAACGCCTGCTCCGCCGTCAACGGGAACGGAATGTCCTGCTCCGCGTAGAACTGAAAAATACCCCACCTCTTCTGCAACTTGTATCGCACCAGGAACGGTAGGGTGGTGAGGACATGGAAGTCTTTCGCCGTCAAGTCCCTGATGAGGTACTCGTCCTTATTGAACAAAGGGAGCCTGTTGAACGCCTCAGGGGCTGCTCTCTGCGTCTTCTTTAGCACGTTGGGCCTCCGTAATGTCTGCCAGCATGGCAATGCCGCGAGTGAGCCCGGATATGGACTCGAGTTCAGTATAGGGCACCGCTTCGATCCGCTCCCGCGTGGGCTTGACCAGCTGTACCCGGGCAATGAGTTTGCGTATCACATCCATTGGGCCCAGTTGCTCATTGGCCGCAGTGAAGATGTGCATCCACCGCTTCGCCGCCGCCGAGCCGGCGATCGCATCCCGGGTGACCACCGCCTCCCGGTACTTGGCCGCCGCCGCTGCCCGCATGAACTTCAACTCCTCCTCCTTGTCGATGTCCACTACCGCTCCGGAGTAGAGCAGGGCCACCTGATGCCCCATGCTGTAAAGGACTCGGTAAGTAGTCCCCGCCCGATGTAGCTCAAACAGCATGTCCAGTTCCCATCTGGAGAGGGACTTCAAGTCCCAAACCAGGTGGGAGTACATCCGGATAACCGACTCGGGGATGACCTTGCGGTGCAGCTCCATGACAGCGTTGCTGACCAACTGGTGATTGCCGTCTGCGGCGAGCAGGGACTCCACCGCAAACCGGAGCTCCCCCGAGTCCACAACGGCGCGGACCGTGCCGCACATGGCATCGTCGTGCCATACCCTGGACAAGAGGTTGTTGGCCACGAAATTGCTGACCGTTCGATCGTTGGTCAGGGGCTGTTGCACCCTTACATACAGGTCCTTAACATACCTCTCCAAGGCCTCTGACGGGTCGGTCTCCACGTACCCCAACTGCGCCAGGACGCGTAGGACATACTTCTGCGTCATCCCCTTCAGGAATAGGAGCAGAAGGTACCGTTCGCAGGGCAACTTCATGCTTGGCCGGCCCCCATACTATCCAGCTGGGTCAACTGGTCGGCTACCTTCTGCACGTTCTTGGTCGCCAAGAACGCGGTATCGGGGTCGACCGGCTCTAGCCCGATCTGCGCCGCCAAGGTGAGCTTGGCTAAGCTGTCAGCCAAAGCATACAAGGCAGGCAGCTGCTTGACAAACATGTCCAAAGTCTCACTCCCCATCAACTGGAGGGCCATCAGCTCGTCCTGCTGCTGGGGAAGCGCCGCCGCCAACTTGAGGAAACCCAAGTCCACGTCGTACTCAGTGTTCACCGTAGCCAAAGTCCTGGTCACCAGGAGGTCCTGCGGCCCCCTCCTGGAAGCCGCCACCTTCTGTAAAGCAGTGGGCTCGCCCACCCCCAGGGCCCCCAGGATGAACACAGCGTCGGGCAGGGATACAGCCTGCTTCTCCAGCGGCTCCCCTTCCCACTCGGCGTGCTCCACAGGCATTCCGGAAAGCGAGTAACCCAAGTGGTTCCTGGTCACGGTCACCCGCCTGGTGGGGAAGGAGCGGGACGCTACCTTCTCCAGGCTCATGTCGAAGTAGGACGCATCCTCCGTTACAAAGAATACCTGGGCGTCCTTGGGCAGGTACAATCGCCCGCTAAGCAGCAGCGGCTTCACCACCGTGGAGGAAATAACCACATCGGCCGCTTGCTCCGGGTGGTCCATGATCGAGTGCGTGGAAAAGTGGCGGCCCAGGTAAACCCGTCCCTTCTTGATCACGCCCAGCGGGCGGTAGATGGTGTTCTTTCCGGCAACCACCACCATCTTCTTGCCGGGGTGCCGCCACATGTCCTCCACCGAAGTCATCTTGATCGCCGGAGCCCGCCCTTTTACGTACTTGGTGGTGGGGTGCTCAGTCAACCTGTAAATCACCCCCTTGCTGGAGGTCGCCACGAGCCGTTCGGGGTCGTCGTCGCCCCACCCGATTTGCTTGAGCACCCGCATGTTGAACTTGTTGCCGTTCTGGGAAGCTTTGATGCCCATCCCAGGCCTCAACTCACCTCGTTCGTACAGCGTCACAGTCCTTGCGGCCTGCTTCTCCAACTCGAACACGCCGGGGTCCCTGACGATGGTGGCGAAGGGCTTACGGGAGAAGGCGTCCATCACCGCAGCCGGCACTTTACCTACCGGCAACTCCCGCACGGCGGGGCGGAAATCGCCGGCGTACGCTGTTTTCTCCATCACCCCAAACGGCACCCGCTCAAACTGCACTACCTCCTCCGGCACGGCGAGCAAGTCGCTCACTTTGCGGCCGAAAGGGGTACCACTGAGGTAATCCAACAAGGACGCTTGCTTGGGGAGCTCCCCCAACACGGCCCGGCGGGAGTTGTTGGCCGAGTTGTCGATGTTGCCGCCGTCCGGGCCCTTGGCGATGTTCTCCTGGTCCGGGGCGGTCTGCTGAGTCGGCATCAATTTCTTATTGGAGGAGGCGCCGATCACCGGCGCCGGCGCCCCAACCAGGTGGGAAAAGCCCATCTCCGTAGTAGGTATGGCGTAGTACTCACCGTCTATGGCGACCGCCACAGGGGGCTCCAGGGTGCCGTCGTTCACCACGAAGGGCACCGCCACGTTGCGCTGCTGGGGAGTAGCAATCATCACGCTGCCGACAATGATGTTCCCCTCGTCCTTGTCAATGCGGGGCTCCATAGGCAACTGCGAGAGGTAGTCGAACTCGTTGACCACGGCCTCCAACGCTGCGGCCATGACAGCGTTGTGGTCCCGCATGTTCAGCGTCATCCGGCGGTTGGGGAAGGCGCCGACCTTGGGGCCTACCCATGGTTGCTGCCCCTGCTGGTGTTGGGGAACACCCGCCTGGCCCGGGGGTACCAGGCCAGCGTCCATAGGCGGCGAGGCGGGGGCCGCCAGGTCCGCCGAAGGCTGCGGTTGCTGCACGTCGGCCCTCTTCTCCATCCCCGGGTTCAGTTCCTCGAATACATGCTCCATCTGTCTACCTCATTTGATCCGGCCGGTTCCCTGTACTTCCCCCGTGAGAGGAGGCACGATCGCCTTCAACCCGGGAGAAGGAAACCAGACGAGGGCCAACGCTAACTGCTCCAGGACTACTTTTGCCACCCCTTCGGCAATTGCATCAACCAGGTCCATATTCATTTCCGAAGCTACCGGCGCGCCCGGCTTGACGTCCAGGGATTGCCCCTGCGCTGTGATATCGACAGTGGGTACGGTGGGGACACTGGCTTGATACGCAGCAACGATGGCGGCGGAAATCTTGCCCTTGAAAACAGCCGGGTCGTCTAACGGCATGTGCGAGTCCTCCGGGTGTACCTCGAGGTAATCATAGCAATGACCGGGCTACTTTACAAGAGGTTACACCTGCACTTTGAAATTCAGCACACCAGGGAAGGTCAACAAACAGGAGGGGTTGATCGTCCCGGCCGGGGTGACCAGAAAGTCGGTTGTCAACCACTGCATGAACTTGACCCCGTCAATGACGAACCCGTCCTCCTCAGTCAGTATCAGCCGCTGCGTATCGAAACGAATTTCAGGCGCCTCAAAGGTCACCGAGAGCTTGGCGTACCAGTACACGGTCTTCAAGGTGTTAATATCTACCGCCTCAGTCTCCAGCGTCATGGAGTCCTTAAAGGTGCCGAAAGTGTGTCCTTCTACATCGGTGTAGCTGTCCCCCTTGACCGAAACCCCCCGCGTCTGGGCCTCCTCCGAGTAACTGCCGTCAGCCGCAATTTCGGCGTGGAAAGCCCCGCACACGACGCTCGAGTACACGGCTCCCCCCTCCCCTGCCCAGTCCTTGACTCCGAAGTCCTTGCCGGTGCTCCCAAACCGCATGTGGAGGGTAGACTCACCTAAGTCGTGACCAACCACGAAGTCCAACACCGCATCCTTCCAGGACATCTTCCCCTGCGGCGTAACCAGCTCGTAATTGCTGGTGAGGATCTGCACTAAGTCCTGACTGGGCACTAAGTAAATGGACGCGGTGGCTTTGCTATACAACTCGATACGCCCGTTCTTGCGGAGCACTATGCGACTGCCCAGGGGGAGCACCCACCCATGGTCGCCGGGATCAAGGTCAGTGTTCATCGTGCCTTCATGGTCCCGCGGCTGCAGCAGGAACCATTGCTCAGCTGACTCGGAAGTCCTCAACGCCAACCAAGGCTCGCCCTCTTCCGGCATGGCTCCGGAGGCCTTCCCCCCCTTGAACGCATTGAGGCGCACATCCGGGATGATAACCGGGTCCTTGGCCGTGCCGTAGTCCAAACGGACAGTGGCCAGCTTATTCTCCGGGTCCACCGAAACAATAGTGACTTCTCTTATTTCTGCAGCCATTGGAAACCTCAGTACCCGGGCCTACCTTCTCGCTTGGGCTTGCCGAACTCCGCCCCGCTCAACCAGGCAGGGACAGGGTGCAGCCCATGAACTTCAGCCCTCTCCCCGGTCGCCCCGGCCCTGATGAGGGTCTGTTTGACGCCCCGATAACCGAGGGACTCCAACCAGGTATCTCGATGCTGCGGCAACGCCGTCACCCCCTTCAACACAGGAGTTACCCTCAACGAGTTGTCGTGGGAGCGATTCCAAGCCCGGGCTTGGTAGTAGGGGATATACTCCCCCTTGATCTTATTGGAAGAGCCGGGGTCGTCCACCACCGCTAAGTTGGTAACGGCCCTGACCAACACTTCCACGTTCCGGGGGTCGATGCCATACTTGCCGTAGACAGCCATCAAGCTGTCCGCCATCGACCGCTGAGCGGCTGGTAAGCTCTTGGTCACGGCAAGCACCTCCCTCGGGTCCACCAAACCGGTAGTGAGGGCCTCCCCCAACTTCACGGACTGACCCCGTTTGACCACAACCGCGCGGCCCACCGGAGCGAAGTACTTCCCCTTCCCTTTACTCCCCGTTACATGCACGTATGTGCCGTCGGGGACCTTCTCAACCGAGGCCACCTTCCCCGCCAAATGGGAAAGAGTGGCCTTACCAGGCAAGTTCTGGGGCAAACGGAGAAGGTTGGTAACCTGGTCCAGGGGGGGGAGCTCCCCGAAGCCGCCGAGGTGAAAGCTGCGAAGCGTCAATTGGGTTCCCCGCTCCCCCAGGGCCTGGGCGGCCTTGATACCGACGTTGTCCCCCAACTGGGCCGGCCCATGCTCAGTCTGCCCGAAACACCTGGCGCAGATCCCTTCCCCGTTGCGGCAGCTCAGGGGGGAACGTACCCTTACCTGCTTTACTCCCTTGCGCCGGAAAATATCTACCTCGGCTGGAGTGATGATAGTGCCTGCTCTGACCCCCGCGGTGCTTTCCCCCAGCACTCTGTCCACGGCATCGGACACCGGGCGTACGCTGCCGGTGCTCCCACAATCACGGGTGGCGATGACCGAGCTCATGGTGGCGGCCAACATCTGCTTGGTGATGTCTCCAGGGATGCGTACGGACCGCACGGACTGCACCACTGCTTTGCGGGCCGTCGGCGCCGTGGACCAGTAGTCCATACTGTTCATTCCCTCGGCGTACCCCCTCCTCACCGGCACGAGGTTGCCCTCCCCCCAGTCTCCAAACAGGGGAGAAAGCAGCATTTGCTGCAAATTTGCCTTGGCCGGTTTCAACCCCGCCCGATTCATCCGGGTAAACGTGCTCCCGGGGGGGTATTGCTGTCTCTCCAGGGCTCTTCCCACGTCCCGCACAGCTTTTTCCTTGTTTTTCGCCCCCTCCAACTGCCTCAAGTACCTCCGGCGCTCAGCCCTCAATGGCGTCAAATCCCCCAAGGACACCGACAGGCCTGAACGGTAGGAGTATTCGAAGCCCAAATTCTTCAAGCCGTCCATGACCGCCCCGTAACGGGCGGGCGAGACCACCCCCAAGGTCTCTGCGAGGGCTTGGAGGCGCTTTTTGTCCAACTGGGGAGCGCCAACAGCCAAAAAACTCGCCATTTCGGGAGGTAAGAGGCCTTGAATCATGCTCCGGCCGAGGGTGGTCTCCTTCCCTGCCACCCGAATGCGGTCCGTGACCCCGATCTCCCCTCTTTTTTGGGCAGCAATGGCCTTTTTGAGGTCCCCGAAGCCCTTTTTTGCCTTTTTTCCCCTCACCGCAGTCATGTCGAAAAGCCCCATCAGCGCTTCATGGGTCGGAGTGTACAGGTAATCGCCGCTGGAGGGACTCCTGAGCAGCCTCGAGGGCATGCTGCGCTTGGCTTCGATGACCGCTTCGTCGGAAACGGGGACGAAGAGAGAGCAGGTGTCCCCGTCGAAGTCCGCGTTGTACACGCTGGTCACCAGGGGGTGTAATTCAATGACGTTTTCGTTGGTCGGGCGGGGAAAGAAGGCCATAACGCCGAACTTGTGAAGCACCGGGTCCCGCTTCAGCCACACCGGGCGGTCAGCAATAGCCCGTTTCAGGGCGGCTTCAACCAGGGGGTCCTCAGGACGGTCCTCGGTGAGCTTCTTAGCTACCAAAGGGGTTAATCCCAAAGTAGCAAGCTCTCGGACAATGAAGGGCTGGTACATCTCCCGCAGCATCTCCCGCGGAACTCCTACCTCATCCAGGTGCAAACCGGGCCCGGGGACAATCACGGCTCTCCCGGACAAGTCCTGCCGACGCCGCATGATGTTGCGGTGGACCATGCCCAACTTCACCGAGCCGGTCCCGTGCAGCTGCTGAAAGATGCCCTTGGCTTCCCTGTAGTGTTCCGTCTTGCCTAAACCGAACAGGGCGGCTACGTCGGCGTAAAGCTTACCCCGGGCGTTTCTCCCCTCCTCGAAAGCCATGAGCTCAGGGGTTTCCTTTTTCAACCCCTTAAGTGAGTTGCCAGTGGCAATAAGGTCGCCGTACAGGAGGTTCAGGTCCGAAATAATCAGCCGCCCCTTCATAGAGGTAACCGGCCGAAAGACCGGGGGTATCACAGGGACGTTGCGGAGCATGTATACGTCCGCTCCCTCGCCCAGCTCATCCAGAGCCCGGAGGAACCTCTGACGTAGGGGGTCGCCTCCCTTGCTCAGCTCCTTTCGGACGTCCAATTCCCTAAGGGCCTTACCTAACGTGGTGTTGCCCGGCCCATCTACCGCCGTGTACTTCCCGTCCTCGTACTGAAGGCCCTTTTGCCCGCTGCCCACAGCGATAACGTGCGCACGGGTCAAGCCCAAGATCTTGGAGATGGGGGAAATGAACACTGGGTTGGGGACTTCGTAAGGGAGACGAATATGGCCCCAGCCCGAGCCGTCCAAACCACCCGTAATCTTCGAGTCGAAGAGCTCCCCCGCCTTTGCCTTGCCGGTCTTGCCGGAGAACATGGTGGGCTTGGTCAATTCACCGTTGGAACGAGCCAGGATCTCCTTATTGGTCATGGGTAAGAGCCACATCTCGTCCCCTTCCCTCTCCAGCTTCAACCCGGCCGCATTCAGGTAGGCTTCGAACTTGTGGTACACCTTGGGGACCCGAGGAGGGGGTAGGGTTTGCCCCAGTTGAATGGCGGTCCACACTGCATCGTTGTCCTTGTCACCACGATAGCTGAGCACCTCACGCATGTTCTCGCCAGCACCGTGTGCAAGTAGGGCCATGGCCATCCCCCGGTCGGCAGACTGGGCTTTCCCTACTTCGCCTTCTCCGGCCTCCCCACCTTTTACCGGGGTACCTTCAGCGGAGTACGCGTAGGGGTAGCCGGCACCTCGAGCATTCATCTTGTGCTCGGCCTGGTGGATGAGCTTCAGCAAGTACTGGTACCCCACCAGGACGTCCCCCACCTTCTTGCCGTCAACGAAGACCTCCTCTGTGTCGGACATCCCGTTCTTCTTCAGGAGCTCCGCCACTTCCTCAACGAAGTCCCGCTCGTAGCTGTAAGCTTCGATGTGCTTCTTGATCGGCCTGCGCTCCTCCCCCCTCCCAACCCAGTAGGTGCGCTCATGCGCCGGGACATCAACAATACGGACACCTCCGGAGAAGCTGCTGACCGCAATGGGGTGCCCTTTCTTCTTGGCAACTTTGCCTACCAGAGTCTCGTACATCTGGGAGGGATTTGTACGCCCCCCGATTCCGACAGGATTAAGCAAGACATCAAGCGGTCTCCCGTCCCTGGTGGTGGGCATCTCCGAATCCGGTTTGATCTTTCCGCATACGCCCTTGTTGCCATGCCGGCCACTGAGCTTGTCGCCCAGCTTGGCCACCTCTTCCACCGCCACAGCGATGTAGTACCCATCCGGCGTCTTCTCCACCTCTTGCACGATTCCGGGGGTCTGCCGATCCCACACCACCGAGGCGTCTCTGAGCGTCTCCATCCCCAACTTCTTGCCCAGTAGGCGCTCCTCTTTGGACATGGCCTGCTTCTTCACCCCGGCCACCAGGATTTGCCCCTCTCGGACCAAAGTACCTGGCTTTACCACCCCATCCTCCAACGTCGCCCGCTCCTCCACCGACAGCGGCCGTACAGTGCGGGAGAACAACGCGGCGTCCACCTCAGCGTCTTCGCTATAGTGCTTCTGCACAATAGCTGTAGAAGTGAGCTTGGCGGCAAAGGACTCGCTGATGGTGATGGCGTCCTCGAAGTTGAACCCGTCGGCCATGTAGCCTACCCGGGCGTTCACCCCCATGGCGATGAGCCCGTCCCGAGTAGTGTTGGCCTCTGTGAGGCGGTCGCCCTTCTTGACCTTGTCCCCCTTCTTCACTACGGGCTCGTGGTGCTCCACCGATCGGCCGTCGTTCAAGGGGAACATATGGGGGATGAAGACCTTGTGCTTCCGCCCGTCCTCCCCGTTCACCAGAATGCGGTCTTTGTTCACGGAAACCACGGTTCCGTTCACGGGAGAGCGCATCACCACCATGTCTCCAATTACTCGCTCCACTATTCGACCGTTGTCCGTGGCCGTCAGTACTAGCGGAACCTCCCGGTCCCGCAAGGCAATAGCGGAAGTCAAATGACGGTACACCATCTCCAAGCGGTTGGGGGAGGTGGCAGTGGCAAACGGGGTGGACAGGGTCACCTCTGAGAAAGTAGTAGCCGGGTCGATAACGTACTTCACGCTCCCGGCCGGCACTTCGACTACCTTGCCGCCCTTGATGGCCCGTACGTTCCGCCCAGCCTTCTTTGCCTGAGCATACTCATCAGTGAGCGCGTACGGGGTATTGAGCAGCTCCCGCACCGTGAACGTGTGGGGCTGGCCCGTCTTCACTTCGCGTACCCTGAGAGCAGGCTCCCGGTTCTTCACCGTACCACCGATAGAAAGGGGGTACACCGCCCCCGCTTTCTCACTCTCCGGCGTCACCACCGGGTCGATGACGCCCACAAACGTGGGGTAGACGGAGCGGGCCGCCTCAGTGATGGCGTCGGGGTTGGAGATGCCCCCCTCCCCCATGATGCTGACCCGGCCCACTGCGCCCAATTCCGCATAGGGGTTGGTCTGCGGCGCCCGGTCGGCCAGGCCGGCGGAGGTGAAAATGCTCCACACCGACTTGTCGTACGGGGAGGACCCACCCATGATAGCCGTCACATCGTCACTTTTGGCCATTCGGTACTTGAGCTTCCCGGTCACTCCCGCTCGGCTGATCCGCTCATGCACGAACGCAGGCATGTTCATGAACCAACGGTACTCCAACGAGTCTCTCCGGTCCGGTGTGTCCTTCCCCCGCACCACGTTCAGCAACTTCCGAGAAGAGAGGAGCATCACCTGGGAGGAGACCTTGGTAGTCTTCAACCCAATAGTCTTCTCCGGCACTTCAGGAGTGCTCATCTCCATGGCGGAGAACATCTCCCGGACCAACAGGGGGGCCCCGCTCTCGTTGGAGTCCACCCCCGCCGCTGCCAGCAACCGGACCAACTTGGGCTTAGTCGCTGCATTCTTTTGGAGCACTTCTGCACCCCAGGCGGACCGCATGTCACCGTCATCCACCCCCAAGGCCTTCATGACATGGTAAAGAGGGACATTGGTGTCCCCGTACTTCAAGGTGTAGAGCTGCCGCTCCGGGCTGTACAGGACCTCAAAGTTCCTCCCCCGGGAGAGGTTGAAAGAGGCAACGGTATCCCCTGTCTGCTTGCGGTGAATAAACACCCCCGGCTTCAGCCGGTTCTGAGTAATGGGGTAGTACTCACTGTTATTGACGATGTAGCTCCACCTGGAAGTAGGCACGGGCACATTCACCAAGCGCAGCCGTTGCTTGTCTACAAGCCTCCCCTCTTCATACAGCGCCACGGTCCCCCGAATACCTACGCCCCACTTCTTCCCCTGCACCCGAGCAGCTTTCTGGGCGCTGACATCAGTGGGGTCCTTGGGGGTTTCCACCTCTACTTCGGACAGCCGCAACTCCCTCTTCCCGTACTTGACCGGGAACTGCCCCTCAAGGGCGCGCATGGCAGCGTTCAAGTTCTCCGAGTAGTCCCGGGGGAGCGTCCTGTCCGGCATCGGTTCCCTCCACTAGTCCGTAGTCTAACCTACCCGGCGCTAAAAAGAAAGAAGCGTAGCAAAGGGCAGCCAAATCCCGCTATAAGAACAATGTACAGTGCCGAGAAAAACACCAGGCACTGTGGAATTGGGGAGAAAACCGCATAAGACAGGAGGTAGACAATGTGGCACTAGACATCACAAGTGTGACTCGCCAGGTAGCACATCGGCTTGACGAGACACAACTCGACGGGAGGGTGATCGGAGGAAGGGGCGGATTCTCCCGATTCTTCCGAGACCACCTGCCAGAGGGGATGGTCCTCATCTCCAACGCCCAATCCATAAAGCTCTTTGAAGCCCACTACGGAAAGGCCCCCTGGGAAGCCTATGGCTGGGGGAAGGAAGAAGTGGGGCGGAGCGAAGCCGGGCGGGCAGTACTGAAAGAAGTTGAGGACACCGGAGTCATCCCCTACATGTTGGCCTGGGAGTACATCGTACCCCCGGATTGCGAAGTCACCCTGGTCAACGCCGAAACCGTAAGTAACTCATTCTTCGGTGCAAGTTTCAAATCGGCCATCCACCTCGTTGGGGACCCGTTCCGATCCCCAAGGCCGGGGGCGATGTCGAATCTGCTCATGAACGCCGCAGAGAACGAGGTCTCTCTGCCTTTCACGATCGTGCGGAATCTACGAGAGCTGGGGTTCCACCCGGACCAGTGGCTGCCGATAGATGAGGATATCATCCAAGTGGTGGACGCCATCGAGGAGGATGCCCGAATGATTACGGTCGTCGTGCCAACTTGGGCAGATATGGAGTTGATTGATTGGGCAACGCCCAATCGCTTCCCCAAAGATGACTTTGGGGTGTTTGCCACTACCGTGGCGGACATAGCACGGCATGGCCCCAACCGAGCTTACGGGCTCATCCTGGAAGCCTGCCAAACGAAGTTCACTCGGGAACGGTATCTCCGGAGAGGCACGCCGGAAAAGACCGCTGAGGAACTCGCCAAGTGTGACTACGTGTCGGACTTTGCCAAGGACACGGTACCCATGGATGTGCTGGAAAAGGACCTCAATGCCGTATGGTCCCCCACCGGCCTGAATTACCCCCGTGGGAGCGACCGCCGCATCATGACGGTCTACACACTGAACGACACCGACTGGGTTGTGCTGCTCCCGCCCCCAGCCTGGTGGAAAGATCACGAGAGGGCATGGTACCTGTACCGTGCCGCCACGTCCGCAAGGGAGGGCATACTTGTCGTGGACGAGGAGGAGGAAGGGTTCTGAAAAAGAGAGCCCTCACAGCCCGACCAGGCGACGCAAACTGGTGGGACTGAGAGACATCGGCAACCTCAACCTATGAGGTAATCCGATGTTCAACGCTGTTCTACTGGGGCTGGAGGTGGGCTGGGAGCTGTGGGAGCTAATCGACGGGTTTCTGGACCCGGAAGGTGAAATTCCACTGTTCGGCTGACTTCCGGCAAAGGGAGGGGGACGGTTCTGGGGACCGTCCCCCTTTCCCCCTTTTTTAGCTGTACCCCGCTCTGCGTGGCGGGAGCTGCTCAGGGAGGGGCCTTTCAATGACCGGCTGCATGGGGTTGAATTGCTCCATCAGCGCCCGGTGCATATCAATGTTCTTGTTGGCGATGTCCTGCAACACCATAGCCCGCTGCAAGGGGGACTGATGCTTCAGCGCCATGCTGATCTTGTGTACTGCCCCCGGGTCCACACCTTCGGGAGGCACCATAGCGAGTATCTCCGGCGTTCCCATCACCCCGTGCGTTCCCGACAACTGGTCGGGGGGAGGCGCTAAGGGGGATTCCCCCGGTTGAGCCTCCTGGCCGGGTTGAGGCTGTCCCTCTCCAGGGGCTCCTCCCGGCGGTGCTTCCTGGCCAGGTTGAGGCTGCCCAGGTTGAGGCTGCCCCGGTGGAGGGCCGAGCCCCAATTCCTCCTGCAACCGCTGAATCGCCGCCTGGTTGCGCACTCGCATCTTCTGCTCCTCGAGTTGTGCTTCCCAAACGGCCTCACTGTCAAGGCCCATTCGCTCGTGCACCACCCGGTACGCCAGGCCGCCCTGGGCCGCCATGCCGCTCAGGATGGAGAGCTTCTGGACCTCGTCCCCGGACATGATGGGTTGGAGGAAGACCTCGTTGGGCAGCCCCCAGCCCAGAATGGAGGCGCACTTCTTCATCACGAACCGAATGAACCGCTTGTGCAAGTGCATCAACGCTATGAACTCGGTGTCCAATGCCCGCAGAGAATGGGAAGCGCCCGACCACGACTTGCCGCCCCACACGAACTCGACCGGTGTGCGCGCTCCAATGAGGATACGCTCCATCAGCAACCTGACCTGCTGGTCAGGCATGAGCAGGCGATTGGGGTCCCCGAACTGGAGCAGCTGCGACGGGATGGGGGAAATGGCCACCGAGGCCGGGTCCTGCTCCCAAGTCTCCAGCTGGCTGCGCATCTTGTCCATCCACATCTTTGCGGCGCCGGACAGGTTCACACTGTGCCCAGCATCTCCGGAAGCGGCCGGGGTGATCATCCGGAAAGGGATGAGCTGAGTCATCACCAGCGCCTCCTCCGCTTTCAAAACAATCTTCATATGGAAGCAGTCAGGCAACGTCCCGGCCAACGTCGGCCAGGGCCACCCTTCCCTGGTCTGCACGGACTTCTTGTAGGTGGAAGGAGTCAGCGCTGTTTCCTCAAAGATGAACACCTGGTCATTGAACAGGTTCATCTTCTTATTACGGAGGATGGCCTCAACAAACTCCTGCGGGGTGTCGGCAATGGCCTCCCGCTTCCCTAACTTGACCTGGTTCCGAAACTCTTTGGAGAAATCCACCTGGTACTTAGGCTGCAACGAGAAGCCGACGCGCCTCACCGACAGCTCAAAGGGGTCCCACCGCCGTAGGGTGATGCGATTCCCCGCCTTGATGTAGAAATCCCTGACCACTGCTCGTTGGTAGCTCTTGCAGACCACACAACGCACCCGGAAGGACTTGTCCCACGGGTCCACCTTGAACTTGGCGATCTTGGCTAAGTGAGGCTTCCCGCACTTCTTGCAGAGGAAGTACTTGTTGAACGGGGCGATCACCGACACTGCAGCGTGCCCGTACACATAGAGGTCAAGGTTGATCTGCACCCGCAACGCCTGAATATCCAAAAACTCCGTCAGGAGCTCCACCCAGTCGTCTATTTCAGACTCCCGAAGCCCGCCCCGCAAAGTGAGATCGGTAACCGGGTACAATGCTTTGCGGACAATGGCAGCATTGAGTAGGGGGTTGAAGATGGCGAAGTAGGCGCACCACCGCCATACCTCATGGAGGGTGTCGGGGAGTACTGTACTGGCGTAATCCAAAAAAGGCGACGGGGGCTTGCTCAACGTCAGCCGGGACCGATCGTAAGCGGCCAGTTTGGAAGGCGGCCGCCTCTGCGGCAACGATTTGACTCTGCCTTCACCCACCGTGCGCCTCCATCTGGGCGATCAACACCCGGTTCAACTTCCCCACATACTCCGCAGCTTCCTCGCGGAGACCGGGGGCCCTTATTGGTACCTTTACATACTCCGAAGACTTTTTCAACGGTTCCGGTAAAGTCCCCGCCCCATGCAGGTCGCTCACGGCCGCTGCGTACCGATAAACTTCGGGGGCGAACTGCTTATCCGTGTGCAACGCGAGCAACATCACCATCTGCGCCCCACCCACCAACTCAGGGATGCTCGGGGGCTCCAACAGCAAGAAGTTAGGGGTCCTGCCGTTGAGTGCCTGCACCACGTGAGAAAAGACCCGAAAGTCATCAAATGCGGCGTGGGAACAGCGAACGGTCTTTGCCCCTTGAATCTTGTTCCAATTGCCCTGGGAGCAAGGGCCGACAAACGACCTCAGCTTCGCTGCCCCCCACTCAACCCACCCAGCACCCCCTTCGTCCAAAAGGAACGCCAAGAACACTGGGTGGAGTGCGGGATCAGTCAGCTTCACCTGTCGTCTCTACTCGGCGCCCTCGGCTTGGGCAAGGTGGTGGAACTGCATGAGCTGGCCGTCGTTCCACACTTCAACCACAAGGGTGAGGGGCAAGAAAGCGTCCAGCGCCGTGCTGAACTGGTCGGCCAGGATGTGCAGCATGGCCCAGTTCGGCTCCAACCGGGAGAAGTACAGGTCGGCGAGCATCGCCATTCCCGCCACGCCGGTTCCCCAGGTGCCCGGGGCAGTGATGGCAGTGGAGGCCATGACGTCGGCGGCAACCAAGGTGACCGCATCCGTGCCGCTCACGGCAAACATCTCCCGCAAGGTGGCGTCCGCCAGCAAGGCGGTGCGCAACCCAGCCAAGGTCCCGGACTCGTCGTTCGGGATGGAAATGGTCAAGGTCTCGGTGGCAGCGGCCCACGCCAAAACAAAGGCGGCGCCGGCAGCAACGTTGATGACCAGGTTGTAGTCCTTCCCCGTGTTGCCCTCCAAGGCGTAAAGGCGGAAGCCGGCCTTCGGGGCCCAGTAACCCAGGCCATAGTTGATCTGGTAGGCTCCGATGTAAATCTCGTGCGAGGCCACAGCGTCCACAATGATCGGGTGCTGGTCATCCCCGGCGGGCCCGTCCCCCAGGCAGAAGAAGGGGATGGTGTTCCGCTGGAGGCCACCCTCGCTGTTCATGAACGCCCGGTCGATGTAGCTTCGGACGTCCTTCAGGCGCTCAGTGAACCAGCCGTGGTAACTCATCGACAGGAACGCTCCAAAGTTGTTGCTCGGCATGTCTACTCCTCCATGATAGTTGTGAGCACCCTACGGTGCTCACGGCTCAGGATTCCTATGTTCCCCGTGGCTACGGCGTTGCGCACGGTGGCGCCCATCACCGCCGCCACTTTCTCCAAGGTGTCTTCAGGGACCTCCTCTTTGGGCGGCACCTCCCGGTGACCGAACGTGGTCAAGAAAGCGTCCGGGTGCCCCTTCAAGCACACCTCCTGGTCCAACTGGTCCAACATACTGGCGTGCTTCTCCAAGTCCTGCTCTCCCAGGATGGTGTCAAAAAGGCTCAGCGCATCCGGCCGATGGGCCTCTAAGAACGCACGGCGCCGATCGAGCAGGAACTGGCGACTGGTGTTCTCATCTACGGCAGCGTACTTGCTCAATGGGTCGGGGGCCTCTACTCCGTGCATCAGCAGCTGCAAAGCCACCGACCGCCTCTCGCAGGGGCGCAAAGCGCCTATCTGGCCGGCCAAGCTAGCGGCTAGCTTCTCCAGTTGGTCTCTTGAGTCAAAGCCGACGTTGGCCCCCCGCACCACGATGAAGTTTTTCGGCTGAGGCCGAGCCTTTGGCTCTCGTACCTCGTCAAACTCCGCTGAGGCAGTCTTGGAAAGGTCGGCCCCGCCCTTCACTTTGAGCCCGAACTTCCTCAACGCCGTCAAGAGTCGAGCGCTGACCTCATCCCTGACTTCTTCGGGGAGCTTCTTGCCCGTGTGTAGGAAATAGAACATGGAAACCAAGGCGTTGGCCTGGTCCGAAATCGGGTAGTACCTTCCCACAACCTTGCCTTTCTGTTTCCGCACCAGGGCGAACTCCTGGTCGGGGAACTTCTTATGGTCCGCCTTGTCTACCCGCACCCCCTTAGAGATCCCACGAGCGGCGACCTTGGCAAGTTCCCTTCCCTCACCCACAGTCTGGGCCAAGAACTCACCGCCGTCATCGTAATAATCCAACTGTATCATGTAGCGCCTCCGCCGAGCGGGGTTGCCTTTCTCACCCCCCATAATACCCGGTTAAATCAAGCCGTCAAGAAATCGCAATCGGGGGGTGTGCCCGCAGTACTTCCATGTTAGTTACGACTCCGCCAGCAGCGGACACCCCCCGCCTTCAGGCCACCGAGGAGACGCCCAACTTGCTTGACATCTACAGTTTACATTGGTAGTGTGTGGACAGGAATCCCCCACCGTGAGGTGGGGGAGGAGGCCAAGATACCTGGTTAAATCAGGCCGTCAAGAAATCGCAAAAGGAGGGACCACACATGATTCTTAAGCACGGAACGATTCACGCGGAAGTGCGGGTGTTACAGGGAAAGCTCAACAGGGCGGGTTATCCTGTAGGGCCCGAGGACGGAAAATTCTTCAACATGACGGATTTCGCAGTGCGGGCGTTCCAGGCTGCCTACGGGCTCGCAGTCGACGGGCACGTAGGGGTGGGGGACCACGCCGGCGAAACCATCCAGACGCTGGACGGCATCCTGGCCGCAGCACAGTCGCACATCACCAATGAGGTCGTCGACACCTTCGAGGAGGCCGCTGCCCTCCCCTTCGGGCTGCCGGCCAACAACTTCGACCGGCGCATCTCCGCCGCTGTCATGCAGCAGCAGAACTGCGACGGCGGGCAGGGATGTCGGTACGGGGGGTGGATCGACCCCTACCAGTTCGACAAGGAGCAGTTTGACAACAACCAGGTCTTCGTCGTCCCCAAGGTGGGGAGGCTAGTCCCCGGCCATGAACTGGAAGCGCCCGTTCACGGCGGGACCTGCTCCCCCTGGGCGGGGCTGATGGTGGGCGGCATTGTCTGCGTCAACCAGGACTACAACTTCCGCATCGGCCGCAGCGGGCGCAAAATCGCCACTTCGAAGCATGATGCCAAGGTAGGTCGCCACGTCGTTCCAGGGTACGGGGACTATTTCGAAGTGCACGGGAAACTGCGCCTGGAGCAGCGCCCGCTGAACATCCTGTACCAACATTGGGACTGGCTCAACAAAGTCAACCTCGTGGAAATGGACCACCACGTCATCCTTATCCTCAAAGTAGGGGGGGAGGACGGACTGCGGCTAGAGGACCCCCACAACCCAGGCCAGCCTCTTCCGTCCGGGTTGTACCGGTGGGCGGCGGATGGGTACTACCCCAAGGTGGACACGGACGGGGACGGAGTAAGGGAGAAGTTCTACTCCGGCACCAAACAGACCTTCCGGCGCATCAAGGAAGTGGACAAATGCCGCCAGAGGTGGGACTTCTACCGCCTCCAGGACATGGACCCGGACACCTGCTCCCCCACCGACGGGCCATGGGCAAGCCGAGAACCGTGGCCGTTCGAGCTCGAGTAGTTCGGTCCTTTGATGGCCTGGCTGCCTCAAAAACTTTCCTTATTTTGCTATAAGTACTGTGAAGAAAAGCAGCTTGACCCAACCCCCGGGGGTCATCGACCGGGGCACTTCCTTTAGGGAGGAAATTTTGAACACGCTGGATTTTGGTGCGGTCATGGAGCAGGAAAACTGGCAGGAGGACATCGACCTCTCCTGCCCATTCTGCGACGGCGAGAACCATCGGAAGTACGAAGAGTTGGACGAAGACGAGGTCTTCCAGGTCGTGTTCAGGTACTGCAAGGAGCAGATGCTCATGCCTCTGGGAGACTTCTTCACCGAGAACGCCGGGCGCCTCGGCATGACAGGGGAGTACGAAGAGCTGGACGACGACGCCAAAGCCACAGTGGTCCAAGCGTTCATCGACGACTTCGGCGTCGACGAAGAGGACGTAAAAGAGTACTATGCCCACAACGCCTACGAGTTCGAATTCGAGCCCTGCGAGGAGTGCTATGAAGGGCATGTCGACCTCGACGTCATCTGGAACACCGCCTACGAAGTGGACGTGCCCTACACATGCACGGCCGGGTGCATGGCCGGGGGCTACTACGAGGACTTGCGGAAGAAGGCTCTGCAGTTCGGTTTCCTGCTCATCGAGCACGGGCAGAGGTACTGGTTGGTCATGCTCAGCTGCGGCCAGGACAACACCTGGCGCATCCACTACACCCGCTACGTCATCCAGGGATACCTGGAACTGGAGGACATAGAAGCCTGCTTGGGCAACTACGGCGCTCACGTCTTCCTGGAAGGTGAAGAGAAGAGGAAACTCCTGGCGTACTTCAAGGAACGACTCCCTTCCCCCCTGCAACGGGTCCACCGCTGCGCGCTTCGAGAGAAGGACTTTGCCCGAATCGAAGATGCTGAAGTCGACCGGGCGCTGCACAACCGGGAAGTACAGGAAGAAGATCTCCCCAACCGGTACTTCATAGTCCGCTCTGCGGTAGTATTGGAAGGGGAGTACACTGTCATCGCCAGGACCAGGGGGGAAGCACTCCACAAGCTTGAGGCGTTCATTGCGAACCCGCAAAACCCCGACGTGACATTCAACGACGAGAAAATCGTCGGCGAGGTACCAGTAGGTGCCGAGGAGATTGGAGGCATGTCGAAAGATGAATGACAACACCGTCTTCAAGATCGAGTTCACCGCTGATGACATCTGGGAGTCCCTCTTCGGGTCCGCCTACGACGACTGCGAGAAGGTGCCCTCCCCGGAAGAAGTGCGAAGCTGGGTACTCACCCACAGCAACGCCCTACGCACAAGAATGAGCGAGAAGTTCTGGGAGCTGCTGGAGGCGATGCTGAGCGTCCACCCGTTAAGGGGAGCATCCAATGGAAACAAACAGCCGAGGAAGCCAAGGAGGGGCCTCGTGAATCCTGAAAAAGTAGTCAAGATAGTCATCGACGACCAGCCCGTGAGTCCCCGAGAAGACGACAACCTCGGGACCATGGTGTGCTACGCCAGGAACTACGACCTGGGGGACAGGGACCATGGAGTTCCCCCACCAGAAGAGTTCAGCGGGTGGGAGGAAATGGAAGCCTGGATCTGGAAGAACCTGGACCCGGCCGTGGTCCTCCCCCTCTACCTGTACTCCCACAGCGGTATCACCATGCGCACCTACCCCTTCACCTGCCCTTGGGACAGCGGACAGGTGGGTTTCATCTTCATCTCGAAGACAAAGGCGCGGGAGGAGATGTGCTGGAAGCGTCTCAATAGAGGCCGCATCACGAAGATAAAGGAATACCTGCGCAGCGAGGTAGATGTGTATGACGACTACCTCATCGGTGCCGTTTACGGCTTTCAGGTCTTTGGTGGGAATGGGGAAATCGAAGACTCGTGTTACGGCTTCTTCGGAGGGGACCACAAAAGGAGTGGGTTGTTGGACTGTGTCCAATACTACCTTGACCAAGGCTATACCCTGGAGGACGCATGAGCCACAACGAATCCATACGCAGTATCTTCGCTGCTGCAGTAGCCGAAATCCCGGCGCACTTCAGGGAAGACGACTGGTTCCAATGCCTAAACTGCTCCGCACACACGCAAGGCTATCAGGTCCTGCTGGATACCAGCGGCAACCGCCGATGCCCGGATTGCTGCAGCATCGAGTTGGTGCCGAGCGCCGAGCCTGAGGACCCAGTATGACCTGGATTGCCTTGAAGATAAACGACAAGTGGTGGAAAGTCCCCGCCCGCAAGCGGCGAGGCAAACGTGTCGAGTTGTATGATGTGCCCTGGTCTTGCCGCCTAGCGGCAATGGCTACAGAGGTCGTCGACATGAGCACTGGGCGGGTTCTCAAAAGCCGCCGGGAAGGAACGGCGATATCCTCCTCCGACTACGCAAACGCCCCCCAATTGTCACTCTGGAAAATGGAGAAAATAACCGGATGGGCGCAGCCCACAGGAGAAAAATGAACGACCAACGCACCTGGAGCTACAACATCACCGTCCCCCTTACCACGGTCAATTTCCCGGGGCCCCTCCTGGTGGCCCTGAACGAACACTTGGTGGCAGGGGACCTGTTCACGGTCGGGTTCGTAACCAGCAGGGGGCCAATGGAAGAAGGTACTCCACTGGTCGCCATCGGCCTGGAGGACACGCCCGAGGAGCTGATCGAGCAGGAAATCGCCCTCCTCATCTGGCGTACTGTCGGGGGCTACGTCCCCATTGAAATCTCAGTGACGGAGCACTGGCCCCCCACCGGGGACGGCTATGAATTCACCACAGAAGAGTACGACGCCGAAAAGGAGGAGGGAAACCTATGAGCAAGCGATACACCCCAGTAGTGCATCGCATCGAAGAGGACCTACTTACCGAGAACCCCAACTTGGGAGTAGACCTCACCTTTGGAAAGGGCAGGCAACCAACCCACTGGCCCTGCGAGATCGCCCTCCTGTGGGAAGACCGCAGATGGACCACGGAAGTCTGCGAGATCCCCAACAGCCTCGGCGAGGGTGCCTCCGACAAGGAAATCACAACGTGGTGGTTAAAAACCTACAGGGACCTCCCGCAGTACAGAGGGCTCGCCGAGATAATGGTCTACAACGTCAAGCGCTAACGAAGGAGAAAATATGGCAGTTTCTACACTACGAGATCCCACCATGCACCCTTGCCCCCACTGCGACAGCCTCGCCGAGGTCGTCTTTGCCTCGGACGGCCTCCACCATCCCATGTGCTCCGAGGCAGCCTGCTGGGTGGGGCCCGGCTGCAAAATCACCCACGACAAGGCCGTCATAGCTTGGAACAGGATGATCGACGGGCCGGACAATGCAGGTTTCCTCTCTCTGGCCCTCTGCTCCTGCTGCGACAATGCACCCGTAGTGATGTCCAACCACTATGGCAACCACCGAGTCTGCTGTACAGGCGAGTCCTGCGGGTGCACGGGACCATCCTCTGGGAATCGAGAAGAAGCCATCGCCGCCTGGAACAGAGTCATGAGGTACGCTGCAACCGGGAGAGCCAACCCGAAGAGGACAAAAATAACACCGCTTGATGCCTCTATGATCATAGCTCGGCTCGCCGCCATCAGCGACGAATGCGGAAAGGCCGCCGACGATGCTCTCGAATGCGGCCAGGAGTACGCTCTAGCGAAGATTCACCATATCGACCGCCGGGTAATGCGGCTGCACGCCGAAATCACCGAGGCCTATGGGACCGCAAACGCGCAAGAAGAGGAGCTACCATGAGCAGCTTGTACAATCGCTTGAAGGGCGGGGACCTTCGGCTCCTGAGCGGTACTACCCACACCGTAGTCAACAACCCTCGACTGAAGTCGAGGGCTTGTAGGTAGGAGCAACATGAATGGTCGCACCCCCTACCATCGGCCGGTTGACAGCGGCCCTGGCGCTCAAATTCAGCGCCGCGATGTGGTCGGCCGGGCCGGAACGGCCACAGGCCCGACACGAAAACGAGTCTCTCGTGGGTCGGTTCCGCTTCGAGATGTGCCCACAGTCGGGGCACTCCCGACTGGAGTTGCGGGGGTCAACCACGAATACCGGAACTCCAGCCCGTCGGGCCTTGTACTCTACGAAGGCCCGAAGTTGGGCGAAGCTCCAGTTGTGCAATCGATTGCGTTGGCGCTTTCTGGCCTGTACCCGGCCACGGATGCCCTTGAGATCTTCCAGGGCAATTCCTCGTCGGGAGCGTTGCGCCTCCTCTACGATTGCTTTGCTGATGCAATGGTTTACGTCGCGCTGATATCTGGCTTGGCGGCCGGACACCTGCTTCAGTTTCCGTTTCGCCGCCTTGCTGCCATTCTTCTGAAGATTCTTGCGGCGATGCTGATACTTGCGCCGGTTGTCCTCTACGGCTTCCCCGGAGTAGCTTCGTCCATCGCTGTCGCAGGCGAGATTGACAATTCCGAGGTCAACCCCAAGAACACCCTCAGGAAAGAAGGTTTCAGGATCATCGATGTCGCAGACAACTCCGATGTACCAAGAGCCGCGAACGAACATGAGGTCAACTTGTCCATGGGCGTGAGAAAGCATGGCCCGTTGATGCTCACCGCAGACGAAGGGAATCTTTTGCCTGCCTTCAAGCGTCCAGATGGACACCGTGTCTTCCTTGCAGAACCGGAAGATTCTGTCGTCGTATGGCTGAGCGGAGTGCTTGCGGAAAGCCCGCTGCTTGCCTTTGAACACCTTGTACGCATCAACGACCTTGCCGACGCACCGCACAGTCATTTGGGCCGAAAGACCGAACCGTTCCCTGGCTGTACGGTAGACTTCGGATTGGAGGCGATAGACCTGAAAGCACTTGTGCTCCCATGCCTGAGTGCTGATCCAGTTGCAAGCTTCGTTGGAGCGTTCCAGGGTTGCCCGCAAGGCTTCCGCCTGCTCTGGCGACGGGAGAAGTTTTATGTTGGCAACCAGCTTCATCGATTCTATGATAGAAATGCGCAAATGGCTTGTCAAGGGGAAAGCGCCTATCCCTCCACCGACTCAAGTCGGTGGCTTCTCGGTGCAAAGGCGGGACTGTGATTCTGGAGCCCGATGACTTCTACAAAATAGAGATTCAAGTCACTGATACCGGAGTCACTCTGCGCCTGGTGCCTATAGTTGACTTCGGAGAACCTGGAGGGAAGTAAGATGCAGCAACTAATTAATGCCTACCGCTATCTCTACGACGGCGTCTCCGACATGATTGAGGGGAGAAACCTTTGAGCGCAACAAACTACCAAGAAATGATTGGCCGACTGAAGCGGGCCAGGAAACCCTACGCCCGCATCTCCAAGAACGTCACGGTTCACGACCGGGGCGACCACCTCGCTTTGCGGCTACACAACACCGACATCATCCAGTTCTACCCGGACGGGAGCATGGTGCTCGACTCCGGCGGCTGGCGAACTGTCACTACCAAGCGCTGGATGGACGACTATCTTCCGCCGGGCCTCTGCATCTGGTCCCAAAAGAGCGTCTGGTACATCGGCAAAGGCTGGGGGGGCGGCAACAAGAAGCTGTTCCAGGACGGGGCCCGCATTGGGCCCAAAGGGGGCCTCTGCATCCCCAAGGGGCCGTCGCAGAAGAAGATGGCTGCCCTGAAGAAAAAAGTGGACGCCTACGCCAGGAAGTTCGTAGCGGAGATGCTCGCCGGCAACATCCCGGCCCCCGGGACGGGGGATTGCTTCTTCTGTCAAATGCAAGATGCCGACAGCGGGGAGAACCTCGGCGACAAGGTCAGTAGCGACCACCTCCTGAGCCACCTGGACGATGAGTACTTTGTCCCCTCCCTGCTGGTCAACGCCCTCAAAGAGAAAGGTGCCTTCCACGGCATCTACATGTGGCCATTAGCCAAGTTCTGGGGGAAGCAGGCCGAGCTGGGGTGCCCCTTCTACGCCATGGACTCGGTTGAGGCCGTCTACGTGTCGGCCATCCGGAAGTACTTCTACCGCCGGCTGGGCATCGCCGGGAATGCCGCAGCGGTGCCGAAGAGGAAAACAGCGTGATTGACAAACCCCCAAAGGCCCTCTCCTGGAAACACTCACACGGAAGAGAAAAAGCCCACAAGAGCCCGTATGACCCTGTACGCGAGCTCGAAGCAGGTGGGTGGGTATTTTGGGACGAAGTATGGGCCCGCTCCCGCGGAGTGTTCAACACGAACGCAGAAGCTCGAGCAGCTTTGCGGGCGTACTACAACACCCACCTCGAAGACAAAGAGGAGAACTAAATGCAGGCAACCTACGAGCGCCGGGACACCGGCATAGGGCACACGTATAGTGTAGCCCTCACTGATGACAACGGGGAAAAGGGGAGGGTCGGAGTGAACCTTGGCACCTCCTCCCATTCCCCTCTCGCCTTTATCCGTTACCGAGACCGGACATTGACACTGAGGATGCCCTGGAGGGTGTACTCCCTCCTGCGCAGCCTCAGAAGAAAAAAGGAGACGCCATGACCAAGGACAAAAACCAAATGTGTCGGGAGATACTCGAAGCCATCTTCTCCCTCCCAGCCTTTCGGGAACTGCGCGAGGAAGAGGCGCTCGCAGCCAACCCACAGAGGACTACAAAGGACAACGTCAAAGAGAAAGTCCGGGCCGATTTTCGGGCGGTTGTCGGGAAAACCTTCCTGGCCGCCACCGTCTACGGTTACAGAGGCGATAACGGCGTGGGCATCCAATGCGACCCCCCCTGCGTGGTCAGGGTCGTTGACACTGACGAGGACTCCTTGCGGCGCTGGGACAACGGCTGGTGCGATCCCTACTGGAACGTCGAGCTGCTCGCTCCCCATGAAGCGCTGACGGAGGTCTGCTCTCTGCGAGTCCGAGGCACCAGCTACAACGTGGAGACACAGGAGATACTGGTGCACACTCTCGAGAGCAAAGAGGTAGTGCCCCTGTCTTCCGGCAAAGACGCCAAAACACAGGGAATGGTCGCCTCCCTACCCTCCGGGAGAACCCCCATGATAGGGGTCCGCTTCGAGTGCGGATCGGAGGCCCGCTTCAGCAAGAACTACGGTCCCTACGAGTTCGTGCAACAGACCTACACCACACTCCGGCTCCCGCCGGACGGAGACGTCGAGCTCGCCCGCTGGGTAGCTGACGAAGGCTGGATTCTGTTCGACCCGCCGCGAGACCTCTCAGCCGCCGCCCCCAAAGTGGAGGAGGCAACCACGTGGTGGTCCGACATCATCATCTTCCCCTGGGAAGCAGAGGAGAAACTGTGAAGAACCGCGTAACCGACGTCGACGGTTTTTTCATCTACGTCGACAAGACATTGTATCACAAGGAGCGCCCTCATATCCCCATTCGCATGTCTGGCCGAATTGTGGATCAGGAATCGGGGGAAGTAATCCACTGGGCCACTGACAAACAAGGAATCCGGTGGGACAAGGATACCACCCAAGGCGTCCGCAAAGCCCTGATGGATGTCACCCAACGAGTCACTGAGCACAGCCGCAAAGCGAGCTTTGCTGCTCGACTACGCCGCAATGGGCTCACTCCCCCCTGGGAGATCGAGAAGCTCAAGGAAACCCAATACTACATCATCCAGATAAGCGGAGCCCATCCGCCCAACGAAGTTGACGAGGCGCTGCGGCCTCTTCTCGGCGGCCTGCATACATGGGACGGGATGCACGGATACAAGTACACATTCGTCTCCAAGCTGATCCCGAAGGATATTTGCGCTGCGGCCATTCTCGCCGCCCTTCGTGCGGCATTCGGGGATGGAATCGAAGTCAACATCCAAGCCGTGCGCCAAGCAATCCGCACTACCGTGGATGGTCTAAGGTGGCCGGAAGCTATCTCCCCGCGGGCTACAAGGGAAGAGCTACTCCACCACTCTCTTACATTCAGGGAATTTCTAGATGTGAGCACAGCCCACATCACGAAAAAGGATGACGTAGCCCTCCAACGCATGGCACGAAACCCAGACGAAGGGAGGGTCATTGAGTTCTACACGGGCTACGCTATTACGCTACCCCCCGCAAGATACCTCAATGACTTCGTCGAGGAGCTGCTTGAGATGAGCTGTTCGAACAACCTGGTATGGCTGGTTCGCACGGCTACAGCCTACGGCGCAAAGCTACTGGTCATGGACCGGGATGGGCCCATTGTTACCTCCCTGGGAACCTTTGGCTGGTAATGAGTGGAGAACTGGAGCACCACAACCGCCCGGAAGAGGAGGAACAGATGCAAATCCTGAGATGTCCCCACTGCGGGACGGAAGGCAAGATCCTAGTCTGCGAGAAGACCCGCCGCTGGTTCCCCCTGCTTGGAATCACTGCCGAAGACAACTGGTACGAGGCCGGTGACCCAATCATCAAGTACGAACAAGTGACCGACGTGGACTACATGTGTGACAACTGCCAAAAGACCGTGCTCCTCGAGGACATCGTTGTGATCGAAGACACCGTCACATGCAAATTCTGCCACGAGCAAACCCCCTCCGATACCGCCCACCTCCACGATGGGGGCTGGGTGGGGGACCAGTGCTGCTGGGATGAACGACTGAGAAGCACAGAGTGAGCTTCACATCAATGTACGTCAACACGGAGGAACGTTTGAGAACAATCATCTTAGCAGTACACCACGAAACCGAATACGTTGAAGAGGACTTCCCTACAATAGCGAAGGTGGAAGTCACCCCCAAACTCCTCGCCTTGCTGCGTAGAATGCAGAAGCTGCTCTGTGAGACGCAGGCAGAAGACCACATCTACGGGATATCTGCCGCCCACTGGGAGCCCTCGCTCATCGCAGGCGTAGACCCAAGCGATTACTGCGAAGATGGACAACTGGTCGAGGGGGCAGAGGAACAAGAAGCTCACGCCCAAAGCACTATGTCCCTCAACGTCATGCCCAGGAGATTCAATTGGACGGGGTTCCTGAAGTACTGCGGCACCCGCTTCTTTACCGACCACATCTACATCGGCGAGCCGCATAACAAGAAGCTGCCCTGGATCGAACTGGAGGAACCTGATGGATAAAAAACCTTCTATGCTCACCCGCCTCTTCGCTGCCTGCAATAGGGACTGGGACTACGGAATCCTGCTGATGGACCTGGCCCTAAGAGCCGGGCTCCTTTGGGAATGCACTGAGGAGATCGAACAGGTCGGCCCCTGTCACTATTTCAACCTCGAAGAAGAGGAGGTATGCGCTAATTGCGGTGCACCAAAACCACAGGAGGAGTAAATGCCAACCTACTACGTAATTATTACAAGAACAGCATACGAGACCCGTCTGTTCGAGGTCGAGGCGGATTCTCCGACGGAGGCAGAAGCCAAGGCCACAGCTGATGCCTATGACCACAACTGGGGCCCCAGCGATGGCTCCGACTACGAAGTTGACAGCATCGACCACGATGGAACAGGGGTAGACGCCGTGAATTGTTCCTTGTGCGGAAACTGGACCCCCGCCGACACTGCCCATCTTCATCGAGGGAAATGGGTGGGGGACGAATGCTGCTGGGACGAACGATTAAGGAGCACGGAATGAGGCTCCTGTTGTGGCAAATTAGGATACTGGACAGTTGCCAAGAGGCTGCTGATCGCCACTACTGGGAAAGCAAGGAGGATTGAACATGCCCAAATTCACCCTCGTACTCGGCGCCCGATGCTACGATACCTACAGCATCGAGTGCGCCTCACTGAAAGAAGCAGTAGACCGCGTCCTCGCTCAAGATTTCACTGACGATGGCGTAATCGAGGAAAATCTCGGGGAGGTAGCATCCCAGGAGTACCACATTGAGGACGTCGTCTCGATCCACAGAGATGGCAAAGACGTCTCTCACCTCTTCGATAGCGAAATGTCGAACCGGCTTGCCTTCAGCTTGGTCTGTCAGGCGCTGGATCGCCTCGTGGCGGCCTCACGGGAACCCGGAGCCGGGGAAGAAGCAACGGCCCGCCTACAAGAGGCCCTCCTAACCATAGACGGTATTTTGGCCCTCATCGAGGCCGAGGGGGCCGCATGAAAGCAATCATCCTACAGCCCATCGACGGCCCGGGATTCGCAATCGTGCTTCTCCCACCGGAAGAGGGGGAATTCACCGACCTAGAGCCGATCTTCAAGGCAAGAGGTTTTACGCCCTGTCATACGTACATCGGCCCCTTCTGGGACGACTAAGGAGGAACTAATGCTCTACCTGATCACAAGAACAAGCTATGACGTGCTGTACTTTGACACCTACCAAGAACTCGCAGACACGCCACCGATAGCCGGAGCCTTCCTCAAGGAGGGGTTCGGCCCTTGCCCAATCTGTAGCGAGATCGGGACGCACAGGTGGGTCCTGGACATACCTGATCTCCACGACTTTGTGGAAGAGCATGGCGCCATCGTCCTCTCCAAGGGCGAAAGGGACCTCTTCGAGGTTGAAGTCTACGACACCTACAGGGAGTGACAACTTGACCTACACATACAGCTACAGCCTCATCACCTGCCCGAATTGTGGGCAGGAATTCACCACTGATGGCGGAATTCTCCTCATCGTCTCCCTGGGCGGATCGCCTATTGAGCTCTACACCCGACTGGCTACTGAAGGAGAACTGATCGACGTGGATGACATGGTAAAGAATGGCTATCATAGTCAGACATGCTGCGCCAAATGCCGAGAGGATTTGCGGGACTTAGAGAACGCTGAGGAAGAGCGCTCCCTTCCCGACACAATGGGGAATCAGCCGCCGCTCGAAGGCACCCACACCCAAGCCGTCAGGGCCGCTTGCGCCATGACCGGGGAAGCGCCGCCCAACATCGATCCGGAAACCGGCATCCACTACGGAGTGATCCACTCCAACCAGCTGGACCCGGAATCCGTCGACGAAATCGTCACCAACGGTGATGACCTCAACTACAAGGCCTGGCAAGAGGAAGTCGCCGACCACCTCACCCGGATTCTCACCCGGGCCTTCGACTGCCTGGCGTTCCGGGAGCAGGCCACCGAGTACATCGCCGACATGCTCACCCAGAAGCTAGACACGGACATGGCCCCCATCGAGGACATCCCGACCTTCGCTCAGAAGGTCATGGAAGGCTTTGATTTGGCCCTCCGGGAGCTCGTCGCAGACGAGGTCGAAGAACAAGTGGGAGTCCTGGGGGAGCACTACGAGTCCCAGGGTAGCTCCTACCAGTGGGACACGCCTGAAGAAGGGCTCTCGGTTCGGTTGTGTGCAGACGGGGACATCCTCGTCCTGAAGTCCGCAGTCTACACAATGTGCGGAGAGTGCTCACCATGCGCACCTTGCGCAGGGTACCTCACCACCCAACCCGGCAAGCTGAAGGCGTACTGCCTGGACAAAAGCTGGTTCGAAGACGAGGAGTGCCCTTACCCGTACTGGAGTGTGGAGACCGACACGCTGGTGTACTCCGCCGGGAGGGGGCTGTTCGAGGAGGAAAACGATGACTGTGAGAGTTGACCAGGAAAACTGGCGCCAGGATGGGGTGGGGCCGCACAAGTGGGTTCTCGACGACGGCGGCAACTATCTCGCTGAGCTCGTCACCCAAGACGACGAAGGGAGGTGCCGTAGCGGGAGGGACCTGGCAGCCATCGGCGAATTGATGGCAAACGCCCCCACCCTGGCGTGCTTCCTACACCAAGCTTTGGGGCTGCTTGCCCTCGTTAGGGCGCACAAGTGGGGGAGAGCCCCCGCACACCTTGGCAAGACAATTGATTTACTGGTGGAGAACGGCACCGACCTCCTAGACGGGCTGCGTTCCGCCGGCGCGAAGTTCAACGCCGTGGAGGAGTACAATGAAGGATAAAGTCCCCCTCGAAGACACCGAGAAGCTCCGAAGTGCCTGCGAAGGCGTACATCCCAGGCTCCTGAAACCAGGAGCCTTCCGGACGCTTTACGACGCTGTCCTGCGCCTGGCGGAAGGGGGCGACCCCATCGCCGCCCAGGCCCTGGGCTTCGTAACCGGGAAAGAGCCGCCCACAGGTATGCCATTCTTCGATGTGGTCATCAACAGGACCTCATACCACGTCACCACCATTGGGGTCCAAGCTAAGAACCCAAACGACGCCGAACAGGTAGCCCTGAGCAGAGCACAAAAGGGGACCTTCGAACCCTCCGGCGACTGCGACTTTGCGGTTGCTCTCGTTGCGAAATGCGGGAAAGGGGAAGAAGTGGCAACCGCCGAGCCCTTCGAGGACGTCTTGGATTCCTCCGACGAATGGGCGCTGCTCTGCGCTATAGTCGACAAGCTCTACGAATTGAGCAGCCCGCACATCCCGGAAGGACTGAGGGGGAGGCACCCCAAGGAAATCCCGACCGACCACCCCTGGTGGGACTCGGACGAGCCCAAACAGCTCCTCGAGAACCTCAAGGAGGTCATGGACAAGCACGCCCCCACCGGCTTCAAATTCGGGCGGGACGCGCTCGGCCATTGGGGTTTCTGGCCAGCTTGAATACCGCCGACGGAGTACCCATCAAAAAAGGAATGATCCTGCACTGGCGGAACCGGGAAGAGTTACGGTCGGGGGAGGTTCTCAGCGACCCCTGCAACGTCGGCATCGGCTATCAGCAAATGGTTTGTTGCCCAGTGCAGGGACCCGGAAAACGGTTCCACGCCTACAATGAGAAGCTGTATTTCTCAACCAAAGCCGCCTTAGCCCAAAACGTATTGGAACGGGTGGAGCGCGACATTGCAGCGCTCCAAGGGAAGCTGAAAGAACGCAAGCGGAAACGTGCCGAGCTACGGCGCCTACTTGCGCAGGAGGCAAGGAAAAATGCCTGATACCCGCGCCGCAGACCTGTTTGACAGAGCTTCGCTCCGGTTTCTTGTTGCCGCCAGGTTACTGGCCGAAGTGGAGGGGATGAAAGCGGAGAACGACCTTTGCCGCATAAGGGGGGAAGCGCCCGCCTACAACGAAGACTCTTTTGCTAGAGTACGCAACTTCTACGAAGAACAAGCAATGTTCTAGTTGACGCGACCCCCCCAATTGTGGATGATGGGCCTTGGAGGTGTTAAACAAAAGTGGCTCAAGAACGCAACACAGTGGCAGCCCGGGAGTACTTCCCTTGGGAGCTGGAGTTCCCCTCCATCAAGACAGCGAAGCGGGCACATCAACGCTTCCGCCTGAAGGAGGCCCAGTGCATGCGGGAGGAGGACCTGCTGTTCGTCCGCCTACCCCAGGAGGAGATCGCCCAAATCCTCAAGGAGCTAGGCTTCCATTGCCTGTGGATACCACTCGACCAGTAGCAAGCCCCCCGCAGGAAGGGCCGAAATTACTCTTCCCAAGTGCGGGCTTGTAGGGACAAATAGCGCAAAAGAGGAGGAGCGAAAGATGAGCAACACCAGCAAAACCAGTAACGACAAAGCTCTCTACGAAGTGTGGAAAGAGGGGGAATATGTTTGGCGCTTCAAGACACCTACCGGCATAGAAACCCGTTGCTCGCAACGAGCGGCGGAGGAGGATGCGGAAAACTGGCGGAAAGCAAACACGCCCGGTACAAGAGCAAACTAAAGAGGTGCGGGCATGAGGATACCCGAACCGCTGGTCGTTCTTGGAATCGACCCCCCAAATGCGTGGTGCTGCGTCCGAGGTGATGCACTCTTAGGGTACGGGTCGTTCCCAAAAAGCCGAAAGTTTCGGGCCCTCGCCAAGTCTATCGCAGAAAGCGTGGAACTCGCCATGCTGCATGAACCAGAACTTATCGTCATCGAGCAACAGTGGCTCGACCTGCGCAGGAACAAAGAAACCGGCAAAATGCGCCGGGACCCCCGCAATGCTCTGACCACCGCCCGGAAGTCAGGGATGTGGGTACAGGCATGGTTTGACAACGGGGGAACAGCCCTGCCCATCTTCCTCGAACCGTCGACGTGGAGGAAGCGAGTCCTCGGCGCCCGGGCCTCCGGCCGCTATACCGGTGACGTACTGAAACGGATGGCCCGCCACATGGTCCTGGGGATCTACGGCGAAAGGCTCAACGAGGATGAAGCTGAAGCTGCCGGCATCGCCCGGGCGGAGACTTTCCCGCCCCTGGAGGATTACACATGAGAACAAGCAAACAAAGCTCACCGCCGGGGGGCCAGAGGCAACCGGAAGGTGGGGCGGTTAAGTACTTCTCTTGTGAACAACCGACCGGCTGGAGGTCCCAGCCATGCCGCATGAAACAACAGTGCGGCAATCGCCACTGCTTAGGGTGGCTAATGACGACACAAGACGAGAGCGTCCTGCCTATAGATTGCGATCTTTCCGGCAGCGGCACCCGAGAAGGGGGGGCGGGAACGCACAGCGAGATCTAGTTCCTCGACAACCCCCACGCTACGTAGTAGAATCCCCCCAGGAGGCGCAGCCATGCTGAGACCGCTGGTGTGGACAGAACGAGTGGAGGCCGCCGCCGGGCTCGAGGACTTGGAGCTGGGCGTGTTCGCCAGCGATGGCACCCAGATCTTCACAGTCTCCGGCACGGAGGAGTTCCCCACCATCTACCGGGCGTACGTTGAGCTCAACGAAACCTACGCCGGAGCTACCTACATTCTGCGCTGGCGCTCGGTGGCGACGAGTTGGCAAACAATCCTGACTGTGTTCGTCACGGGGGAGACCCTCACCGCCGAGGCGATCGCCTCCATGGCCACCGAAGTCCCGGACCCGCCGGCCTATGCCGACGGTTCCCAGTGGGAGCCGATCACCTGCTGGATCTTCAACTCGTCCGACACCGTCCCCATTCCTCAGTACAGCGCTGTACGGCTGGCTGCCGGTGACCGGGACGGGGCGGAGATGGCCCTCAACGATGACGGGGAGTTCTTCGGCGTGGTGCAATCAGGACTCGGCGCCGGCGCCACCCAATCCCAGGTCATCGTCAGCGGGCCCACTCGAGTGCGGGCCACGGCGGAGGCCTGGGCGTACAGCGACCCGCTCTACCTCGACGTTACCGCCGGCGTGGTCACTTCCGACCCGGACCTGACCACGCCCGGCGTGTGGGTTGTACCAATCGGCAACGCCCTGGCCGACAAAGCGGCCGACGAAGCCATCGGGTACCTTGGCATCGTCAAAGGGTACAAGTACGTGGTGGAAGGAGCAGAGTAATGCTTGACCCTCAGTACCTCATTGTGAACAAGCCCGGCTCCATCATCTGGACCCTGGGCGTCACCGGGCTGACCGACGTCACCGCCAACATCTACCAGGATGGAGTGGAGATCTCGGAAAGCCCCCTCGCCTGCCAGGAGCACCCTACCGGCGGCGTGTACGTCGGCGACTTGCGCCTGGATGATACCGGCACCTACCTGATTCGTTGGCGAGGGGACGGCAACAACGAGCAGGCGGAGCAAAACCTGTTTGTGGTTATCTCCGTCCACTCCGCTACCATTCGGGTAGAAGACACCGAAGATGGGACCGCCCACGCCGGCGTCCGGGTCATGCTCCTTGAATTCGCCAACGTCGGGTACGACCTCATCTCGGAAACCACCACTGATGACAACGGAGAGTGCAACCTGGAGCTGCCGGAAGGGGCTTACCGCATCTGCCTGGAGAAGTCCGGGTACGTATTCACAGTCAACGGGTTTGAGCTGGAGATCGACTACCGGGACGAAGAGGCCCCCATACTGCTCAACACCAAGACCATCCCCGTCCCGACTTCCAGGTACGTAGCCCCCCAATCCCTAGTCACCATGACGGCGACGCTGATCAACGGCCAAGGCAGCCCCATCCGGTATCGGGAGGTGCTCGTCACCACCCTGTCGAAGGTGGCCTTCTCCAACAACGACACCAAGTTTGTAGTTGCCGACGACCGCACCGTAGTCGAGTCGGACACCAACGGGCAACTCTCGGTTGAGCTGGTGCCCGGGACGGAGGTAGAGGTATCTGTCAAGAACACCTCGATCATTCGCCGGTTCACGGTGCCCGGCGCAGACTTCGACCTGTTCGACAACATCGACGGGGCGGACGACTACTTCACAGTGCAACAACCAGACTACCCGGACATACCTACTTCGTAACTCCACGTATAAAAGGACCACCCATGGATATCGACAAAAGGATAAGGATCGTTTTCTCCAATGCAGAAATGGCGCAGCTCACAATGAGGGATGTGCTGAGGGGCGCCCGGCGCCTGCGGAACGCCATCAAGGCAGACCTGAAAGCAGGGCTCGTGGACCTCACTGACCCAATGCAGAAATACGCATACAAGAAGGCCAACGACGCCGCCGGAGCGGGGATACTCTTCTGCAAAGAGGGAGGGAAAGCCTACCACCTCCTGGGCATCACTGATGACACAACCCCCATCTCCGAGATGCGCGACGCCTTCCGGAAGTACTGGATTGGCCGGACTATCGCCCCAGCGCTCGCCGCCACGGGGGGGCGAGCGGAGTACATTCAAGTGACCGCGGAGGAACTGGAGACCCTGAAAGCCATTGGAATGCTGAAGTTCCTCACCGACCCCTACCGAGTGTGCTTCGGCACCGTCGCCGGCTGGGACAGCCGCCTCACCGGCCTCATCGGCCGCCTCGTGGAAGAGAAGCGGGCAGGCAAGCTCATCAAGTACATGGCAACGGGCCCCAAAGTTCGGCGCGAGGCGGCGTTCGGGGGGTTTGTGCGCAGTGCAGCAACGCCTCCGCCCCGCAAATTGAGGCAGCCCAGGCAGGCCGCCCAAACCCAAAAGGAGGCCAAGCCCACTTGGCAGGACGTACCCCCGGAAGGCGTAGCCCAAGTTGTAATTGGGCCCGACGCCGTCAGCGTGATCAACAAACGTGGGTTGATTATGGACGTCCCCGCTTTGCGGTCCCCACAGGAAATCTGGGAGTTTGTGGCCCTTGTCCTCGCTACCAAGTCTACTCACCTGCCGTAAGGCTTAAGGGGGGTGGCGGGGGGCATAGCCCCCCGGGTGGTCTCTTTAAAAAAACGGGGGTCCGGGGGGCAGAGCCCCCAACTCAACCCCCTCTGGGGGCTCTTCTAGGGATACTAGAAGAGCCCCCGTTGGGGTTTAGTTGTAGTTGTTGTTATGTATATTGCGCAGGCGCGGGCGCGGGTGCACGTGCGTACGATACCCTCGTCGAGAGAGTCAGCGAAGCTTGATGGTTTCCCACAAGTCTGGTAGAATAACCCCTCGAATCAAGGGGGAGGCATGCCAAGATGATCAAGGAAATAATCGAGCCGGTCGTAAAGGCCCTCGTTGACCACCCGGAAGAGGTAGATATAGTAGAACATACCATTCTCGAAGGAAAGAAGGTGTCAGTAGTGGTAACGGTGCACCCGGAAGACCTCGGCAAGGTCGTAGGGCGCAGAGGGGGTAATGCCAACGCCCTCCGTGTCTTGCTGTCTTCCCTGGCGGGGAAACACGCGTGCACATACACCCTCGACTTTGGGGGGAAGCATGGAGGTGACGCATGAACTTGGCAGCAATCGTCTTGCTTGTGCACACCCTTGGGTTCAATCCGGAACTGCGGGAAGTGGATGATGTGCAGAGCCACTTCGGCATCACCGACCAGGGCGTCTATTCCTGCCTGGCGTTGACCTTGCTCACGGACATGAATTTCGACGTCTGTGCCCGGGTCGTCAAACAGGAGAGCTACGGCGGTGTCCGGGGGGCTATGAGGCTGTGCCACAAGTGGGTCAAAAGCAATGGTGAATGGAAGTGCGTGGGGGGCTACACCAAGGTGATGAACGGATGGGACCTACCCAACCGGGTCATCCGGAAGAAGGCGGCAGAAGTCAGCGAATGGCAGCTGCGGCACTCCCCCTCCTGGAGTTGGATTCGGGCGCACAACAAGGAACACGGGACTGAGTACACAGTGCTGGATATGCGGCACTTCGAGCGGTCCCTGGACGTGATGATGACAGCGTACGACCAGTTGAAGAAACGGGTGGATAGAAATGGACCCCGTTGCCTGGCCACCGATGAGAACAACCGGTGTACCAGAAGGTGCCGGGTCATCCCCGGCTCGGAAGAAATGGTGTGGCTCCAGTACTGGAACGGTTGTGGGAGCTACCGCCGGCACGCCAAAGCAGTCCTCAGCTACCGGGAACAGGTAGCGGCACAATAGATGAACATCATAGACCTACGGGAGATGCCCTCGTTCAAGTCAGGCCTGCTCTTCCTGCGGAAGGCAGAGGTCGACCTTGCCGAAGTCCGGGAGCGGTTGACCTTCCACAACACCGACTTGGACGGTATCGAGCATGCCCGTATCGGCTATCACGAATCGGACACCCACATAGCAATCCCCCGGGAGTTCCCCATGGACGTGGAGGTCCTGGACTTGACCCCTCCCGGTCGGGACTTTTCCCGCATGGAGGATCGAGTAACCTCCTTCCTGGATGCCGAACAGGAGAAGGCCTGGGAGGCATTGAGGCACGCCGACGGCGGCCTTTTTTCCATTCCGGGGGGTCGCGGGAAGTGCGTAGGGTTGGGAACTTGGTTGTACACTGACCAAGGAATTTTCAGGGCCGAGGACGCCCACTTAGCAATAACAAGTGGGGAGGCTTTATTCCTAGATTCCCGTAATGGCCCACAACAAGCAACTAGGGCGTACCGCTTCCCAGTCTCTGTCTGCCGTTCTATAGAGACGCAATTAGGATATCAGGAAGCAGGCACATTGGAGCACCCACTTGTTACATTAGACCCGGATACAGCTACCCTGAATTGGACCATGGTGGGGGAGTTGAAGGAGGGGGACTACGTCGCTTTGGCTACTTCCATGTCTTGGGGAGCGGCTAAGGCGAAGAAGTTCAAGTATGCCCGGAAGGACCCCGACTACTCGTCAACGGACATTAACCTAACCGGGCAGCTATCCCGGACAGACGCTATTGTTCTGGGGCTCCTTGTTGGAGACGGGGGGCTTACCGTTAGGAATCGGACAAGGATATCAACTGTCGACCCTGACGTGTTGCGAGTCATGCGGGCTCACGCTAAGGCAGCAGGAGTGAAGTTGCGTAAAGGCACCGGGTCCAACTGCGACTACGAAATATGTTCCTGCCAGTACAAGGCGTGGCTGGAACACCATGGACTTCTCTCGGTTAAGTCGGAGAACAAAACGATACCTGTGGCGGTTCTGCGGCAAGGGAGCGACGTACTACGTTGGTTCCTCCAAGGGTACTTTACCGCAGATGGGGGGGTAATCCCCAAAGACGGCGTAACCTCGTCGTCTGCTAGCGAACGGCTTTCTAGGGAGATTCAGCAAGCTCTCCTTGCATTGGGCATACTGGCCAAAGTGCGGAAAAAGAAAACAACCCACTTAGATGCCTGGGAGGTAGGAATCCGTGGAGGCGACGTTATCAAGTTCGCCGAGAAAATTGGGTTTTGCTCTGGGAGCAAAGGTGCCTCCCTGGCGACTTTGCGTAGACACCTGGAAAGGAGGCCCCGAAACTCAAATATTGATGTCGTCCCAGTCAGTAGGCTGGTGTACGAGTGCGCCAAAGAGTACGGGCAAGAGGTGTACGCTGCGTACAAGGATGCCCGAACCGTCGGCATCAGCCGCCCTCGTTTGCGTGAGTTCCTACGCATTGTACGAGACAAAGAAGGGAAAAAGGGTAACCACATCCGAAGGGTTCTGGAAAGCCTCTTGAGGGAAATAGACCGCTACGGTCTCCGCTTCCTGAAAGTAACCAAGCTCCAGAATACCGTTGAGGACGTAGTGGACTTCACCGTACCCAACGGGCACGAGTATTACGGTAATGGCTTCATCAACCATAACACTGTCCTGGCCGTCAAGAAGATCGTGCAGCGGGGCAAGGCGACCATCGTCATCCTCCCCACGCTGTCCATCATCAGCGGCTGGAAGCGGGAGCTGGCGGACAAGGCCGGAATTGCTGAGGAGGACATCGGCGTCTTCAATGGGGCCAAGTACTCCGAGCTGGAGAAGCCCATTGTCATCGCCTCGCTGCGATCGCTGGCCTTGAAGGCTGGGATCTACCCGGTCGAGTTACGGGACAAGTTCGGAACAGTGGTGTTTGACGAAGTCCATAATCTTGGGTCCCCTACCGGGCTGAAAGTCGCCTCCATGTTCCGGGGAGCCAGGTTCGGTTTCACGGCTACCCCCGAAAGGGCGGACGGCACCCTACCGCTGTACCTCTACCACCTGGGGCCGGTGATATACCGGTCGACCTACCACTCGATGAAGCCCCTGGTGGCCTTCGTTGAAGTTCCCATCAAGACTACAGAGCACGACAAAGATGTGATAGATCGCGGAGGGAAGTTCAACTTTCCTCTGTTTTGGAAAAAAATCGCCAAAGAGCGAGGGTTCAACCGCCGCATCTTTGCGGACGTCAGGGGGTTTGTCGAACAAGGGAGAATACCTATGGTATTCACCCATGTTCGAAAACACGCCCATTGGCTGCATGACTTGTTCGAGGAGAAGCTCCAACCTACTGGAATCATTACCGGGAAGGTGAAATGGGAGAAGCGGGAAAAAGAGCTCTTGACAAACGATTTGATTGTCGGAACAATGGGAGCTGCGAGAGAGGGTCTGAATCGGCTGGACCTCGATTTAGTCCTCATCACAATGCCCGTCGGGAAGGATTCGGAAGGGCGGTTTTTGCAAGCCATCTGGCGGTCCTTACGGGATGTTGAGAGTAAGAACCAGCCCTGGGTGATCGTTTACGTGCCCAAGGCTAAGCCGTGCTATGCCATGGCTCAAATGATGAGGAAGTATGCCCAAAACATCGGCTACCGCATTGGGACGTTTGAAAACGGAGTGGTCAGCGTGCACGAAGTGTCGACTGCACGAGGACAGGAACCACACCGTGTTCGGGGCGGGCAGCCTATCCCCAAAGGTAGTATTCATCGGGGAGGCCCCGGGGGAAGTAGAGGATGATACCGGGAGGCCCTTCGTGGGGAAGTCCGGTCAGCGCCTTAAAGCAGCCCTCAAACAGGTAGGGTTCGACCCCAAGGACGCTTACTTGACCAACGTGGTCATGTGCCGCCCCTTGGACAACCGAGACCCCCGCAAAGACGAGTACGGGGTGTGCGCGCCCCGTTTGATGGAGCAACTGCGCCTACTGGACCCGTTCATGATTGTCGGCCTCGGCCGGATCAGCGGGCAGGCGCTGCTGCACACGACGCAAGGAATCACTGATTTACGGGGGCGGATGTTCCGCCTGCCGATGGAACTGGGCGAGCTCACGTGGACTCTTCCAGTGTACATGGTCCATCACCCCGCCTTCATCGACCGGAAGCCGGAAAAGACGAGGGAATGGGAGGAGGACTTAGCTGGGGTACTCCGTATCTTGAGTACCCTGAAAGGAGTGTTGAAATGTCGATGAAGCAAACATTGGAGCAGGCCGCCCGCATTGTCGAGGAGTTGACGCGATTGCGGACAGCCAAGGCGGCATTTGTAGATGGCCACCGCAAAATCTTCGCCGAGCTGGAAAGCTTGGAGCAGGCAGAGAAAAAACTGATGATCCACCTTGTCGAGTTGGCAGGGGGGGCCAAGTTCCCGGACGGGGTCAACCTCATCCCTATCTGCTGCGACTTCTCGTTCACCAGGCGAGCCAACCCGTTGTACGCCCGGCCAGGCATCTTCAAATGGTGGAAGCAAATGCTCGAAGCAGGGATAATCAAGCCCCCCTCCGTATCCGGCGTGGAGAAGCTGCTGCGCAAGGGCAAGGATGCTGGCGGGCTGCCCTCGACGGCGAGGCGGTTCTTGCCTGGCGAAGACGGAAAGACGTACAAGTCCGGAGTTGGTAAGCCCAAGGGGTGGTAGTGTGCGAACGTGTAGCTGGGAAGGACTCATTGCTGCGTGCCGGGAACAGTTCGGGGGGCCAACTAAGGCCCGTTTTGAACGCACCGGGAAGCAGGTGAAGGTGACCGGCGCAACCCGTCCCAGCTACCGCCCTCCCACGAAGTGGGTGGGTGTCCCTCATTACCCGGTTGGTCACCACGCCCTTGTGGGCAACCTTACTGAGGTAGCAATTGCCCTGGAGGGGCTGTGCCACATGCCGCAGGTGTACGTTGTGTTCAAGGGGCTCCCCCTTGCCCTGGTCTGTATGATGATTGGGGCCGACTACTGTAGCGGCGTGTACCTCCGGGCGGCTGATAACCTGCCTTTGTTTCTCGGGCATATCTTCCGCACCAAGGGCGTGTGGCACACGATGCCCCCCTTCCCTGTTACCCTGCGGCAGCTGAAGGACGAATACCCCATTATGGAACGGCCCCACTTGGAGTGGAAATGGGCCGTAGAGAAATTGCAGGCAGACCTGGCGGACAAATTGATGACTACCAGGACCCCTTATTTCTACCCTATCGACGAACTCCGGCGACGGGAACGGTCGGCGATGGCTTTGCAAGGCCTGCGCCTCGTCCAGGCCCGCTGCCTCGTCGGCACCCCCGGCCAGCACCTGAGTGAGTTGTCCAAGCTTACTCAGCTGACACAGGAGGAGCAATGGGCGCTAGCATTGAACTCCAGGCCGTAAGAGCCCTGGTAAACGAAGGTTTCGGGGAGGGAGTAAAGGTAGGGCTGCGCCGAGACTTACTGGTCACAGTGGATGCCCTGGTCCTGTATGACTACCTGTTCAGTTGGTACCATGACAAGGACCGGTGGGGAACCACACCTACGGAAGATGTCCTGTTGGCCCGCTTTGCAGAAGTAGACTTGCCCAAGAGAACCACTTACACCCTCAACGTCCTGGTGTCCATGCTGGTCGAAGAGAAAATGCGCCGCCACATGGCGGTCCACCTCCCCGGCATCGAAAACATGTCCCAAGTAAATCCGAGCCAAGCATTGGAAATGATGCAGGAGCTCTGCTCCGACCTGGCGCCGGTGGTGGGCGCCACCTCACTCGATTTAGCGACCTCTGCTTACGACCATATCATTAAGGAGATGGAGCTGATTGGCACCAATGATGGAATCATCGGCATCCCTTGGCCCTGGAGCCCGATCAACGAGGGGACGGGCGGCGCCTGCCCTGGGAAGTTCACGTTGGTTTCCGCCCCGCCAAAAACCGGAAAGACCATGTTCTGCTTGGAGGCTTGTGCTCACTTCTTCGGCTACCATCACGCCCGCGTGGCGGTAATTGTCGGTAAGGAGATGCAAGGGCCGGAAGTACTCACCATTCTGGCGTGCCAGTTGGCGCGCATTTCGTTGGAGAAGTACTGGCGGGGGCAGCTGCTCGACGACGAAAAAGCCCGGTTCTTGGACTTCTTGCAGAAACTACGCAGTGAAACCAATATGTCCGGGATGCGCTCCAAGCTCAGAATCTACGAGGACAACGGAGAAGGGTTGGCGGCGGTGCGGGAGGCAATCAACTCGTTTGGCCCGGACGTACTGTACTACGACGCCCTCTACGCCGCAGCGGACGACTTGGACTGGCGTAAACAGTCGAACCTCATCACTGAAGCGTGTGGGATTTCCAACCGCACCAAGGTTCACTTCCTGGCTTCGTGGCAGTCCCATATTCGGGAGGCCAAGACCAGCGGCATTGAGGACCAGTCCGATTACGCCTATTCACAAAACGTATACGCCAAACCTGACCTATCCATAAAATTGCGCCGGCCGGCCCGGGCTAGCTATATGTGGGTAGGCTTCCCGGCAGAGCGGAAGCTGCCAATCAAACCGTTCAAGATAAACTACTCCCCCGGCGATGACATGGCGATGGCCGCCAATCAACAACAGGAGAAGGAGGAACGGGAGGATACGCCACTATGGTAGGCAACAAGACACCTTTGATCGACTGGGTTGAGGGAGTCCTCGGCCCCTGCCGCAGGGGCGGGTCGGAGAACGTCATGTTCAAATGCCCGTTCCACTCGGGTGGGCGCCACCGTGGGTGGTCATTTACCATGCACATACATACGGGCCTGTGCAACTGCAAGTCCTGCAATCGGGGGTGGACGCTGTACCAGCTGTTGGCCGAGCTGGAGATGGGGGAGACGTACAGGCAAATCAAGCAGGCGGGGCTGGTGTCCGACGCCCCCCGAATTCCCAAGATTGCCAAGAAGGGGCCAAGCACGCTGCCGGAGGAGGTCCTGTTCCTCTTCCCCGAAGCGTATGGGAAGCTCCCGTTCCCTGACCGCGTCATCGACCACTTCGACGTCAGGTACGATGCTGAGCGGGACCGGGTTGTGTATCCCATCCGGGATCACCGGAGGAGGCTACGAGCCTTGCACTACCGGGACTTGAAGGCCGTAGAGGACTGGCAGACCCGGTACCGATTTTACTCCCCCGAGGAGTTCTCCAGCATGGACGTCGTCTACGATGAAACAGGGAAGGACGAGTGTTTCATCAATGGGCACGTGGTCCTCCCTGCCGTGTGGGAGAGCGAGTACGATACCATCATCCTGACGGAGGGGCCCAAGCAGTCCATGAGGGTGTTTGAGGCAGGCTTCCCCAACGTCCTGGGAGCCATGGGGGCGATGGGGGGAGAGCAAGTCCGGGTGTTGACCAAGTACGACGCCCGGGTACTGCTGTTCATGGACAACGACGAGGAGGGCCAACGGGCCGCTTGGAGCTACCGAGGCAAGCTACGGTGGCGGGGAGTGAAGGCCCACATTGTAGACTACGGCGAAGATTGTGAAGCCACCCAACCCGACGAGCTGTCGGTGAGGGAAGTTAGGAGTATACTTGAGCACAACATAGGAGGAGCTCATGCGGGTAGACGACAAGTTGTTGAATCAGTACAGAGGGGACAAGCGGCGCAAGAAGAGGAGTCGCCAGTTCACCAGCACGAGGACCGATCCGAAGCTGATTCTCCAAGACGGTCAGCGGGAGGTCATCCGGGCGTTCCCCGGGACGTACGGAGAGGATGAAAACGAGGCAGTGTTCGTGCATTACCGGGGCTGGGCCCCCGGGGTGCAGAACCCGTTCAACCCCCAGAAGATGGGGTGGTTCCTCACCTGCAATTGCCACGCCGGCAATCGGGACGAGGACTGCGTGCCTTGCTGGGAAGACGAGGAGTACTTCAAGGAAACTTCGAAGCACCACTTCTACGCCAACCCCTGGTACGCCGTGAACATCATCCAGTATGCAAAGCTGCACAAGGTACCGCTGGAGGGCAGTGAGGGCAAGGACCCGGACGACGAGGGGTTCCGCTTCCGCTACGCCCGCTGCACGGGGGAGGGCTGCGAGCACTGCAAAGCGGGGCACGTCACGGTCAATTGGCGGAAATGCCACTTGGACCTCGACGAGGCTGGTTGGGAGGCATTCTGCCAATGGTCCCGGGAGATCTCCCGGAAGTGCCGCTCCTGCGACGAGGGCGAGGTGCTCCCTGTCGAGGCGACTTGCCCCAAGTGCGGTAAGGCGATCCACGTGGGCCTTGACGCGCTACTCCTGATGGAAGTAGAGGAGGCCAAGTGCCCCCACTGCGGACATGAGGGCTACATGGAGCTGGAGCACGACTGCCAGGTTCGCAACCACCGTACCCAGGAAGTCTCGGAAGGGTGCGGGAGCCCCACCTTCTACGATATCTGGGATTGCGACTTGGAGATTGAGCAGGTGCCGAACCCCAAGGGGCGAGGGAAGGTGCTCAAGCTGCACAACCACTTCCCAACGGCCGTTGAGGACGAGGGCATGCTGGAGGCCCGAAAGTACCCCTACCGGTTCAAGGCGTACGACCGCCAGTCCACAGACGACCAAGCAGCGCTGTTGGGGATACCCAACCCCTTCCGGGCGCAAGCCAGGTCCAAGACGGAGGGTGAGGCCGCCTGATGATCAGGGAAATCCCCCCACCACAGTATTTGGAAACCAGCGAGGAGGTCCTCGCTAAGCTGCGCGAAGCCTCCACGGGGGGGTTCCTTGCCGTTGACACCGAGACCACAGGGTTGGACATCATTCGGGACCACATCGTGCTGTGGTCCTTTGCGAACACCGAAGCGAGGTACGCCACCAAGGCGTACACGCTGGATGCGCTGAAGCAATTCCTGGAAGAAGACTCGAGCACTATTCTAATCTTCCACAATGCCGCCTATGACATCCACCTGCTGACCAATGCAGGATTCGACCCGATGAAGCTCTGGGCCCGCTGCTTCGACACCCAAATGATGTCCAACCTGTGGGACCCGGACGGGTTCCACGACTTGAAGGGGCTCTCCTGGAAGATACTCGGGGTGCCCCCGAAGAAGTTCCGGCAGTATAACTTCTCCAAGATGAAATTGGAGGACGTCACCGGCGAAGACTTTGTGCAACTGGTCGACTACGCGGCCAAGGATGCGTGGTTGACCATCATGATCTTCCACGTGATATTCAAGGACCTGTATGAGGCCGAGGCGTACACTACGGGCAAGAAGTGCACCCTATGGGACTACTACATCACCATGGAGCGTCCGCTGGCTCCCATTCTGTGGAGGATGGAGCGCCGAGGGATGCGGTTGGACCGGGAGTACTTGGAAGGGTTGCTGGCGCCCATGCAGGAGCGCCTCCGGAAGATCACGGAGCAGTTCTCCCGCTACGCTGGGCGGGTGGTCAACATGAAGTCCCACCCGCAGCTGCGCTATGCGCTGTTCGAGGTGTTGGGCTACTCAGTAGTGGGGAAGACCGACACCGGCTTGCCCTCTACCGATGCGGAGTCCCTGTCCACCTTGCTGGACCAGGAGCAGAACTTGAACGACCCAGTCCTGGAGCTCATCCAGGAGTACCGGGGGGTGGACAAGTTCCGAGGCACTTACGTCAAGGGCCCCCTGGAGCGGATGATAGAGGACGTCATCCATACCCACTTCAACCAGCATGTAACTGCGACGGGGCGCTTGTCAAGTTCAGATCCTAATCTGCAAAATATCCCCCGTTCGGACAAAGACAAGCACGGCTTCCACATCCGCCGGGCGTTCGTTGCCAGGGAGGGCTACAAGCTCATCGCGGCCGACTACGCCCAGATCGAAATGCGGGTGTTGGCGCACCTGGCGCAGGCCAAGACCCTACTTGAGCCCATCTTGCAAGGCATGGACATGCACTCGCTGACGGCGTCCCGCATGTTCAACGTCCCGTACGAGGACATCGTCGCAGCCAAGAAAAAGCCCAAAGGGGACGTCACGGAACGAGACGAGCAGCTCCTGAAGTACCGCTCCGTGGCCAAAACCATCAACTTTGGAGTTCTCTACGGGTTGACCGCCTACGGGCTCGTCAAAAACCTGAAGAAGGACGCTGGCATGATCGTGTCCAAACGGGAAGCCCAGAAGTACCTGGACGCGTACTGGGACGTCCACTACGACGTCCGGGAATTCTTCGACGACTGTGTCGACTTCTCAAAGGAGCAGGGGTTCATCCCGACGTACTTTGGAAGGAAGCGCTATGTTTACTGGCCCAAGAGCCGGAAGCAGTGGAGCGCTATTGCAGAGGCCCAGCGCAGAACGTATAACACCCCCATTCAGGGGACGGCGGCCGAAATCATGAAGCTGGCCATGGTGAAGATGGACGCCGACGAGGAACTCCGGAAGTTAGGAGCCGAGATGCTCTTGCAGGTGCACGATGAAATCATTATCGAAGTACCTGCGGAACATGCTGCCCGGGCCCTCGAGCTCGTCCGGGCGGATATGGAGCACCCCGGGATTGAACTGGATGTCCCCCTCACTGTAGACGCAGCAGTGGCGGACAACTGGGAAGAGGGAAAATGAAAGCGCAACGACGGAGGTTTTGCCACCCCATCTTTGAGGAGACAGACGACCTGGACGGGTTCGTGCAGACATTGGTGCGGGTGTTTCGGAGGTATGACAAGGCTGGTACGCTTCCGTCGGGGCTCACTGTCTCCCAAAACGAACGGGGGCGTTTCTGGCTGGTAAGCGCCGACGCCCCCCAACGCATTGGGAGTTGGGTAGCCCTGGACCTGGACGAGTTGGGGCCGCCACCCAACTGCCTGTGGATCGGCTACAGCCGGGAGAAGAGGGAGTACGCCGTAGTAGCAGCGGTTTCGCAGGAAGGGAAGCCCGGAATCGTACTTCAGTACACTCAGTCGCTCGGGGGAATCTGCTATAAGAACGGTGGAGTGAATTAGTCCGGGGAAACCCCTACTCCGGGCTCAGGAACTTGTTCCGCCTGAGGGGAGGTGGAAGGAGGCCATTGATATGGCGAAAAAGAAACTTGGTCGGGCCAAGGCATCTTGGCGGTCCGGCCGCCCCGGCTTCATCGGCTGGGGTAAACACTACCGAGAGGGAGAGTTCAACGAAGCTCTCGAAGAGAAGAACCTGGTGGGAGACGGTTTCATTGCAGCCCGCACCAAGGGCGGCCGGCGTAATGGCTGGGTCGTCCTCTCCCGGGACGTGCGCAAAGGGTACCGGCCGCTCATCATCGCCGGCACTCAGTGCGTCATCGTGAAGGGTGACGGGGAGCTGGTGAAGCAGCGGTACGACTGCTTCCGGTCCACCGTGACCGGTCTGCGGCTGTTCCGCCCCAGCCAGGGCGAGCCCTACGTCGGCTACGTCAAGGTGGTCGAAGAAGGAGTTCAGGTCGTCGCCAAGTGGAGCCCGGGGTGCATCCCGGAGAAGTTCACTCGGTTCCAGGGAGCAGAAGCTGAGTTGCTGGCGTCCTGAGACGGCCTAGTGTTTGGAAGGAACTGGGGGGTCCGGAAACGGGCCCCCCACAGGAGATTCGATGACCAAGAAACCAGGGAAGTTAGTGTTCTCCTTTAGCGGCGCTCTGGTGGCCGAGGCCTCCACCGAAGGCGGGTGGGAGCGGCACACGGAGCTGCGGCTATACCGCACAAAGGTAGGTTACCTGCTCCAAATTGTTGGGGGGTCACCTATCCCGGGAGAAGAGGAGAGACACCGCTACATACAGGCAAAGAGCCCACACGAGGTGGTCAAGGTCCTCCGCATGCAGAAGTCCGAGCCACACTCAAACGTCGCCAGGGAGCTCCTTAGGCTCGCCAAGAAAAGCGACGACAACTTCAAACGTGATTGGGAGGAGCGTCATGGTTCTAGAAAAACTGGCAGTGCAAACTGAAGGTCCAAAGGACGGGAAGTGCCCCAAGTGCGGGAGCAAAGTAGAGAAGCGGGGGGGCGCTCACTGGTGCCCGAAGTGCGGAACTGAGCCGTTCGAGGTGAGACGTGGCAAAGAAGGGGAGTAAGAAAGCAGAGAAAAAAGGAACGAAGAAGGGCCCGAAGAAGGAGAAGAAGGGGAGCCTTACGCCGGCCGAACAAGCCGAAGCGATTAGGGCAGCCCTCGCCAAGAAAGGGGTGCACCTGGTTAGAGCCGCCGACTTGATTACCAACCAGAGCATCCGCCGCCCCTTCGGCGTCCCCTCCCTTGACGTCGAAATTGCCGGCGGAGCCGGGTCCGGAGCCGCCACCATCCTGTACGGCCCGTACGGGGCAGGCAAGACCCTTCTGACCATGTGGAACTTGCGGGAGGCGCAGCGGACGTACGGCAAGGACTTCAAGGGCCTGTTCCTGTCTTTGGGACTGCCGTTGGACCGCCCCTACGCTCGCATACACCGGTTGAAGATCCCGTTCAACAAGGAAGAGAAAGAAGAGTTCATCGCGCTGTACCAGGGATACCATGGGCAACCCCCCACGCCCCAGGAGATCAAAGAAGCAGGAGCGACCATGGGGCAGCTGGACTTCCTCTTCGCCGACTACAGCAGCCCCCGGGCCCTGGAGCGGGTACTGGAGGGGTTCCTGACTCTGGTGAGCACCCGGACGTACCAGCTTGCGGTGGTGGATGACTTAGGCGCTCTGCCGCCCAGGGAAATCGCCGAGAAGAAGCTGGGGGACGACCCCCGCCGGGGGGCTTTCGCCCGCCTGTTCGGGGAGTTCACGCAGAAGCTCAACCTGTTCCTCCAGTACCACCAGGGGAAGTTCAACCCCACTTCAGTGCTGGTGACCTCCCAGGCTCGCAAGTCGATGATGCCCGGGGACAACTTCACCCTCCCGTTCGGGGAGGCGCTGAAGCACAACACCGCCGCCGTCATCCGAGTGCGGAAGGACGTTGACAAGGAAGGCGGGCAGAAAATCGTCTGGAAAATTGCCCGGGGCAAGTACGGGCACGGCGACGGAGCTCGAGGAGTGCTGCTGTTCAACCCTTACTCCGGCATCGACCGGACCATGGACCTGGTGACTACGGCCGTCATGTACGAGGTCATTCACAGGGCTGGGACTTCCCACTTCTCATATGGAGAGTTCGGGGGTATTGGCTACGACCCCCTCTGCAACTACGTGGAGGAGCACGGGCTGTACGACGAGATCTGGGAAAAGGTCCTGCGGAAGAAGGGTATCCTCATGAGGACGTCTTGACAACTCCCCTAACTACTACCAAAGTAGCGGCTGGGGGCACGCGTACCAAGCCCACCAGGCAGTTCCTCAACTGCCTGAAGGCGAAGGTGTCCGCTGCCAACGAAAGCACATCTAATATGGAGGCATGGCGGACATGACTTGGCAGGAAGCAGAAGCAGCGGTTGCCCGCCTGTACGAGGGGGAGCTTCAGAAAGGATCGGGGTGCTCCCGCAACCCAGCCCGGAAACAAGACGTAATCTCGGCCACTCACTTGGTGGAAGTGAAGCACACCTGCGCCACGGGGCACCGGGTCAACAAGGACCTCCTATTGGCCATCCGCCAACGGGCGGCTCGCCTGGGGCTGGCGCCGGCGTTTGCCGTCGTCTTCGACCATCGGCAGTATGCGGTAGTTGTGCACGCCGACGTCGACGCCGTCCTGGAGGAGCATAAGGACGACGGTCGCAAAACCGTCACTATCTACCCTGGCGGCATGAAGCCACTTTGGAAAACGGAGTACATATGATTGAAGCGCGCCACGAGCAGGCGGTCGAGCAGCTGAACGGCATCCTGCAAGAACTGCGGATCGACCCGCCGGAAGTGAAGAACCAGACCTTGACCCCGTCGCAGGCCGACCTTGGTTGGTGCCCTCGGAAACTGTATTTCAAGTTGACCGGTGAAACGGCGAAGCGCCGAACTACGCTCCAGGCTCAGCTGAGGATGGAGATGGGGAACTGCATTCACGAAGTTATCCAAACCTGGATAAAACGCAAGCTCCCGGAGACACTGATTGAGTTCGTAGTGCCGGACACTGAGATGTTGGGGATTACCTCCCGGGCCCGGGTCGATCTGATCATTGCTGAGTTGCTCAAGGGAGAGTACGACTTCCTGGGGGAGATCAAGTCTTGTGGGGATGCCTACTTCAAGAAATACGTGAAGAACACCCCCCAGTCACACTATTTCCAAATGCTGATGACGGCGGCGCTGCTGAAGCTGTGGCAGCCCGGTATCCTAATCCTTGTCAATCGGAACACAGGGACGCCCCACGCCAAATTGGTGGACCTCACCGAGGAAGCATGGGCAAAAGAACTGGCCGAGTTGGCCAAGTTCAAGGAGACCTATGTTGACTCCGGGATCTTACCGCCTTTGCCGGTAGGGAAAAGTTCTTTTCTTTGCAGCACTTGTGACTACTACCATAAGTGCTTTGGCCGCAGACAGCCCAAGACCGGGGCACTCGCCCGCAGTAAGGTATTCAAAAGGAGGAGTTGATGGCAATAGGGTTCAAGTCAACCGAAGAGCTACGAGCTATCCGGGAACGCAAGAAGGCTGCAGTGGACAGGGCCTTCGGCGACTGGGAGGCCCGGAAGTTACCGCTATTCCAGTTGCCTGAAAGGGAGTATCCCCAAATCCCGGAGAACATCACTGATTGGCCCAACCCTGAATTAGAGCAACTCATGGCGATAATGAGGATTTGGGACGCCTACATTGCGGAGCGGATGGTGGAGGCGAAGACGATCAAGAACACATGGGAGGCCACTAAGAGAGCGGTTGAGTCCCGGGTCATTCACGAGCTCAGGTTGGCCTACGGAGAGTCCCTGGAGAAGCGACGAGTAGCGGTGAGAGCCAACGTCGACTATATGGAAGCGGACGAGCGGTACGAAAGTGCTTGTCACGCCTTCAGCATGCTGGAGATGCGGCACAAGCAAATCTCCCGGGACCTGGCGGTGGTGTCTCGCATTGTGGAGTTGCGAAAGTTGGAGCAGCGAGGTAGGGGGTCCGGGGAGGACTACCCTTCCGACATTAACGAAGGCGACCGGTATGCGGAGGACTGATGAGACGCGTAACCACTCACTCTGAACTGGTGTGTGTTGCCCGTGCTCGGGGGTACTGTGTCGATTTGGATATGAGCCCCTTCGACTTAACGGAGCTCATTGAGGGCACTGGCGCCGACCCGCCCATGTCGGTTCTTGACCAACGAAGGATGCGCATTTTCCGGGTCATTCGGACCTTCAAGGACCGGGTAGAGCTCGACTGCCCCGGCGATTGCTATCGTTGTCCAGCGGCGCAACTGGTGCGGTGTTGGATTTTGAGTAGGGAGACAGTAGAGACGTTTGAAAGCCATTTAACGACGGAGGAATGGGAGATGGCAGAACACCAGCTGTATACGCGAAAAGAACTGGAAGCACTGGAGCAGGGGGATCTCTACCGCATCGGCGCCGTGGAGGCGAAGATCCCCCGGTTCGACGTCTACTCCATGCCCAAGGAGGAGATCATCCTGAAAATTCTGGAGGCGCGGGGCGCCCCCGGTGAAGTCGACAAGGCCCCTGAAGAGCCCAAAGGCAAAAAGGGCGGCCCCAAGAAGAAAGCTCCGCCCAAGAAGAAGAAGGGGGGGGAGCCCGCAGCTACGGGGGAGCCAGCAGACGCAGAGGAGTCGGCCGGAGCGCCCAAGAAGGCAACACGGAAACAGAAGTCTGCGGGCAAGAAGGCCCCGCCCAAGAAGAAAGCTCCCCCCTCAGCGCCCCCCACTGCCGAAGGCACGGAGGGGGGAGAGCAGCCGGAGAGCGAAGCGCCTACGCCGAAGTACGACAAGGGCGATCCTCTGCATGCCTTTGAGGACGCTGAGCCCGCTGCGCTGATTCACGCAGCCTTGCTCAAGATGGTGGCCAAAATGGGCGGCACCGCTGGGGCAGCCGAAGAAGTAGCCTTCCTGCGGGAGCAGGTCATGCAGCTCGTCGCCCGGGTACAGGCCTTGGAGGAAGCTGAAAGGAAGGCAGTCGCAGCGATCGACTTGTTGGTCGACAAGGTGATGGCGGGCTTTGTCGATGTCCAGACCATCCTAGAGAATTACCTGGACTTGGACGACGTCGAGGGGGAGGGCCCTTTCGCCCGCCTGAAGGACGTCGCCGACCGGTACCGGGAGTAACTCCCACGGTACTTATCGAAGAGCCGGAAGACATCATCGCCCACATGCGGGAGTTGGGGTTTTCCGGCTCTCCTACTGACTTGATCGAGATTGCCGCTGAGCTGTCAATTACGGAGGACGAATGAGTTACCCGTTTGACTTGAAACTTGAGGACTACATCAGGGCATCCTACCCCATTATTGTGGTTGAGACATTCGACCCTCTGTATACAGAGGACCGAATTACCCGAATTGCTGACAGGTTGGGGAAGGGGGCCACCGTGGAAGTGCAGGACTTGATAGGCCTCAAGGGCCAGGTGGTGAAGTACGTGGATACACTTCCGGACACGAAAGGGAAGTGGAGCATTATTGTTCTGCGGAATATGCACTTCTTCCTCCAGGACAAGTCGTTCCTGCAAGCGCTCCACAACTTCGTCCGGAAAGTGCGTGAGAAGGACAAGCCCTGCATTCTCATTGGGACTTGCCCTACCATTGAGGAATTGCCGGCGGAGATCGGCCGTGAAGCTGTCGTCGTCCGGGACAGACTCCCCGAAGAGGAGGACCTTTTGGGCTTTGCCGGGGCCCTGGCCCTCGAGTACGGAGGCAAGGTGGAGATCCCCCAGTCGGCGCTGCCCGAAGTGGCCAAGGTTGGCCGAGGTATGACCTTCAGCGAGTTCAAGCGGGCATTCAAGCTCTCCCTGGTCAAGACCAAGGGGCTGGACCCAGCTTTGTTTGCCGAGGTCAAGAAGCAGATCCTCCGGCAGTCTGCAGCGTTGTCTTTGTACCAACCGTTGCCGACGGACAAAATGGATGACCTGGCCGGCATGGAGAGTCTGAAGTTCTTCATGGTCAGAACGGAAGGGAAGATCCGGGGCGTGCTGATTATGGGGCCTCCAGGTACCGGCAAGACGCACTTCGCCAAATCCCTGGCTCGAAAGTTGGGCATTCCACTCATCATCCTGGACGTGGGCAGCCTGTTCCACGGAATTGTCGGGTCCTCCGAGGCCCGAATGCGCCGCATGGTGGCCATTGTGGAGGCCTTTGGGCGCTGTTTGCTGTTGGTAGACGAAATCGAGAAGGGTTTCTCCGGCCTCGGTGGAAGTGGCTCTACTGATGGGGGTACCACGCAGAGGACCTTGTCCAAGTTCCTCACCTGGTTGTCCGACCGGAGGAGCCTGGACGCATGCGTGATTGCTACGTGCAACGCCATGAGTTTACCCCCCGAGTACATTCGGGCCGGCAGGTTCTCCACCATCTTCTACCTGGGCTTGCCCAACCAGAAGGTGAGGGACAAGGCGTGGGAGATTCACAAGCGCAACTTCGGTATCGAGGAGGAGGGGCACCCGCCTGATGAGGGGTGGAGTGGTGCAGAAATCTTTCAATGCTGTGAGAATGCCAAGGCCATGAATGTGTCTTTGGCCGAAGCAGCAGGCTACACAGTGAGGGTTTCCCGAGTCTCCAAGGCACAGCTTGAAGAGCTCAGGCGCTTCGCTGACGAGGCAGGACTGGTCCCGGCCGACGACCCGGACGAGGATGACGAGGACACCTCCTCCATAGTGGTGGACGCATGAGCCACGCCGTGGAGATGGAGTTCAAACCGGAAAGCCTCGAGTTGCTGGAGAGGGCTTGCCAGAAGGTAGGGTTCACATACTGCCAAGGCAAGTCTACCATCCGCACGCTGCACAACGACACTGCCGCCGAGCGGGGCTTCAAGCATGACCAGGTGGCAGTCATCGAAGTCCCCGGTGTCCCTTGGGACATAGGCGTCCAAGAAGTGGAGGGGAAGCATCGACTCGTCGGTGATGAGTACATGACCAAGTGGGTCAATCAAGTCGCCGACCAGTACCACGTGGAGGCCGCCCTGGTGTACGCTGAGGAGATGGGGTATGAGGCAACAATCGAAACCCAACCCGACGGCGCCATCGAGGTGGTCATGGTGCAGTACGAATGAAAACCATCAAGATGAGGATCAAGAATGGGCGATGCCACATTGAAACTGACGGTTTCACCAGGGGCGAGTGCCTCGAAGCGACGGCCCCGCTCAAGCAGCTCATCGGCGAAGAAGCCGAGGAGCCCAAACTCAAAGATGAGTACTTCCAGGAAGAGGTTACTGAGGACGCTCTCGAATACGAGGAGTTCTGACTTTCGCTTCACCCTCCGAGGCGGCAGGGTGGTATCCTCATGGTGGACCCCCGGGCTAGACAGGTTTTTGGCCTACCTGGGGGTCCCCGAAGGGGACGTCAACCGCAACCCTTGGTGCGGGTAACGGAGGTAAGAGATGGAACCAGCAACAAGATTCAACGTCGAGGCGTTGTTCTCAAGCGCCACACTTGTGTGGCTCAGGATCAGCGTATGGACAGCAAAAAAGGATCTCCCGAAAGGAGGAGACAAACGACGCGGGAAGCACGTCTTCCTGGTCGACAAGAAATGGCTCAAGGGGATAACCCGCGTGGAGCGGGCGGCCCGGGACTTCCTGCAAGAGAAAGGGGGACGGTCCCCCACCGGGTCCGGGTACCTCATAGATAACGAGATCCTTCCGGAGGTGATGCAGCGACTGGAGGACTTCCAAGAGGAGTTCTTGGACGCTGTCGACGACTTTGTCGAGGAGGAATTCGACAGCGCCCTGGTGGAATCCCGAGAGGAGCTGACAGCCGAAGAGCTCGAGCTCATGCCGGCTAAGACAGCCCTCCCTCGAAAATTCGGGTTCCGTTACGGGCGTATCATCTTCGCTCTCCCCTCCATGGGTGCTGCCGAAACGCAGGCCAGTATCGACAATATGGAGGAGTGGGCAACCAACAACACCAATGGGCTCCTGTTGAGGGGGTACGAGCGACTGCGCCACGCCGAGAGCATTTTCGGCAACACCAAACGGAGGCTTTATGCTTCCGTGATTGGTCAAGTTCTGGCCTGGTGCGAGGAGTACGCAACGAAGCGGAGTATCCTGTGGGGAATTCCCCCGGGCTTGTTGTCCATTGTAAACGACACTGACCAGAAGTTCCGGGGCCTCAATTTGGCGGCCCTACGGAAAGACGAGGGAAAGCGTCTCGACGCTTCTCAGCTCGTCAAATCTCTGGCCGACAGATTGGAGCCCCTGTTGCCCTCCGGCGACGACGTGGCTCTCGAGGAGGAACGGTGAGCGCATTGAAACCTGAAGAACTGAAACAGATCCGTGAGGAGGTATTGCAGATCACGGTGACTGCTATGGCGGGGCTCCTCGGAGTACCCCGGGCTACCTACCGGAAGTACGAAAAGGGGGACTTCCCCATCCCTGACGACTTGGCGGAGCGCATCGACCAGATCGTAGCCGAGGAGAAGGCGGGCGGGGGGCTTGACTCCCCCACCGACTCACCCCCCCGGAAGCCCGCTCCCAAGAGGAAGAAGGCGAAGACGCCTTCACCGCCCGAACCGCAGGCGCCGGAACCGGAAAAGGAAGAGGAAGCGCCTGCCAAGTCGGCGGAGTCCCCCCGGAAAAAGCCGGAACCCGCTCCCGTGAGTGAGGAGCCGTCCCTGCTGGTAAAGGAATCTGCCCTGAGCATCCGGGAGCTCATACAAACAACGGAGACACAAACAGGGCTGGCCCAGCTCGTGCGGCTGCTTTCTTCGGGGAAGAAGGTCCGCATTGAAATCTCCCTGGTGGATTGATGGGAGTCACCGTCGTCGACATCTGCTTTGACCAAGTGGACATCTACTCAATTCAGAAAGGGACCACCCGAAAAGCGGAGCTCCCGGCAAGGTTCGACTCCCCGGAGCGGGCGGTGGACTTCGCTGAGGCGGTGGGGCAAGCCATGGAGGCGGCTATAGAGCACGTTGGGGACACCGGGCTGATCGCAATCGACGTGACCCACCCGTGGAACCGCGGAGCGATCTGCGCTGCCGTAGCTGCCGCCCCCAGCCTCTGGTCAGAGGTCGGCTACCTGTACTACAACGCCCGGGAGGACCCGGACAAAGTGACGGAGGAAGGAGATGAACGCGGGAAAAGACTCCACGACCACTACCTCAGGACCCTTGCTGAGCAAAACGGCTGAGGTTTTGGCGGAAATGCTGAAGGAGGATACGGGGACACCCTTCTTGGACTCCGGAGGCACCCAGCAACCCGACGGGACATTCCTGCACGGCTATGGCCGCCATTGGCAACGCAACCAGGGGCGGGACTTCGAGCAGGAGCGGTGGGCGGGGGTCCACTTCAGGTATGGTGAAGTCAACTTCACCTACTCCATCTACCACTGGCTTAAGGAGCGGCTCGTGTTCAATGAGGAACTGGACGCAAACTTCCACGCCTTCTGCGAGCTCAGGGAGAACCAGCACCACGTCCCGAGCGGGGGTTTCCGACAGCAGCCGGTGACCTGGTTGGAGTGCATGAGGAGGTACATGCCCCACCTTGCCGAGTCCCGCCCGGAGGACCCCCCGCAGGGCATCTACGGGGACGGGGAGCCCATGCTCATCTACACCTACAACCATGAGAACCTCCTCTCCCAGGACATCCAGTTCATGTACTGGGAGGACGATGATGGGGGGCACGTTCTACTGCAAGTGCACGGAGGGTGTGACGCTAGAGGGGGCTTGACCAAGCCCCGGGCGTTCGACATCACCCTGTGCGACGCAGTGAGCTTCCTCGACTACGCCGACGCCCGCATCGGGTGTAGCCACGACTGGAACCACCACTGGTACTCAGAGAGTGGGTACTACTGGACCGGGGACGATGTCTTCGACCTCAGCGGGTACGGGCGGGACGACGAAGATGTCCCCATTGTCAACATCGAGGAGCTCTTGGAGGGCGAGCACGGATGGGCGAAATTCGCCGGTGACCACCCCCTGAAGAGTTCCGCAGAGGCGCTGTTCGGTATCTACCGTGAACGGGCGGTCCCTCCCGAAGGCGCCTGCAGGGACGGGCAAGCCTTCATGGCTGCTTTCCTGGGGCTGGTGGAGGTCTTGTTGGTCATCCAACCGAAAACCATCTACACAACTGCCGAAGGCATGGGCGCCTGCCCGGTTTGCGGCAAAGGAATCCTCACTCCCTGACTCGCTATTGCTCAGGGTGGGTTTGAGGACCCGGGAGGGGGGGTTTTGGCATGGCCCCCCTCCCCTTTTCCTTTAGCTTCGACTTACGGGAAGTCTACATCTTCTTCATGGTACCAGTCTGCGTAGGACGTCGTCAGGGGGATCGGGAGGGAGAACCGCTGAGAGACTTCGATAGCTTCGTACTCGGCGTGGTGGAGCCACACAATCATATCCGGTGAGACCACCCCGCAGTACGACTCCAGCCAGATCTTGAGGCGGGTGCTCCCCAGGAGGGCTGGGACGGCAGCGCTCACGACCCCCACTGCGGGTATGACGCCGTTGGGGTCAAACACTACAACAGCGCTATTACCCGCTCCTGGGTAGGTGGCTTTGGCTTCCCCCAAAATGGGGAACGTTCCTAATTTTCTGTCCCCTGTGCCGATTTCGTCGTACCACACGTACAGGAAGTCTCCCTTCGGGATCTGTGATCGGCGCAGAGAAAGAAGTGGATAGGTCCCACCAAGGGGGACGTTACCCCACACGGCGAAAGGATTGGCAATGACCCCCAAGGAAGTAAGGGTCGGATCAAAGGCCAAGTTGAACACGACGACCCTCGCTCCCTCGTAGTTGTTCCAAAAGGCGTCTATATGGTCCCCTACTGCACGAATAGTAGTGGAGGGGAACCACACAGGGTACGAAGGACCAGCGTCACGGCCCAACCGGCTGTGGGGGAGGGTGAGGCCGGCCAGGCAATCCCGACCACCTGGGTTGTTGACGTCAGTCACCGCCCACGTTGCCTCAGCCGCAGTCAGGAGACTTCCCGAAGCTGCGTCGTACAAGTTGTACATCCAGGGCAACGCTGGGTCTTCCGGGTTCACCCCCGCCCAATCGTCCGGGTAGTGGCACACTAAAGTTTTTTCGGTCTTCAGGTCGTCATACCCTGACCGTTTCGTGAGCCCTCGGGCCACCCCGAACACGCCAATGTGCCGCATAGGGGAGGTCTCGACAAAGCCCTCCCGTTCAATGAATACTCGAAAAGTGGCTGAGGTCAGGTTCTCAGTGGGTGGGGGGACTACATTTACCGGGTCGTCTCTGGCGGAAAACTCCCACCACACGTTCTGCAATAAGGAACCCGGCACCGGGCGCTCGAAGGGCAAACGGATTACGCTTGTTCCCGTCGACGTATGAGTGTAAGACCACACTTCCTTTGTAGCCATCATGAAGAGGGCGGCCCCATCGGAAGTAGCGGGCTGCAAAGTGAACTGACCGAACCCATGCCCGGCAAAGTTGGGTTGATTGGCGAAGTACACCAGGGGTTTGACGTAAGACGTCCTGCGAGCACCGTCCGGCGCTGCTCGGTTGTCCTCCTCGTACGAACCTGGGAGGTTGGCTTTGAGGTCACCGGTAGTCCAAGGCCACACCAAAGTGTTCTCCGCCCCTGCCGCCAACAGGCCAAGCTCGATTGGGTGCGATCCCGCAATAGTGCCGTCCCAAAAGTCTGGGTGGCCGTACCCCACTACGGAAAAGCTGTCGCTGAAACCTACATCGGCATGGTGGACGTGGTTGGTATACAGCCTCAGGAAGAAGTCGCCCCGGTCTGTAGGCACGTAGGGGGAGCCTCCTGCCGAGAAGAGCCCCATGTACGCAGCGGGCCACAGGATTGCTTCTTCCATAGCCTTAGTCAGGTCGATGCTGCCGGCTGGGAAGTCCCGGGCGAAGTGCAAGTCCGTCACCCCGTCCATGACTTTGGCCCAGTCTCGGGTTACCGGGACGTAGACAACCCAACCATAGGCACCGAGCAGAGCTCCCAGCAAGTCGTAACCCCCCCGGATGTCCAAAGCTGCGTTGCCGTAGTAGTAGGAAGCGTGGGCATTGTTGTCCGGCGTAGTGAGCGAAGACAGAAAAGACAGGAAGTACCGGTGCGCTCCGTCCTGCCCCCGAAGGGGGGTGTCCAGCCAGTGCTCCGCCGCCATGTTGAAAATGAGGGGGGAGGAGATCGTCAAGTGGGGGACACCCGCAGCGTTTTCCTCCCACTCGAACCAAGCCCCTGCGACAGTGTCGGTGATTGTCAGCATAGGTATGACAGCGCCGCCGGCGACGGGAGTGTGCAAAATATAGCCCAAACCGGCGCCGGCAGCCAACTCCATGTTCATCCAGTTGACCTGCCCCGAAAGGGCAGCGATGTGCACGGAGAAGTAGCGATCATCCGGAGGCGCTGAAGCGCTGTAGGTGTACGCTGTGCTGATGTCCTTCCCGATCACTGACCAGTGGTACAAGGACCCCAGTTCCACTCCCAGCGACTCATACCCGGCGATAGGAACACCCTCGGTAAGGTCGGCTATGATGGTGCGGACTTGCCCAGAGGCCATCACATCGGCAGTGCGGATATACTCTCCTCCTCGCCGTAGCTGAGTAGCGTCCTGGACGTAGTTCCAATGGATGACATACATCTCATCGCCCGTCGCCTGCGCCCCAACGATGTTCTCAAAGTTGATCGTGATCGTCCCTGCAACTACAGCCACCGAAGTGACCATGGAGTACATGTTCCGAGTGTTGTTGAAGAACATCCACTCCGTAGGGGTGGCCATCAAGCGAATCAGGTCGTCGTAGTCACCGCTTTGGGTGAACGACACCGACATTGGCCCTACGACGGTCACTCTCTGCAACGGGAAGCGAATCAAGGGGGACGGGATATTTTGGACTTCGCTGCGCTTGTGGTACCCCGTCATGGCCAGGTTGGGGATGAGCCCATCATTCATGATGGTGTGCGTCCACAGATAGCCTTTGGCCTCGTCCCCGGGGGTGAAAGACTCAGATAGGGTAGTACCGCGAGAGATCGTAATCGCCCCAGTTGCCGGGACGATGTTGTCGACGTGGTACGTTCCTATTTTGTCCACATCGGTGCATTGGGTAATGGTCAGTAGGACGCACCCATTGTGCCGTTCGAACTCCCCTTCCCGGAAGACGGTGAGCTCCGGCGCAGTCAAGTTGGTAATGAGGAGCACCCCCCCACCTCCCGCCGTCATCTCCAGGGCAACTCCGGAAGAGAAGAGGCCGGCGTCGTCGTATAGCGGGTACCCGGAGGCGGCCGTGTAGAACAACGGGTCGGGAACAGCAGCGGCCAGGGAGGCCTTCATGTCCGACACTGCCGAGTCCCAGGTAACCAAGCGTCCATGCCGCCCACCAAGGAAGGCACCGTGGAACAGGTCCCCGGGAGTCGTGTCGTCCTCGTAGAAGGGCAGCCCCAACATGAGAGTGTCCGACTCTCCTCGAGTGTCGTCGTGGACGCTGTCGGCGTAGTGCCGTAACGTCATCACCGGCGCCAAGGCGTAGCTCCACCACCCGGTGAAGCTCTGCCAGGGGCGAATGGTGACGTCAGCGTAGTCCTTGTTATCCTCCTGGAAGATGAGGTTGTCCTGCTCCTGCCCGAAGTCCGCCCCCTCCCAACTGATCCGGGCGATGCGGGTGAAGTCGTCAGCAGTGGGCCCAGTGGGTGGGCTGGCCGGGTCGTAGATGCGGGCGTGGAGGAAGTCGACAATTGGCGTCCCCACCCCTGCAGTATGCCCACTCCACCCCAAGAAGGCTGCTGCAGCATTGTCCGGGTGGTACTGCACACCCCCGGAATTGGCGTCCAGCGGCGGCGCGGAGAAAGTATGGTAGGCCTGGTGGCCATAGTTACCGGCCGTTATCAATTCCGCCGGAGGAGTCCCCACTGTGTATAGAGGCTGGAAGACAACCAGGGTGTACCCGGTGTCCCAGTCCTGCACGTCCGTCTGGAAGTAGACGTCCAAAGACTCAGCAGCGCCGCCCGGTCCCCAATCACGGAGCTGCACGTAACCAATCTGGTAGTCGTCGGAGCCGGTCCGTTTCATCAACACGACGGAACCTCGACCATCGTGAGCGTTGTCCCTGAGCGCCAGGGGGAACAATTCCCCCGCAAGACCTCGGCTCAACAGCGCCCGTCGAGCGGCCATTACGGTCATATCCAAGCTGGACGTGACCTCGCCCACAAAGATGGCTGACAAGTAGGTAAGCGGGGCGTACCCGGTTGCCGGCGCCAGAGAGTAGCCGAGGGGGGTGTTCTCTTGCAGCAGCTCGCCCAGGTTGGGGACGTTACCGTCACCCGTGTCCCGGGCGTAGATGCGAAGCATGGTCCGGTTGACGTCGCCGGTATCTTCGGCTGCCCCCTCTTCCGTGTACAGTTCTACTGCGCCCCCGTCGATGTGGATAACCCGCCCCTTCCCGGGCGTACCGGTAGTAGGCTGCTCGTACGAAGCGCCAAAGGGATAATCCCGTTCCGGGTCCATACGGTAGATCCCGTCAAGGTCGGCAGTGTTGAGGCGTCGGTGAATACTCTCGATGCTGTCCGAAGGCGGGTACCTCCAATCGTACTCCTGGAGGTCTGCCACCCCCCACCCAGTGGTGAAGCCCTTGAGCTCCTTGATATGGCGCACAACTTGGGAGTCGGTGAGCACGGTGAGTTGGTCAGCGCCGAACAGAGTGATGGACTTGTCCAGTAGGCGGGTCAGGTCCATCACCCGCACCCCTGCGCCGATGATTTGACCGTTGGTCACTGGGTTGACTGGGAAGTTGTCAGTCAAGGTGACCATGGGGTTGACGGCGCACTTCCCCAGGGTGCGGAATTGGATGGTCCCCAAGTTGGTGTCGTTCTCCACCATGACCGTGGGGGCCGCCTCCTTCCAAGCGTTTTCGATGGACCACTCAGGTAAACTCCCAGCCAGGTACAGGTCAGTGGACATGAGGGCGAGAACAACGTCATTGTCGGCAACTTCCACTACCAGGTAGGTGCCGTTGTTGTTGTCTGACCCTGAAATGGTAGCGAAGATACCTGGCATGACGTGGTTGGGGCCTTGAACTTCATAGTCATCCAAGTTGCCGCAGGTCTCGCCCCCAATCATCCCACCGGCAAAGGTGAGCTGGTTAGCGATCACCCCCGTTACGATGCCGTAGTCGTCGGTTCGCTTGTTCCATACCACCCAACCGGCGACGACTGCGTCGGCGACAAAGTCGGCGGTGGCGTCCACCAAGGTAGTGGCGCTCCCCCCCGAAGCCGTCCCGGTGACCCGCTCTTCCACTGAAGAGGGGACGGACACCCCCCACTTGAACACACCGGTGATAGCGAAGGAGTTGATGACGTAGTCTTCAACATCTCCCCCGCCGTCGTACGCGGCAGTACCGTCCAAATGCTCAAGGTCGGAGATGAAGCAACGCACCCCCACGAACTCTCCCACTTCGGGAATGACGATCTCCGCCCCGTCCTGGTCAAGCAAGTCCATGGTCGTTTCCAGTCCTGCCTGGGTGCCGGGGATGGCGATGGGCCGATTGCTATACAGAGGCAACTCCGTAACGCCGATCCCCGCCACCACCAAGTGAGCGGCGTCGAACATGACCGTCCGCATGTAGAGGGCGGGCTCCTCCATTTGCAGGAGGATACGCTCCGTCTGGGCGCACATGGCCACAGCAAGGCGGTTCACTACGTCTGACGTTATATCCTCCCCATCGGCGACAAGGCGAGTGCCCACCGGCTGCGCTTCGGAGGGAATCCACTTATTTCGTTCGGAATCGACATTGGCCAATACAACCGAAGGGACCGTGTTCCCGATCAGCATGGACAGGCGGACAAATTCAGCGAGGGGATCGAACATTAGTGCCTCCAGTACCAGAGGACCTCGAAGATGTGGTCGATGCCCTTCGGGAACGGCTCGAGGATGTTGTAGGCGATGCCTCCCGGCACGGACAGCCCGGAGTACTCGTCAACCGATGGCGGCCGGTAGGGATTGGCCAGAGAAGTCAAAGCCAGGATCTCACTGACCTCTACTGCCCCGGTGAGGCTCAACTCCGCCTTCTGCACCACGAAACGCAAGCAGAGCTCGGTAGCGGAAGGGAAGATGTACGGGTCGCTGGCGTCCGGTTGTGGGAGGGCCTGGGTCACGTACCTGTGGGTATACCCAGGTACGGCCGTAGCTGCTACGGGAAGGGGGGATTCCAAACCCCCTACGTTCTGATGCTCAGTATAGGCCCCGCCGTTGAGTAATCCCCCGCTGCCGAAGGCACAGTAGCGCAGCACGTGGGGGTCCAAGGCGTCATCAATCGACCACGACCCGTCCCCCGGGTACTCAGCAAAGGGGTTGCTGCCGGTTCCCGCCACTGTAGGAATGGCCGGGTAAGAGGCAGCCCCCAAGCGGTTACGGAGGTAGGTTCTGCCCGGGAGGGTGACGATGTTGTGGCTCTCCCGTCTGGCGATGATCTTACCCCGTTCCCGGATGATTATCTTGACGTTCGATTCAACCTGTACTTCTTCTACGATTCGCATTAGAACCTCGCTTCCTTAGGCTAGCGCAACAACCCCTACCAGTCAACTATACAGAAAACGCCGCCGGCCAAGTAAAGCCGTTTCCGGCGCCGTCCTCCACCCGTACGTCAACCTCCCCCGTAAGTCCGGGAGGAAGTTGGGCGGTCGCCTCCGACAACGAAACCACTACGACCAGGGGGGAGGGCGTACCATTGAAAGTCACCACCAACCCAGCCAGGTAGAAGTACCCCCACAAGGTACACACCCCCGCTGCCACGGTCGGCCGCAGGGAGATGGTTGGCCTTGGGTCTTCCAGGGAGTAAGGGTGCACCGGGTAGTTCGGGGGGATCACTGACGCCGGGTTCACAAACTGGGCATGGGCCTGCGCTGCCGCTACAACCAAGAAGCCGCCTGGAACCTCCTCCGACACTCGGTAGTCGGCGTGAACCATCGGCCCCAGGTACTTTATGTCGTCAGCGTGATGTCCCGGCATCCCCGAGGGGGGATAGAGTTGGAACTCGTCGCCCGCCGCGTTGGGAGCAAACGCCGCCGGCGGCACCGGCTCCATGTTTGCCGTAAAGACAAGGATGTCCCCAACCAAGCTCGCTACCAACCCCCAGGAGTCCTTGGTCAAGTTGTGGACTCGCCAACCTACACCAACGTGTAGTCTGAGCAACTCTGCGGCGTCCCACACCAACCTGTCCGGGCCCCCGCCGGTAGCTGTATGCGTCATCAACTGGTCGAAGGGGAAGTCGAAGATGCTCCCGTACCCGGGAATGAAGTAGACTTCGTCCTCGTCGGCAGGGGTGCCTCCCCCGTGCATGCCGTAGGCGAAGGTTACCCCCGTACCGTCCACTGCTGTTATCCAAGCGTAGTCACCCAAGGTGATGTCCACCATGACCCACCCTTTGTGCACCCCTGCCGCCTCTACGTCCACGGAGAGGGTGGCGGCAGTAGCCGCCCCGGCCCCGACAACGCCGGCGTCCACCTGCTCCCCCACCAACCAGTGGGAGGGGTCATCGAACATGAAGGCCGTGCCCAGAATCACCGGGTGGTCGGGGTCCTCAAACGAAGTGGGCACATCCGCCACCAACTGCTGTGTGCGGAACTCAGGCCATTCAGTAGGGAGGACGTCGTCGCTCACTTCCAGCTGGGAAACCAACACGGCGTCTTGCCAGGCGGGTTTCATTCGCCTGAGTATGGCCGCCGCCATATCTTGAGACCCCACTTCGATGGCCTTCAACGTAGCCATGAAGGCGTGGTACTTGTCGAGATTGCCCACCAGCCCTGAGTAGGTCATCAAGAAGATAGCGTCGTCCCCGTCCAAATAGTCGCACAGCTCCGTCGTGGTCTGGAGGAGGTGATGCCTCTCGTACACGTCCCCTACCGCAAAGTCGTCAGGAGTAGACGTCTCTACGGCGTGGGTCCTGCCCCAGATGTCCAGCAAAGAGAGGAAGTCCCCGGACTTCTCCATGATTACCGAAGTTTCCACAGCGAAGGGGGAGCCGGCAATGACCCCAAGGCTACGCTCCAAGACGTCCTTCACCGGCCCGGTAACGGCACCGCTGATCAAAGCCTTGACGATGGGCACCAACGACAGCTGACTCGGGTGCTCGTCCAGGTTGGGCAGTCCTACAAAGGGCCCGTAGAGGCGGGCGGCTTCGTAATTGTAGAGCAGGGCATGCTCCGCCCACAAGTTCTTGGTCGGCAAGTTGGTGAGGCTGAACGGGGTCTGGAATACAATGCTGGTCCCAGAGATCGTGTAGTCCTCGTTGAGGACGTAGCACAACTCCGTGAACAACAATGAGCGGCGCAGAACTGGGACTTCGAACACCCGCTCCGGCAGCGGCACCTGAGACGTCCGGTAGGCCCCAACACATTTCACTGTGGCCCCATTGAAGTACCAGGTCACGGGCGGGTAGAAGGCAAACAGGTCGCCCACTTCCGAAACCACGCCGAGGTCGTCCTTCAACACTGCTATGTCATCGACGTAGAGGGGGCCGCTATCATCGGTGTACTGCACCCTGGCGAAGTCGCTGTTCCTGGTGACGTTGCGCACTACCCAGTCCTCAGTCACTTGGTACAAAGTGTTCAGGTTCTTGTTGGCGAAAGTGATGGCCGGCCCGTCCACTGCCGTGGCTGTTTCCGTGCCTACTACCAGGGACGTCAAGGCGTCGTAGATGGAGAAGTAGAACCACCCCCCCTCCTTGGCGAAGATACGGGACAGGGCTGTCCCCCGAGACACCGCCGACGTCACCGGGTCGGTATAGGTCAAGTCCAACTCGAGGATGTCCCCGATAGCGAAGTCACTAAGGGAAGTGCCCAGGTTGACGTAGGAGAGGGCGTGCCACTCCAAAGGGGCGGTGACGTCCCGAAGTACCTTCCAGGGTGCTGCGTACGGCGCCGCCAGGGCGTCGCCGAGCACCAAGCTGTTAGTACTGGGGGTATCGACCTCCTTATACAGCCCCAGGGCATAGAGGTAATCCCCTGCCTCGATTTGGGCGCTGAACTGGGCGTACTTCGTAAGGAAAGCAGTGGAGGACTCCCCCTTCTCAGTGTACCCATAGAGCCCTTCGTCTATCAAAGTCTTGGCAACGAGGGCGTCATCGCAAGTGATGGTGCCCTCGTCCACTTTGGCGATAGTTGCGATGAAGTTCGGGCTCATCACGCCGATTTTCACCCCGGCGTAGTTGGCGGGGACAGCGCAAGTCGCTCGTGGAGTGGTGACGTCGCCGTCGTTGTCGTCCAACGGGGTGAGGTCGCCCACGATAACCCCCATGGGCACGACCCACTCGGCCTCAATGGGGGTGTCCAACTCCTCGTACATTTTGAACTGCATCCATTTGTGACGCAGGTACGTGGGCGCCCTATCCATGTGGATGTTCATGCGGTGCTGCACCGCCTGGAGCAGTTCGTTCGAGGTAAGGTGCGCCAATGCCCGCCAGGAGGCCTCCACAATGTCGCTGTTCGTCATCATGTTGAAGAAGGGCTGCGCTACCTGCTTCCTGATTGGGGAAACGTCTGGCTCAGCTCCGTACACGAGAGTGGCCTGGCCGACCCCCACGCCGTGGGACACGGACTCGCTCTCCATGCCCTCGGCGGAGACTATCAAGGCCGCTGAGTAGTACCCAGGCACGTCCGGAACGAAGATAGGGGACGCCTGTGTGGAGTCCACACCCCCGGATAAGTACGTCAACGCCAAGGCGTCGGGGGCGTCGTCGCCGGCGCCGCTGGGGGTCACCAGAGCAACCAGGGCGGCACTATAGTCGGCATTCAGGGAATCGGTCAAGATCCCCACCAACTCGCTGATCGTCGTGTACGTCCCGCCCCCGTCGTGGGCCAGTTGGATTTGAATGTCGCTGTCTGCGACGCTGACGACCAGGTCGGCAACCCCCACCGGCTTCGTGATGCCTACTCTGATGAGGTTCCCGCCCAATCCGGAGTCCACCGCTGTGAAAACGAGGGCGCCGTGGGTCAACGACGCCCGCGCCGACCCGGAGAGTACCGATAAGGACCCCTGCGGCGGGGAGAACGTCCAGGCGTAGGTCAAGTCCGCATCTGTAGGGTTCAAACTGCCCGAGCCGTCCAGTCGCACCAGCTCCTTCACCCGGGCACTGGTAGCCCCGGAGATAACGGCGGTGGGGGGGATGCTGGTCTCTACGGCAACGCCCATCCGCAGAGAGGAGAACCCAGACAGCAGCGGCTCTTCCTTGGTCCCGTACACGTCGAGGTACACGAAGTCCTCGGTATCCCCAATGCTGTAAGGGAACCAGGAAGCAACTTCTTCGAAGCCCCCACCAGTTTGGCGAATATAGACCTTGACCAGCTCCGCCGAGAACACTATCCGCATAGTGAAGTTGGCGGCCATGATGGAGTCGGTAGCGGGGACCTTCTCGAAGGAGACCACCCCCTCGTTGCCCGCTGTGATCAACCCCAGCCCCTCCTGAGCCAAAAGCACCCCTCCGGACGGGCCAGAGACGTTGTAGAGCATGATGCCGACGTAGTTGGCTTTGGAGAGCACGGCCGGCAGCGCTGCCGGCACCACCGCCATTTCCAGGGTGGCCTGGTTCCCTACGGTAATGGGAATGGTCAAGGCCGCCCGTGAACCGGCACTGGACATGAGCCAGCGACTGTTGGTATTATCATAGTAAATCTGGGTGGGGCCGACCACTATGATCGGGTCGGAGAAGCTGTCCACGAGGGAGTTCAAAGTGTCAGGGGGACCCAATGACCAATCAAAAAGATCAAAGTTCACCGAAGTCGGATACGCCATTGGTCACCATGCCAACATCAATAAAAGAGGAGCTCCTCGAGGGCGTCCCCAACTTGCTCACTGACGCCCCCCATATCCACACCCGCTGCTCAAAATGCGGGCGTACGGACTCCACCTACCGGTTCTCCGCCGGGGAGGTAGGTGAGCTCCTTGAAGTTGAGGTATGCCTCCACTGCGGAAACGAGAAGGGGGCTGCCCCTATGATCCCGCAAAGATAATCATCGAGGAGGGCACCTCTACCCGCCAAGTACGGTCCACCGTCAGCTCATCGCCAAACCGCAAGTGGCGGTTCCTCTCAAGGTCCTCATAGTACCAGAAAATCATCGTATCGGCATCGTAGTCGATACCCAACGGCGTGAGCACCCCCAGGATGTCTGAGAGCCGCACCGGCCGCCCGCTAGTTACCAGTTCAATAACCCGCTCCCTGATCCTCGCCTGCGCCGACGGGATCACGGCGTCGGTGTCCCCCGTGTAGATGACCGGGCCCACCCCTACTTGCAGCAGCGGCTTTTGCTTCCCCATCATGTTGTCGGCCGTGGCTCGCACGGAGGAGGAGGACAGGACCGCCTGTACGCTCTCAACGACCGGCGCCTCATAATAGTGGATGTCGAAGGCGTAGCGAGCCACAATGATGTCGTTCCCGTTCTCGTCTACCACGTAGGGGGACAGGTACATGTGTGGGTCCTCGTTGGCCCCAAACGAGTACTCCTTGTCGGTGGAGAGGCTGAAACCCGCCATGTAGTAGAAGTCCTGAATGCCGAGGTATGTGTTCCCCGCCAGAAAGGAGGAGGGGGCGTCCTGCATGGATTGCACCTCCACGTCCATGTAGTAGAACCCGTACTCCGTGTTGAGGGCCATCTCTGCCGGCGTCAGTGACACCACCCCGGTCCGTATGAAGACGCCGACCATCGCTTGGTCACCGGTGGCCCCACTGGAGAATACTGTGTCCACCGTGAACGAGGTCTCGTCTATGCTGATGATGGTGTGGTTCCCTTTGAGTTCCTCATTGAGGGTGTCGTTGGTCATGTTGGCCAACAGCCCCAAGTCGGTGACGGCGGTGCCCCCGGTTACGGTCACCTTCTGCGTGGAGACCAGGTACATACGGAACAGGTCCCCTTGGGCCCGCACGATGACGTCGATGCCGAACCCGTCCTCAATTTGCCCGGAGATGCCGTCGGCGTCATCCAACGTGAGTGGGTCAGTGCCTACGAAGTAGATAGTCTTGGCGTTCCCGCCCACTGCCAACGTCAGCGACTTCCCGGCTACGTCACAAGTCGAAGCGAGGGAGGAGCTGATGATAGCTGAGTACTTCAGCAGCACTATGTCCCCCGGCTTCAGGCGCAGCTCCCCAAAGTCAAGGGTAGCGGAGTTGGTACTGATGGTGCTGGTCGCCCCCCCACTGACGTCGATGACGAGCTCCGTATGCGCGTCCTCCAGGGTGTACAGCTCCTTGTGATCCATGTGGGGGCTGTAGGTGTAGGCCCCCAAGTAGAAGATTGTTGTCAGGGCGGGTGTGAACCACCCGACCATGGCCTCCAGCGGGTGCTCAAAGTAGAGTCGGACGGTGGCCACTTGCGCAGCGTGGATCTCGAAGGGGACGTCGTCCTCGTCCACTGTGGCGTACCCGTAGGGGGAGTACAGGATGTACGACTGCTCGTCGTCTACGCTGTACTCCGCCAGGAGGATGCGGGCGGAGTAGTTGTTGCCGGCCCCGTGGAGGATGAGTACGTCCCCCTCCTTGACCCCCATTTCCTCGACGTCTCCCGACCAGGCGAATAACCCCAAGCTATTACTGAACGCCCCGGCCGGCGGAGGCACCAGGTGAGCAACGCTGCCCAGGTAGTCCCCCAATGACCCCTCCTCTTCATCCGGCGGGATGATGACATTGGGGCCGTCGGTGACACTGTCGCCCATTACTCGGCAGGCTAGGGGGTCCCGGTAGTACAGGTTGATAGCGGTAGTCCCGGTGGCCGCCCGTAACTCGACGTGGTCGATACGGGAGATAGGAGCGTTCACCCCCGCGTCAGTGGAATAAATCTCGTACTCTACGTCCGTGTCGAACCCGCTCACAGTAGTGGTCAATAGGACGATGAGCCCTCCGCTGTGGAGGGACTGAATTTCGTAGGCCCCCTTCCCTATGTCCGACAAGATTTCGAGGGTGTCCCCCGGTACCGTAGACGCGGGGGCAGCCGTCCCCAGGATGACGTACTTGGAGAACCCCACGGTCCCGTCCGTCCCCGCCTTCTTCAAGTTCTTGACGGAGAGCAAGTCCACTTCGTGGTTGACGTACAAGGTGACCGGCTGGTTGGTGCCGGAGTCCCCCATGTCCTCACTCAGGCGGGCCCCGGTTTCGGACAGCGCCAGCACCCGGTACACCTGGCGGGGGTCACGATCGTCGATCTCCAACGTAATGATGCTGGGGATCATCGCTGAGTAGTCTTCAGTGGGGTCCGGGTAGCCCGCTGCCAGGTCCGAATTGAAAACGACGGATGCCAACGTCATCGTGTCGTTCCCTGAGGTCCACGTGGCCAACGCTGTGGCGTAGGGAACCAAGTCGTACACTCCGTCGAAGGCGCCCACCGAGGCTTCCTCTGTCGTGTGCATGTAGACATCTGTGCAGCCGCCCAAATGGAGGGTGCCGCTCTCCGTGGACTGTGCAGTCCCATCCGGGAGCATGGCAGTGATGAGGAAGTCGTTGGCGGTGGCCACTCGTCGAGCTTGCCAGTACCCTGTGGTGCCCCCTGCCAAGCTCAGCAAATTGGAGGGGTCGACCAGAATAACCCAATCCAAGTTGTCCTGAGGGGTGAGGTCGTCATCGTACTCCCCGTCGGCTCGACGGTAGACTACCCAGTCGGTGAACAGGAGGGCGTTCCCCGGGCCGTAGATGGTGTAGTCATTCCCGGCGGCAAACAGCCCGCTCCACTCGGCGCTTTCCAGAATAAGAGCGGACACCGTGAAGGTATCCACTGTGGCGAATCGGTCAACGTCAGCGTCGAAATAAAGGTCCCCTTGCTGCACCCCATTCGCTACGAAGTTCCCATCGGCGTCTGTGATTGCGTAAGATGCGGGGGTAACCGTGTCCGCTACTCCTGAACAACGCACTGTCGGAGAAGCCGGTGCCGACGCTGGGTCGACCTTAGTCAAGTAGAGGCGGCCGGAGGATACGTAGGATACATTGAACTCCACGGGAAGCCCCGCCACCATCCCCACCAGGCGGTCCCCTACCTGTACGGGTTTTGTGGCAGTGAAGTCGATTTGGTTCGCTCCAATGGCGGCAGTAAACTCAATGGCCCCGCCCCTATGCAGAGCTAAGTAATTAGTCTCCGACGGGTCCGCATTGGTAGGGCTCATCTTGATGATTTCGATGGGGCCCTTTATCACCGCCATGTAATTCCCGCCAATGATGGGGACGTCGAGGATAGTATGCTCGTCGTAGGTCACCCCATTGTAGATAAGAAGGAGATCCCCCGCTTCAACCAGGGACATATTCTCCCCAGCTTCCATCAGCCCCACGTAGTGGGGGATGACGCAGCCGTTAGGGGCCGTGTACTCCACCGAGGTGGAGCCTGCTTCCCCCCAGGGACAGTCGGCGGGGGTGTAGCTATCGAAGTCCGCCGACCCGGCGCCCAACGTAGTTATGGTGTACTCGAACCCGTTGATGACTATCTTGGTAGGAGCGTAGCCTTCACTGATGTTGGGCGGCATAACGGCGGAGAAGTCCCCCGTGATCTGGTAGGCGTAGGGGATGGTCGCCAGGGTCCCGCTGCCGGGGGCCCACGCCACCAATGTCCCCGTCCCGTTGCCTACTGGCAAGGTCGCCAAAGTCGTAGCCGTGTACGTCAGGATGTCCCGGTACATGAGGATGTCGCCGTTGCCCACCACGAAAATCTCGGAGATGGCCGGGAACAACTCCATAACTCGGGAGATGATGCCGGAAGAGGTAATAGGGGCATGCTCTGACACCCAATCCGTGAGGCGGTCCACGTACTCGTCAATGGTCTCCCGGTTGGTGCCGGGCGTCGCCGAGGAGGGGTTCGACGCCCACACGGCGCCTACCACGCCGCTGACTCCGATGATCTGAGTCGGGCCGATATTGTAGGCCTCCCCCTCTTCCACGGCTTCGAACGTGGCTTCGACGTAGTAGTAGTTCCTATCCCGGTTCTGCGCCACCTGCTCGGGGGTGAACTTGTAGAACTCAATGGGCATATAGCTGAGCCCCCCCGCAGTGTAGGCGGAGGCGCCGAAGTTCACCTCGATGACCCGGGGGGCGCGGGCATACAGACGGACAGTAACCCGAGCTTTTGAGCCCTGCTGCCGCATGACTTGGAAGACGCTGGCCAGCCCCTCTATCTCCTCCTCCGTGAGGTAGTCCTTGTAGTAGAGGCTCTGCGCCATTTTCAACCGGAGGATCTCCCGGCGCAGGGGGTCGATGATCACCTTGAAAGGGGTGACCACGATGTCGGAGTAGGCGCTGAGCTCCGTGAAGTCCATCTCCGGGAACTCCGACTGGAGCAAGTCCACTACAAAGTCCTTGACGTCGGGAGTGTATGGATCGTCCCCGAACCGTTCCACCAGGGGGGCGATGACCTTGGTGTAAACGGCCGACCCCTCGGCGGTGGGGATGGACTCGTCGTACTCTGTGTAGAGCTCCTGTACGAATTGTATGAGTTTGTCCCTCTCCATCCCTTATACCTCCGTCGAAAGGTGCACCAGCAAGCTCCCGGCTCGAGTAATAGCCCGCATGTACACGGCGACGGACAACGTCCCCGGCAAAGTGAGAAGTGTCAACACCTCCAAGGACTCGAGGGTTTCATTGTTCATGAGGTTTTCCTGGCCCCGCTGAGTGGTCAAGATGGTTTCTTCCATCCTTTTTACCCGCTCCGTAATGAGGTAAGGGAGGCCCTCCAGCCCCACTTCGTTCATGTCCGTCTGCGTTACCAGTATCCCCACCCCGCTATGGTCCATAATGGAGCCAACTTCCGTCAACCACAAGCGGCAGATCAGCTGCAACAGTCGGTCCGGCCCAGCGAGGAACTGGCTGGGCTCCAGGGTAACCTGCACCCCTGCCGAATGTAAGGAGTAAGGCTCTACGTACACGGAGATGCGTCCGAAGTCGGGGACTGGGGGGAGGGCCCGAATCTTATTGGGACCCATCAGTACCCAAGTGGTGACGGAAATACCATCCAGGTAGATGGCAGTGACGTCCTTGATCTCATCCCGAACGTATATGTCCAATGAAGGCGGGGTCATGCTGACCCACTGCAACTTCAAAATGGTGGCTTTCGCTACTGGCCGAGTGGCTCGCAGGTCATGCACCGAGCACCTCGTCGCACACCTGAATGATCATCACCAGCTCCTCCTCCGCCCGCAGGAGGTCCTGATACCTCCGCAGGGCGGCTTGGAAGGGAGACTGCCGCACAGTAGCCGCCCGACTGCGCAAAGAAGGAGCTAAGCTCAAGATGAGCTGAACTTTCCCCGCAAGGTCGTCCGCAACTGCCGTCATTTCACGTACTCCGTCTCATCTTCCAAGGAATACTCTACACCATCTGCGTTAGGATTCAACCTTTGCGTGGTCGCATCGTCCGGATCGTCCCCTTCATATCCGAAAAGCTGCTCAAAAGAGCCCCCCGGCATGGGGGATGCCGCAACTATCTCCGCATCCCCCTCATTGGCAATGAAGAACCGGTCGAACCACGCCCGGTCCAGGGCGCCTCCCAGCACCTTTTTGCTCTGGTCCTCCAGGTACTCTCTAACTCCGGTAGCGGCCCCCACGGGGGCGTAGAGGAAGTCGTTGTCTACGAATTGGTCGAGCAAAGCTATGTAGGCCATAAGGGCCGCAGCCAAAGCAGCCTGCGCCATTGCTGGGGAGGGCGTCGTCGCGCCAAAAGGGGCAGAGGTGCGGTAGGCGTCCAGGTCCTGAAGGTAGGGGATGCCTTGCGCAGCGAAGCCGCCATAAGCCTGGTACGTTCCCGGCGTTGCCAACAGGTCGAACATGGCAAGGGGAACGTCGTCAGCCATCTCCATGAAGGTGTCAGTGAGGGCCGCCACGTAGGTCAACACAGGCCAAGTCGCCCCCAACGTGAACAGGTACTGCACATCCTCGTATTTGGGCGGGGTACTGCCAGTTGGGTCCCACCCACTGGGGAACTCAGCCGTAGCGGGAATGGTGAACGCTTCGTAGTAAGGCTGGGGGTACACTGAGGGTGTGAACGCTTCCTCCCCAGGTAACGGGAGAGGAACGTTCAGCAGCCAGTCCCCCTTCCTCACGGAGGACTTCCCCAGCACTGTCGTAACCAGGGAGAACCGGCGGGTGGTGGCGTAGGCATACCCCCCGTCGAACCCGTAAACATCCGCCCCGGAACCCCCCCACTCCATGTACAGGACATTGGGGAGATCGTCGGTGATCAGGCGAACCTTAACCCGGTCTCGGCGGGCCTTGACTTCAAAGGTTCCCGGGCCGCCCCCGACGGTGGGGTCACGGAGCAAAGTGACGCTGGTGTCCCCTACTGAAAGTATCGGGTAAGCCCGCCATTGCTTCTCTCCGAGCTCCCTCAGGAGAACTACCCAGTCCAGGGCGATGCTGGTGAAAGCATAGGGGACTATGGCGCTGTTCAGGGTGAGCGTCTGCATAGCAGACTCGGTCGACTGGTCCGAACGGATGAAATCCAGAATGGGGGTGTCCTCCAAGTAAATGGACTCTCCCCAAGCTACTTCAGGCAAGTCAAAGGGATTAGAGGACACGCGCAGGAAGGCCCAATCTCCATAGTCGTCGACATAGGCATGGAGGTTGCTCCCGAGCACCTCCCCATGGAAGGGCGCCCCCAACGCCTCAATGGCCGCCGCTAGCTGCGTCGGGGTGTACGTCCCCGGGACCAACGACAGGTCTGCGCTTGACGTATACGTAGTAAACGTGGTGACCTGGTTATCATCCGTCCCGTACTGAATGGCCTCCTCCGGGTCGATATTCAAGTAGTCGTAACTACGGGGGTACCCATTGACCGTCCCATACCAGGACAGGTAGTCTTCGGAGGATTCTCCCAACGTAGTCACCGTCACTACCGTCCCCGCTGAGGTCACCACTACTCCGTCGTCGCCGGCGGCCGGCAGAAAGCCCTGCAACGCCGCCACGATGTTTGCCACCGTCACTGCTGCCCCCAAAGGAGTGGTGCCGGAGTAGGTGCTCCCATTGATGATCATGGAGAAGTCGGAACCGAAGTGGATTGTCCCCAGGATGGCCCCAACGAACGTCATGGTTGGGCAGTAGATGAACGCCTCCCCCACTGATTCGACCAGGTGCCATTGGTCGCCCGGGGGGAGGGCGGGGACATTGAGCCAATCCCCCGCCGAGATACTTGCGGCATCAGCTACTTGCACGAAGCCGCCAGCTACAGCGTTCATCGCCACCGGGCCGTACCGAATGGTGTTGACGGGGTCTGCAAGCACGTCGAACGAAAGGATTGCCGCCCCCGCTTCGGTGATGGTGACATCGCTACTGGTCCCGAACATAGCCGGGGGGGATGCTGTCGGCATTGCCCAAGTCGTCAGTGTCCCCCAGTTCACCGCTACCGAGAACTGGTCCCCCGGCGCCGACGGGAAGGGGCCGGTACGCCCGACGATCTCCCCTTTGGTGATGGGCCCAAGGGGAACCAGCGCCCCGGTGTACTTGGGTTGCAAATACGAGTCGTTCCAGGACAGCCCCAGCAGGTTCCTGTAAACGTTGAAGTGCTCCTCGAGCCCCTCCTCTTTGCAGTACTCAAGCAGGGGAGCCAGAGTGATAGCGTCCGCCCCATTCAGGATGCCCGAAGTTTGAAAGATAGTGCCCCAATTGCTCAACTTCTGATGGTTGCGGTTGAACTCGTCCCAAACGATGGCCTTGTACCTTGTGCTCTCCTCCAAGGTAGCGGCGGCCTGGTTCAGGGCGCTCTCCAGGTCTTCGGCGGTCACTTCCGCTGTGTAATGAACGTAAGTGGGGGAGTTCAGAACGTCCAGGAGCGACTCGGCTGCAATCTTCTGGTCGGCGGCTACCCGGCAAGCCCAGGAGAAGGATTGCGCTTGAACATGGAGGATACTGTCAGGGTCAAGGAGAAAATTGACCAGCAATGAGCACCTGGCGGCCGCCACCGGGCCGAACTTGTCTAATTGTTCCGGGCGGATCACGTGACCTCCACGGTTACCAAGGAGGCTACTTCGTCAATGGCGCCTTCCACCCCGAACAGCTGGGCGATGTTGGCGGAGATGACCGCCGTCCCCGCCCCCACCCCCTTGATGGTGATTATCCCGGCCCCCTTGGTCACGGTAGCCACCGAGTCGTCGCTGCTGACAAACTCCACACCTATGGTTTCCGCCGCTTCCGACAGTACCTGGTCAATCAAGGAGGAGTCCTCCGCTGGGTCGAGGACCAACCCACTCAAGTAGCGCTCCGTGTAGGCTACCTCTTCTTCATCCCCCACCTCCAGGGACAACGTCGACGAGGCCATCAGGAGGGTATCCAATAACGGGAACAGGACGTCCTGCAAGGCTGCAGAGGCGGCGTCCGGAACTATGATTTCCCAGGAGGGGAGGCGATGCACGACCACCCGGTAACGCACCCCCCGAGGCAACTCCGCTATGGTTGGGACCGACGACTCGCAGCGAAGGACGGTGGAGACCGGGAAGTGAATGTCGGTCAAGCTCGACTCCCGAAACCCGAACTCGTCGCCCTGCTGAAGCTCGAACACCATCTGGTCGCTGGACTGGTAAGTGACGTACCCCCCGCAGAGGCACAGGTGAGGGTTGCTCACGGCGGGGAACACCACCTTGGTCACCGTTATCTCAAAATCATTGACGTCGGCGCCCACAGTCATAGCGTAGGGGGTGCTGGCTTCGTAGGCCCCGGTAGTAAGGAGGATACGTACGACGTAGTCCCCCTCCTCCAGCAGGAAGTCCGCCACGCCCAAGGCATCGGTGTCCTGGAAGGTGACCAATGCCCCACCTTGGAACACCGCCACTCGGGCAATCAACGCTATGAGGGCATCAAATTGGTCTTTTACGGTTACGGTTACGGCTTTGCTCATGAAGTCCTCTCTGCGTCTGGGTAGACAGTGTCCTGGACGTCGAAGTAGTCGTTCTCCCCCAGGTAGTCGGAGAGGTTGAAATCCTCCGCTGGAACAGTGAACCGACGCACGATGGAAGTGTTCTCCACCGAGACCTCCACTTCAATCCCAGGGACCAAGGCGATGGACGCCTCCCCTGTGGCCGACGTCTTGATCACCGTCCGCCCCTCCAAAGCGATAAATTGCGCTGCCTCCACATGCTCAATGGGGGTCAAACAAGTGATGGCAATGTTCCGGAAAGCCACCGGGTCACCCCCCATGTCAACCAGGAAGGCGGACAGGGTAACCAAGCTCACCGGGGGGATGTAGCCTATGTTCGGGACCTCGATGTACGACCCGGTCACCTCGGACAGGTACTCATCCTGGGTGCCGTCAATGTCAAGCTCGTGGTTGTTGGTGTCGAAAGTGGCGCCGCTCTTGTACAAGCTGAATCGGTACTGCCCGTCCTCCAACTGGAAGGTGACCTGCCCATCAGCGTTGGTAACGGCGTACGTGATCAACTCCCGCCCCCCGTCCACCCATTGGGAAATGATGACTGTAATGTCGGCCATCTCAAGCCCGTCCTCGTCGACCACTGAAATGATGACGTCGTGGAGATAATCCGCCGACTCGTAAATGTAGATCGACTGGGTGTCCGTAGCCACCGTCTCCCCACCCAGTTGCACGTTCCAGGTGGCTGCGTAGCTGCCGGCTTCATCGAGGATGAGGGACCGCAAATATACCCCTTGCAACGTTGGGTGTTCGGTGCACGCATACTCCACCCCATCGACTGTCACCGTAACGGCCAACCCCGTGCGGTACTCGGGGTCCACGTAGGTCAAGGAGAGGGCTTTACCCATAATGCCTATTGTGGGAGCCAGCATCTACTCCTCCGCTGTCTGCGCCTGGTCAATGAGGCCCTGCACTTCATCGTACTTATCCTCCCGGGCCAAAATGTGGTCAAGGGCGTCCTTCTCCGCCCGGACCCGTTCGAGCTCCAGCTCGGCCCACTCTTTCACCGCTGTAGCTACCGCTTTGGCCTCCTCAAGGCTTGGCATGTGCCTCTACCCTCCTGCGCAGCTTCTGCCGGTACCGGGAGACCTGGGAAGACGAAATCCCCAACCGCTGCGCTATGGCCGTGTTCTTGGCGTTTGGGTTTTTGTCCAGAAAGCGGTACACTGCCAGTTCGGTCCCTGTCAATTCCGGGGGCAGGAGGGACCAAACCTCCTTGACTCGGCTAGCCCGAGTCCCGTGTGGTACCTCTTCCTTGGTCTGCATATGGACAGGCTTCACCTCCTTTTGGAGGAGGACCACATCCGTCTCCTTCACACGAGCTTGGCTGGCTATTTCTGCCGTTGTCGGCGCCCGCCCCAACCGATTCTCAAGCACCCGCTCGGCTCTCCGAACTTTGCCTACTTGCTGGAGGCGTTGCTCCGGGACCCGCACCGGGGTAGCTCGCCGCAGCAGGGGGCGATGCGCTCCCTTGAGGGAGCCAACCACGAAAGTGGAAGCCCGCACTCCCCGACTGGGGTCGTACTTACGCAACGCTTTCAGTCCTGCCTTCATGAACTCGGCCTGGGGGATAACGGGCCCCCCTCTACTGGCGAAGTCCTGCGCCCTGCCGGCGACGACCTTACGCAGCTCGGCAATTACCGGGGGGAGGTAGCGCTTGTTGTGCTTCTTCTGTTGCCAGTTTGTGGTAGCCACAGTCAAAGGGTCCAAGGCCGCCGCCACCTTCTCCAAGGAGTCCTGAAAGCCAATCAGGACCGGGTCCACTAATTGGCCGCGTTCGCCGTCCCCGGCGATGACGAAGAGGGGTGTTTCCTGGTGCAGTGCCTGGAACCTGGCCAACTTCTGGAGTTCCTCACCCGCAACTGCGCAAGGAACTTCCCCCACTACTCTACCGTACCGGGTGTGCGCTACCATCAGGGTGGGGGAATCGCTCTCCTCGTCCCGTACACGGACTATGAACACTTGGCGCTTCTTCCTAACTCCCATGGCTTCCTCCTATCCGGTCAGGGCGCCTGTGTCGTCGCCCGTAGCGTGCAGGTCCTCTGCATCCACAGCAAACAAGTAGTTGTAGTGCTCCCTGGCGTGCGGTACATTCTCCACCATCCGCTTGATCGCTGTGAAGACCCGTGCCGCCCGAGGACCGCGGGGGTCAATGTCGCTGGTGTTGATCGTAGTCACCCCTTCAGGAATGAACACCTCCTCCTCCAATTGAAGCACACCGCCCAGCGCCGTCTCGTTAAGAGCAGCGTTGACCGCCGCTGCTACGGCGCTCTTCTTGAACTTCCCGGTTATCCAGGAGTCCTCCTCAAGGGGGGAGTGTAGCACGTATGCGCTTGGGACGAAATTCACTTGCTCCGGGGGCTTGATTATCGCCCGACGTTCCAAAGTAGGATTACGTAAGGCTTCGTCTTGCGCCATGAAGAAGGTCAAGATAATATCCATCTGTGAGTAGTCGGCCACGGCTTCGGCGCCCAGCCTCCTCGCTACTACATCGTACATGCTGTCCACGCCCCACAGGGGCTGGTACACCCTCTCCCCGATGGAGTCGTTGTTGTACATCGGGTCCAACCAAGGCGGCCGGCACAGCTGGTCCAGGGACATCTGGTGCTCACTCTGGGACACAGGAGAACCCGTGGGGGTGTCCATCAACGCCACCACTTCCTCAACATTCGTCCTGAACAGGGCTGTTTGGGTCTCGTAAATGCGCTTCCTAAGGTCGGCGGCCCGTTCCAGCGACGAAGCGGCAGCAGCTTGCTCACGGGCGCCTTCTTCCGCACTGGTGCCGAAAATATCTATGCTGTACTTCTTCTTTATTTGGCTCAGCGGCCCCCCCTCAGGGTCGCCCCCCGTCCCAGCAACGCTGATCTCAGTCAGGGCTTCTTGCGCCCGGACCGTGGCTGTCCCAGCTACTTGCGCCTGGTGCGCTTTGTTCCCCAAGGCAACCAATCGATCTTTCTTTTTTCTGTCCGTCTCTACCGCAGCTTTGGCTGTGGCCTCAGCATAAATGTCCTGAAGGACCGACAACGTCTCTTGCTGCGTATCGGGAGCCAACACCGTTCCTTTCTCAATGGACGCCACCAGCTTGTTACGACTCCCCCGCCACTTCGCCGCAGCAGAGGCGTACGGGTCCCGCTTGTACATCCTCAGGTAGACCCCGATGTCCCGCCACTCCTCGTATGAGCGTACGTGTGTCACGTGCGTGGTCATCCCTATTGTCTTGGGGGTGATTGCCAAGTCAATCTGCCTAATCTGCCCCACTACCAAGGAGTTGGTGACCTTGTCGTCGCTGACTGTGTTGCGGATTTCAATAGCCACCGGCAGTCCAGCAATGAAGCGGGGATAGAAGTCCCCCACCAAGGAAGCAGTGCGGATGCCGAAGTACTGAGTCATGAACGAGGCATGGGCCACTCGTTGGAGGAAGGGGAAGCCTCGAGAGAGGGGGGACTTATCCAACAACTCCTGCAAATCCGGGGGGGCACCCAATCCGATACCTTCATACTTATCGTTCGTCGAAGTTCCGCTGCTGGCTTCGAACTCAGCCAACCCCAACGCCTGGGTAATGGGCAAAGCCACCGGCTGCGGGCCCATGAAAATCTCATGGGGGAGTAAAGTGTACTTCCCCTTCAAGGTATCCTCGAGAATTCTCTTGCCCTGGTTGCCTTGAAGGTTGGGAGCCACCACCATGGTTTTCCCCTGGGAGCGGATGTACACTCCTTCAAACCCCACCTTCGGGCCGATGAGGAGCAACCGGGTAGGCTCGGCAGAGTAGTTCCTCCCGGAGGTAAACGAGGTGTACATGGACTCCATGAACAGATTGCACGCCGGAGGGATTCCGAACCACAAGTCGGGGAGGAGGATCTCCTCGTGGTACCTGTCAACGAGCTCCACTGTCCTTTTGAACGTCCCGGAGGGGGCGCCATGCCCAATGAACGACAGCCACTTCTTGAGGTCGGCAATGGCCTTCTTGACCCGCCCCAGGGTTAAGTTCCATGCCGCTCGGTTGTCCTTTGCGAAAAGCACCTTGTCCGTACCCGAATAAGGCAGGGACTCATTCCACCTATGCAGGTCAGTAACGACGTGGGACAAGCTGCTCCTGACTTCCGCCGTCAGCGAGTGCAACCGGTCTGTTTGGGACTTCCGTTGGGCCTTCAACTTGGCGTCGTAGGTCTCCCCCGCCGGCGTCGTGGGATTTAACGCTACCATCCCGGAGAGGTACTGAGCAGTCAAGGTGTGGAGGGCGGTGTAAAGGAACACCTGTATGTCTGAAACTGTGGACATCTTCCCGCTGAGGTCCCACGCCAGGAAGATGTCGTGGGCCCTCTGCTTGATCATTTCCTTGCGTAAGGCCTCAAGGAAAGCCACGAAGTCCTGGTACTTCTGGAGGCCCTTCAGTCCTTTGTAGGCAGTTACGGTCTTTTGGACCTCACGAGCGGGGGTATACTTTGAGGCGCAGGAGACCACTGATTGGTAATGGAGCCGCCGCAACAACGCCTGCTTGAGGGCGGCGTACGACAACGGCTGCTCCCCCCGAAACCCTTTCAGAAGTTTCTTCAAGAACTTCTTGGTGGACGGTAGGCGCATCAGCCTCTCTATTGTAGTGTCTCCTTCCGGAGCCACAATGCGCTGAAGTAAGTTCAACCGGTACTCAGCCATGCCGATGAAGTTGTCCATAGGTCGCAGGCGCTTTTTCCCCTTCTGGATGCCGGTGAACAACTCCATCAAGTGGATGAGGCCGCCCAACACCCCGTCCAAGTTTTGCGTAATCGGCCGGGTGAACAGCGCCTGCTGCACCGTCTCGTACTCGGGGATGGTGATGCCTCCGGAGAACGAGGCATACTTCTCCCCGACCTTGGTAGCAGTTTGTTTGAGCTCTGTGTCGTTCTCCTCCCGGTAGTCCCGGGACCGCTGAGAGAGGATATTCAGTAGCATCTTGGCCTGGTAGGACTGAGACGACGCACAACTGAGCACGGAAGAGCCTGCCCCCTGCGTGGCGTAGAACCGGTAGCCCATCATCTCCCCTTCGAAGGCCACAATGCCGTCCGGGTATTCCAGGGAGTCGTAGTAGTACAGCTGAATGTACGACCGGCCCAGGAAGCGGGGGTCTCCCCCAGTCACCAACTGGATCTGCATGGCCAAGGGGGCGCCAGTGGCGGTGGCGTATACCCCTCGGGCTGAGACCATGGGGAACTCCACGCCCTCTACAAAACATTTGACTTCTTGCCGTTTTGCTGCATGCAGTGCCATCTTTCCCCTACGCAGGAGCTGACGGAGTGTTCTGAGTTGCTCCCCAAGCCGGGCCGGAAGCCCCACTGGTGCTCGCTTGGGTAGTGCTGGCCCCACTCCCCCACCCAGCGGCGGTCTTGTTTTTCCGCTTCGCCCCGTAGTACTGCCGTTGGCTCCAGGCCCCCATGCCGATAGTGGCCCCACCCCATGACTTCACCGCCTTCCCTGACATCAACTTGTTGTCCAGTGTCACCGCAGAGGTACTTTGAAGCACGTTCTGCGACATGCCCGTGAAGGTGTAAAGGGCAGTCCCCCAGTCCTCTCGGAACAAACTGGTCACCATTTTCTTGGCCATGCCGTTTTCCAGCATGGCATTCACCATGCCCGAAAAGGGCGTGCCCTGCGCCCCTGAGAGCAGCCCAGCCTCGAGCGCCCCGGACCCCAGATTGCCTAATGCCGAAGCGATGACTCCCCCGTCCCCACTGGCAAGGGCTTGCACGAGCACCATGGCTTTCTGTGGGTCCGCAACGTAGTCCTTGATGCCCTTCCAGAACTTCTTCAAGAAGGTCTCCTCTTCCGCCTTTTTCAAGTCCTTGTCGTCTTGAACCCACCCCACGTAGTTCCGCCAGTAAGCTCGGTATTCCGGTGGGAGATCCTTTTGCACCTCCGCCGAGGTCAGGTACCTGGTTGTGAACTGGCGAAAGTCGGCGTCCACGTAGTAGGACTCGGTCAAGTTCAGCTGGCTGATGTTCTGCTCGTACATCACTGCGGCATGGTAGAACTGCAAACACAGGAATTGGAACGTGAGTGAGGGGCCCCCCTCCATTTCTATGGTTTTCTGGATCGAGTCCGAGATGATGTAACCCACGTAGATCAACCCGTCCACGCGAATCTCGAGAATTTTGCTGTTGGCTGCCAACCATCGGGGATTGAGGTACCGCCCGTTCCGGTAGTTGTTCCAAGCCTTCTCCCACTCGAAGTCCAAGGCATTGAGAATTTTGCAGGAGAAGGCCACCATGATGGGTGCTGAAGAACGGAAATTGGCGAAGACGTTGGCTGGGAAGGTTGAGTACACCTCGTGCAGGTCTGTTCGTTGGTACGCGATCCCCTGTACGGAGAAGTCCCGGGAGAGGAACTCTCGTTCGAACTTCCCGTCCGTGGCAAACATACTCCGTATGTAGATGGCCGCTATATCCTGCACGGGGCGGATACGGGTGCCGTACCGGGGTCGGATATACAGCGACGACTGTGAAAACGGGGAGGTGATCCCCATGTTCTTCCGGGAGGCCCCGTCGCCTCCATATTGAGAAATTGCGGCTGCTCCTTTGGCTTTAGCGGCGCCGGGCTTGGGAACTACATCCCCGGTGAGCTTGGCGCCCACCGGCCCTCGCCCCAACCCCCCGTACCGGGGACCCTGAAAAGAGGCAGCGTCCGCATCAGTCTGCACTGAGGACTCGTACATCGTTACGCCGTAGTCCAGCTTCTTCAGGGCCATATTCAGTACTCCATCATCACTTCCCAGGTTGCCTCTTCCAGTAGAGGATACCCGATTTCACCTGTTCTTCGCTCAAAGATGACAGCCTTCATCAGGAGGGTAAGAAAATCTTCCGGTTCCATGTAGGCCTTGTCGGTGAACGTCATCGTCACCCCGAAATTTTGCAGGGCGAAAGAGCTGGGAGCACCGGCTGTGTTCATCACCTGCATCAGTGGCCGGCCCCCTCTGCGTCTTGGTTGTCTTTACTGGGAGCTCCCCCCAAAGAGATGTGGAGACCCCCGCCTCTGCCCCCCGCCTTCAACGCTGCGGCCAACTCCTTCCCCAGCGATTCCATCCCCGCCTGGGACATGGTGAATTGAGCAGTCCCGTCCTTGAAGAGGTCGATGAGCTTCCCCTTCTCAGCTTCGGAGCTCTCCAACATAGCAATCAACTTGCCGAGGTCCCCCACTTCCCCCTGCTCTCCGGCCACCCCCGCACCCATGGGGTGCCGAGTGAACTTGCGCAAGGCGGCCGCCACCGAACGAGCCTGCTTGCGCTGCTCATCGCTGGTCTTGGCCCCCATGGCCTTGATCATCATCCCGGCAATTTCGTGGGCCTTTGTAAGGCCCTCTCCGCGGGACCCCTCGAAGCGGTATGACTTCTGTAACTCCTCAGCGATCTTCGCCTGGACCGTCCAAAGCCTCCCTCCGCCCTTCATGACGTCCCGTTCCCACTTCTTGAGGTCACCCCATACAGCCATACCGGCCATCCCCTCAAACCTCTCCAGCACGGCCTTTGGTTTCCGTCGCCGAGTCCACCCGGTCTCAATGGCGAGCATCTGGTTGGTGTACCTCCCAAACTGAGCACTGAGCAGGGGGTCGGACGCGAAGATCCGGGAGAGCTCCTCCAACTCCGACGCTCCCGCTTGGTCAATTTGCGCCAGGACGTCCTGGGACAAGCTCTTCGTCAGGGCCTCTTTTCCCGCGCTGAGAGCAGCGGGGAACTCATCTATGTACTTCTCCAGGGCGCCCCGGATGTTCCCGGCCGGGAGGATGTATCGCAGCTGATCCCTCATCTTATTTTTCTTCCACCTCTCCTTGATGGTCCCTGCCTGCTCATACCAGCGGTCTTCCACCTTGTAGTACTCAGCGACCTTCCCCAGTTCGGCCAGCCCGTGCAATCGCGAAGCTCTCAGGCCGGCAGTTCCCCGAACCATGCCCCCGTACTGGGGGTCCCCCTCGAACAGGGGGCTCATCACCCCCCGGGTGACCTCTTTAGTAGTGTACATCGCCATCTCTTTCATCATTGCCCGATAGGTGCGGTCGTCCACCGGCTTCCCAGCTACTTCGGCCCCCTTCATCCGCATGATCTCGTCACCCAGGGCCGACAGTTTACGCCGGAACCCGGAACGGGAGATAGCCAACGGGTCCCACGCCTTTTTGATTTGCTGCTCCAGGGCATGCTCGCCAACACTGCCTCGGCTCCCCCGACGGGCTTTGCTGGGGTCGACAACGAGAGACATTTCCTGCAACATCCCCCGAGCGAGGGCCTCCCGGGTGAATCCCCGGGCACCCACTATCTCTTCAGCAGTTATCCCTTCCGGGGCTCCCAGCTTGCGCATCGTGGCGTGGTAGGTGTCGGCTTTGGTGGGGGGAGCGCCGGTCCCACGCCTGAAGCCCTGCCCGAACTGAGCGGCCGCATGTCCCTTAAGGCTCTGCGCCCATCTAGGCAAGTCCGGAATGTCCGTGAGGTCCTGGGCGGGGGCGTACCCCGAGGGGGCCTGTAGCTTGCCTCCGGAGAGGAGTTCCAGCTTCTCAAAAGCCTCCCAGTGCGCTGCTTTCCAGTCGGGGGTGCCTGCCAACGTCTGTGCTAACTTGATCATCTGAGGAGACCCTTCCAAGTACCCCTTCATTCGAGACATTGCGCCCGCATTGCCCGCTCGAGCGTCGACCAGGAACTGCTTGATGACGTCATGATCACTGCGAGACATAGCGATGTCCTGGTACAGTATCACCTCAGCGGAAGAATGGTATACATCCACACCCAAATCTCGCGAAGTACGGGCCAGTTCTTGGTCGCTGACCCGTCGGTGAGATATGGCAACTTCCTGATCAACCGCTGCCGTTCTTGCTGCAACTCCGGCCTCCTTGGTGAATCCCCCCAACCACCACGGCGGCTTCCCCGCTGTAGCGGGGGGCGCTATGGTGCCCATTCCCCGCACTGCGTTCTTGACTTTCTGGAATGAGTCGTCGTCGTCAGAGAAAGCGTAGTAGGTTTCGCCTCCTACCGCGAACTTCTGCATTCCCTCCATCTCCCCCGGGCGTGCTATGTCCAAACCCTGCATAAGCGTTTCCCTGAAATCCTGCCCCCCTATCAACTCGCCGGGGGACAACAACGCCGAGTAGGCAGCCATCTTGGCATAGTCGGTAAACCCGGCCCGCCGCAATCCCACCTTTCTCCCGGATAGGTTGAACTGGCCCAAGAAGCCCGAAACATCTTCGTCCGCCTGCCTGAGGTTATACCCAGTCCTTGACATTTGGGCGATGACCGCCTCCATTCCGGACCTGGAGCCGAGGGCCTCCTCAAATGCAGCGTGCCGCTGGTGGTAGGCGTACAGATCCGCAGCCGTCGTGAGCCCCACGGCGGCGACGCCTCCCCACTTGAGCAACCCCCGCCCAAGGGCCATAGCTCCGCCACCTACTCCCATCCCCGCCTTCCCCATGCCGAGGCCCATCTTCCCGACGTCCAATGCCGTACCCACTACGGGGAGCTTCCCCGCCCCCCTGAGCACTGCCCTACCCCCTCGGTACGCCCCAGTCCCCTTTGCCCACTTCCCGACTTCTCCCATCCCACCACGAAGGCTGGCCCCGATACCGCCTCCTCCGTACCTGGAGCCTTGCAGGAAGGGGGCCAAAATTCCCCGCTCGCCCGCCAACCCTCGGAAGGCCCATTGCCCACCTTTAGCTGCCCGAGCGCCTCCGCCCATGAACCGACCGCCTTTGAAGTAACGCATGGGCGTAAGCCCCCGACCGACAACTGCCCCTGCCCGCCCAAAGGCGCCCCGTACCGCCCTCCCGTACACAGGATGAGCCCCTAGTGCCCCCACTCGCCCCAACCCCGACCCGGCCCACTCTCCCACGTCCCCCCCGACCGCGCCCCCGGCAAAGCCCCCAATAGCCGCCCCAGCCTCAGTCATTCCTTCCCACAGCTTCCCCCCGAATGAGTACTGCGGTTCGGCCATGCCTCCCACGGCAGCGTACTCAGAGGGAGTAGCGGCAAATGCGAACATGGGATCGACCGACGTAGCAAACTGCCCACCGGCAACCAGACCCCCTCCGCCGCCGCCCAGCCCAAACTCGCCCATGAGGGCCGTACTCATAGTAGACTGCGCTCCTGTCATCGTGGGGCCGCCGAAAGCTCCCGCTAAGGCATCCGGAGGGAGCAAGGACCCCATCAGACCGCCACTCCCGAACTCACCACTTAAAGAAGGCAGCCCCATCGGTGAGGCGAAAGCAGCAGCAGCGGCAGGGCTGCCGCTAATGGTTGCCTGCATCCCCCGCCAGAAGTTCCCAGTGGGTAAGCCCCGCATGGCCCGATTCATGACGTCGTCGAAGGACTTAGAGACGTAGGACGTCTGAGTGTTGATCATCTGGTCGAGGTACTTGTTAATGTAACCCGTCACTCGCTGGTTGAGCTGTGCCCCGAAGTCCTGAAGTCTCTTTTCGAGGGGGCCCAGTAACTGCTTACGTATCCGCCCCACGATCATCCCCGGGCTCATCACCTGGCCGCGAACCTGCTCTTTGAGCTGCCCCATTTGGCGCACCAGGCCCTCCTGGAGGCTTGACCGTCCCAGCTCCCCAAGGTTGGTGGTGACCTGGCGCAGCATGGATACTTCCTCTTGCCCGAGACCGGTGAGGGCACGCATCCCAGTGACCGGGTCGGTTCCTGCCTGCTGGGCGTACACACCCCCCATCCGCTGGACCAGCTCGGACGGGTCCATGGAGCCCATCATCTGCCCCATCAAGTTTGACTGGTTGGCAGCGAAGGAGGACAAGAAACCCTTTCGAGACAAGTTCTTTCGGGCCATTTTTCGGAGGTCTTTCCAGTTCAGCCCGCCGCTGCGAAACTGCGCCATGCGGGCAGTGTCCAGGCCCCCACTGCGATCCATCAAGGCAGCCATGACGGTCTGCCCCAGCTCGCTTTGCAGCGCCAAGGGGGCGGCCTGCATCATCCGCATGGCCAGGTTGGGGGCGCCCTGCGAGACGGACATGCCCGTGATTTCCTGAACTCGTTCCCCCGAGATCAGCCCGGAACGAGCTGCTTGGGCTATTCCGGTAGCTAACTGCGTCGCTTGCAGCGCCCCTGTCGCTCGGCGAGTACCGAACATGGAGGCCTGTTGGCTGCCGGCCAACCCCACCTGCATGAGAGTGGCCGAGTCTATCCCGGTCCCCGCCGCTCGAAAGTGAGTACCGGTGACATACGCCGCCTGGTCGCCGGTCTTGAAGAAGCCCATCCCCGCAGTTTGCTTCATCGTAGCGTAGGCATCGGCCAAACTGGTACGGAGTACGCCCGCTACGGTTTTTGTCTCGTCCAACAACTTCCGGAACTTAGCTGAGAATTCCTTAGCAGTCCCAGCGCCTCGATACTCCTGCCCGATCCCTGTGGCGTACAGGAGTTGAGAAGCGTCCCGGAACCTCCCGGACGTGTCCTGACCCCTGTGAGCATAGTCCATCATGACATTACGGACGCCGCCGAAGTCTTGCGCCCCGAACGAACCGCGCATGCCGATATGGGGGCGAATGGCCTGGATAATGTCTGCTGTGTGCCCGTACTGCCCGGCGCCCACGCCGATCTGCTGCCCGGCCCAGTTCACCCCGGCTAAGCCGGCAATGGTCGGAGCGGCAAACGCTGCGGCACCTATAGCTCCGCCCAGGACCCCACGGGCGATGCCCATGGGGCCTCGACGAGCATACAGGCTGGGGAGGTCCCTGATCGTGTTCCAGAAACCGGCCTTGACCGGCATCCCGGCGCCCCGCATGACCCCCTGTAACCCCCTAGTCCAACCGTGCAGTCCCATAGTCAGGGGGTCGAAAACGCTGGCGGCGATCCTCGGCGCCGTCCCCATACGGTGCATCCCCATGGCCATGGAGGCCCACCCCAGCATCCCTACGCCGGCAGCACCGGCAGCTCCTGCCGCAACTCCTGCGGTGGTGCCTACATTGGCCGGGGTGGGAGCCAGCGGGTTGACCATCTCACCAGCAGGCATACCCCCCGGGTAGGACCCGGCGTAAGGGCCCATCTGCCCCCCATACCGGGCCTGGCCGGCCGCCATCATATTGAACTGGCGGGCCTGCATCATCGCTGCCCGTTGGGCCGCTATTACCTGTTGCTGAGTGAGGATGTCTACCATGCCTTCTCCCCGGCGGGCGCACTCTTAGGCTAAGTGTAGCGGAAATAGGGAGGGGTGTCCATCTTCTTGGGCTTACTTCTTGGGGGGAGGTTTTCTGCCCCCTTCCGGAGGTTTCTTGGGGGGAGACTTCGCCGCCCTCCTACGGGGGGTTTTACGGCGAGGCTCGGACCCGGAAAGTGCCACCTCAGCGAGGAGCTCTTTGCGGTCCCGCAACTCCAGGATGACCTCTTGGATGACTTCCCGGCCAAGGAAGGAAGCCTCCGCCTCGGGCCCCCCCATCCCATCAGACAGCTCCCCCAGGTAGTTGATCAGCAGCTGATACAGCTGAGCCTTCTCCTGAGCTTTCTGAACTTCGGCCAGCAAAGTCCGTAATTGGCGGCGATCCACTAAAGCTCCAAGAACATTTCGAACAGAGAAGAAAGGGACCGCCCCTGCAAGTCCCGCTCGATCTGGTCCGCTTCGTACACCCGATATGACCCCATCTCCATGAGCTCGTCCGGGTGCCGGCGGGCCGCCTCCATCATCTCCTCTTCTTCCCTGACGTTGAACGGCAAGTACATAGAGGAGACGTCGGACGCCCTTCCGGTCTTTTCAGCGATGGTCTCCCAGATGCGGGCGAGCTCGGAGGCTACATACCGCTTGCCCCCGGTAATCAACAACCCCTCCCACGCCTCTTCTTCATCCGTCGCCGGGTGGAAGGTCTCGTAGCAGCATACGCAAACGTAGTCAACCACGGCACCGTGGCACTTGGTGCACACCCCGTAGCTGCTGGTGGTAAGCTCCGTTTGCTGCATGACGTCGTGCCCGCTCCAAAAGGTCAAATCCACCAACGGGTAGGCCCGGTCCTCATCCCTCCCGAATACCAGCTGTATCATAACTCGAGGAATTGGCGAAACCATCACACCTCCCCTTCTTTGATGGGCACGGTGCCGGCCACTCGGGTGGCTCCGTCGGCAGTCAAGTAGTCCAGGGTAAAGCAGCCTTCGACTTCGACGCCGACTGTCCTCAGCTCAACAAACTCGCCCAGGACGAAGCGGCCCCCACCCATGTCGATTCGGCGGGTGCGGTACTTCCCGGGGGGGCGGGCCGTCCCTTGGATAGCCAGGTCCAACCGGTCAAAGGGGATGACAATCATCAGCTTTTTCCCTTTTCGGGACATGGTGCCGGCCATTACCACGCCGCCGGGTATCCGGTCGATCCGGTCCATTTCCAACTTGACAATTCTGCGCTTCTCATTGTAGAGCACCCGCAAACCGCTCACGTTGAGCTTCTTCAGCGCTCTACGCAATGTTGCCACTTTATCCCTCATAGTACTCCCCCTTCAATAGGAAATTCACCGTACTGAGCGGGCCGTACGGGACCTTGGACAAAGCGAAAACGATGCTCCCCCTTTCCAACTGGTCAGAGGGGGCAACGGGAACACCCATCAAGGTAGCCGCCGGGCGGAGCCCCGCCCATTGGAACAAGCTGGGCACATTGCGCACATAGATCCGGACGAGGAAGTAGCCGCGGTCGGCGCAAAAGGCAAATACTCCCTGTAGGTCCTCGACCGCCTCCTTGGTGAGGCGGACGGCGGTGATCTCCCGCAGCCCCAAGAGGTCCTCCAAGGAACGCACAGTGTCCTTCGCAGGCGTTGCTCTCAACTCAAGTTGAAACTTATCCGGCAGGACATGGATTTCGGTAGCGCCCCAAGCAAAAGCAGCGGCGACTACCCCCAGAACCTCATGGATTCCCCGCCCCCGCCTCTTTTTGTCGACGCGCATGGGCTCTCCGCAGCAGTACTCCCATCACTCCCTTGATCAACCCTCGGATAGCACCCGACTTGGATGTACCTGCCCGAGTGGCGATCTCTTTGAGGAACCTGTCGGTGTCCGCCGTAACGCGCAGCCCGACAAAGACGGCCTTTTTACACTTCCTCGTCGCCTTCTTCGGAGAGGGCTTCGACATGGGCCTTCACTCCTTCAACGATGAATTCAGGGGTGGCGCGGCGGTCGATAACCAACTGATCATCCTTGAACTTCGCCACTTCGCCGTCAATAACGGCCACCGGCATCACCTGCATCTTCCCAACGCCGTCAACATAGCTCGCGGAGTAAATACGGACCTCCGTGACGCTGACTACGTTAAATCCGTCTCTCTCGGTGCGATCAACCATCTTTCTCCTCCTCGGAAATTATCCACTCCTCGCCATCTTCCCGCCCTTCGTCTTCCTGGGCCAAAGAACCCAAATCAGGGATGGACAGGTCGGAGCCGGGTAGTTCTCCTACTTCCGGTTTAGCTGGGCGTTGGCGGTCGTTGGCTGGATTGGATATATTGCCCATCCCTTCCCGGAACGTAACCATTACGTGCTCAAAGACATCATCTGCAACAGGAACGTCCACCTCTGTCTCCCCGTCGGAAATAACCAAAATGTTCAGGTACCTCCCAGTCTCAAGCTCCAGCTCATTCCTGATTCTGCTAACGAAAAGTCTCATATCCCCTCCGGGAGCATTGAGTCCTTTAATCCCTTAAGTTTGCCGCCGTAGCGACTTCGTTGAGCCCGTTCCCGTTGACGAGCTGCCCGCATTAGTTCATCCAATGTCGGCAACTTATGTACTTCAAATGGGTCTTGTTCGGTCCAAGCACCGAAAAGTTTCCGTTGCTGCCTCAACTTAGCTCCAATCTCCTTTTCGTCCACAAGGTGGAGGACCTCATCAATGTGGTCCCCCAACCCACGAGCTCTATCCTTCCCTCCTAGCAGCGAGGCAAACATGAACAACAACCTGCGGTAGATGTTGTTCCGCTCCATCACGTACAGGAGCATGGGTAGTTCCGCCTCACTCCCATGGGCAGGCAACGACGTCTTCTCAAAGAAGAGTTGGAGCCTGGCCCATCCCATGGGAGTGTTTACCCATTTTTTAAAGCCTCCAAAGTCAATGTCTCCTGCACACGAACTTCGAACCAGGTGAAGTTGAACCACACCAGCCAGAAGACCGGGTCCGGCAAGGACAAAATAGCCTTGATGTTTCCGTCCAGAACGTTCTTGCTGAACTGCTGCTTGAGCTTGTCCGGCAATGGGTCGGGGAGTTCCCCCTCCGCAATTGCAGCCAAGCCACAACAGAGGCGGAAGATTTGCTGGTGGAATGCTCCCTCCGGAGACATAACACCGGCATGCCCGAACTTCTCCTGCATGGCGGTCACGATGGCCCCTCGATGCCCGGTAGAAGACATTCGGTAGGTGACGTCCAACTTGCCGGGAACGATAGCGACTACCTGAGTGGCCGCCCCGGTCAGGACGTCGCCGAAGTCTAGGGGCTCCAACCGGGACTCCACTGCCTGCTTCAACCCGCCCAACTCCCGCCAATTGAAACCAGTCTCCGCCTGCAAGGAGAACCCGGAGATTGCCGCCTCCCCTTCAGCAAACGGCTCCTCCTCCTCTTCCTCGGCAGCCAACTGGTTCAATTGTTCCTGCTCGTCCGGCCCGGGGAAAATTCCTTGGTCGTCTGGCATGGTTACTCCTTCTTTTCCTTTGGTTCCTCAGGCACCTCAGGCGCTTTCTGCGGCGGAGGCTTGGGGATCTTGGACTCGTCAATGATGTCCTTACGAGTGAAGGTCAACGTCACCCGCTCAGCGGTCCTCCCGACAACTTCGACAAGGTAGTACATCCCCGTCCGCCCGGGCACGTCCAGAAGAGGCAATGGGAGGAATGTCTCAAGTACCGACCAGGGAATGTTCGTCTGCTGGTTGAGCCCCTCCTCCGCCGGCGTCGCTTGGAGGAGGCCCATCACCGCCAACGGGTTGGTGTCTACCGGCAGGAAGTACAGGGGCTTGCCCTCAAACTCCCGAGCCAAGTTACGCAGCGCCAGCATCTTCAGCGTGCGCGCTTCCCGCGATTCCTGCACAGGTGCTCCCGGAGGGCCTCCAGGGGGCCCTGCCCTCCCTCCCGGGAGCACCCTCATCTTGGTGGGATCGACGCTGGGGGTTTTTCTCTTCTTCCTTTTCGGCTTCTTCGGTACTTTGTGTTTTTCAGCCATTTACGCCTCCTCCTTAAGGTCTGTCACGGGGGTAATATAGCTTGCTTGGAACTTCCTGTAAAGGGAAATGTTTAACAACTTTCTTGACATTCGTACGTGGCAGTTGTTATATGAGTGGACAAGGGAGGAAGGATGCAAGCTCTCTACGATTGGGTCATTGTCGAACGGTACATTCCTCAGGCTGGAATCACCCTGGAAATGCCGGATGAGACGAAGTTCATGGAGGCCCTTGCCGTCACCATGAGGGTGGTCTCCGCCGGCAAAATCTTCGGGCCGGAGGGTTGGGAGGAGCTGCCGGTCTCCGCCGGAGATGTTGTGTTGGCCTCCCTGGTAGGAGGAATCCGCATCCGCAGCCGAGAAGGGGAGACACGTTTCGCTATTCGCTACAGTTACTTGATTGCCAAACTCGAGGAGGTCGCAAGCACCCATGAAGATTGAAAAGCTTACCGATGTCGCTGTCGTTCTCGAACCGAAAGACCGCATGGTTGCAGGCCTGGACCTGCTGTCCCGCACGGTGCAAACCACACTCGGCCCCGCCGGTCAGTTTGTCGGTCTGCAAATGAAGCTTGGGCAACCCACCTACACCAAGGATGGTGTTAACGTAGCCCGCCATGTGTGGTCGGAAGACCCCGTCGAAAACTCGGCCATTCAAACCGTAGTCGGAGCGGCTATGGAAATGAACAACCTCATCGGGGATGGGACCACCACTACAGTCATCCTGGCAGTGGAGTTAGCTCGGCAGCTGCTCCAATTGACAGGGCGGGACTACAGGGAAACTCTAGCGCACCTGCGTAGGTACTTTAATGTAGCCACGGACGCGGTGAAGGAGCGCATCGTCACTATCGAGAACAAACTGGGCACCCTGAAAGCGGTCGCGACTATCGCCTGCAACGGTGACGAGGTCCTCAGCACGCTTGTGGCCGAAGCGGTTCATGCCGTGGGGAGGGATGGTGTGGTAGCCTTCCAAGACTCCCCTTCCGGCGAGCCGTACTACGAAGTCACCCAAGGGATGATATTCGACCGGGGGTACGCCTCCTCGCATTTCCTGGTCCAGGATGACCAGGCCGGCAAGATTGACTTTGGGGGCCAACCAGATGAGGCGTGCCTGGTGTTTGTCAGCGCCGACACCCTGGCTGAAGCGGAGGAAGTCTTACCCATCCTGCAAACCGTAGACCACATCGGCCAACCCCTATTGCTGATTGCGCCCGATATAGTCGGCAACGCCCTGGGGATGATGATCATTAACCGAAAGCAGGGCCGGGTCCACTCCTGCGCCATCCGGGCGCCGGGGTCGGGAGAGCGCCGCTTGCGCATGCTGGAGGACATCGCCCTCGCCACCGGCGGGAGGCTGTTCGCCACCAATCACGGCAAGGACATCCGGGAGTTTACCCCCAACGACGTCATGGAGCACCTGGGGAAAGCCGGACGGGTCCTCATCTCGGACAAACGCACGGTGCTCTTCGACGCTGGCGGAGAAGAGGAAGTAGTGGAGGCCCACATCGCCAGCCTCAAACAGGCGGCAGAAGACAACCCCCACGAGCGTAAGAGGTACCAAGAACGAATTGCGCAACTAGCGGGCGGCGTAGGGTCGGTATTCGTACCTGGGTACAACAACGCAGAGAAGGCAGCCCACCGCTTCTTGGTCGAGGATGGTATCTCCGCCTGCATGGCGGCCCTACGGGGGGGCATCCTCCCCGGCGGGTGCTGCGCCTTCAAAGTCATGCTTCAGGCAGTCAGGGGCATCGAACCCAAAGGGCTGAACGACGTACGGGCCAAGGAAATCTTTTTGAAGACCGTAACCCGCCCAGTGGAGTTGCTCATCGCCAACGCCTTGGAAGGCGGGGAACCCGGACACGACACCTTTGATATGATGGGGCGCTTCCTACGCGAAAAGCGGCCCAATTGGGGCGTCGACATCAGCACCATGCAGTTCGCGAACTTAGACAAAACGAAGATTTGGGAACCGGCCCTGGTCCCCCTGACGGCGCTGCGCATTGCGTTCAGTTGTGCCACCACTTTGGGCAACACTAAGGCCATGATTGTGCAACGTGGAAACAAAAAATGATCCCCCTGCTTCAAGCCCTCAAGTCCGGTACTTTACTGAAGTTCTACCAGGAAGACGACCATAACGTCGTCGCCCTTATATACTTCCTGGAGCACTGGGGGTTCGTCACTCTCACCATTGAAGACGGCTTGCTGACCGTGGAGATGCCGCCGGAGAAGCGGGAAGCCTTCTCCCCCCAGCGAGTATTGGCGCTATTCCAGAAGGAGAACGTTCATGCCAACACTGTGGTACTGAAGACCCCCTCCCGGTTCTCCTCCGAGGTATTTGAGGATGTGCCCCAACCTTCACTGGCTGCTATTCCCGGGGCTTTTTACGGGGCTGCTTTCGGGCTGCCTAAGGGGCTGACTTTTACCTGCCGAGGTAGGGACGTTGCAGTCACTGAGAAGGGAAGAAGAGGCGACACTACCCACTACCTGGCGGTAGGGCCGGAAGAGTTTATCATTTGGTTGGAGCACAAGGGGAGCGCTGTTGCCGCGATGTACGGAGTTCCTACTATTTCCTCAATGCTGCGGGGGCCCTAGTAGGGAGTGTCCAGGATACCCTGCATCAAGTCTTCGTAGTCAACTCCATCCACCGGCATCACCCGCTCATAGTCGATAGTCACCGACTCCTGAATGATGACGCCCTGGGCATTGAAACCCAAGTTGTAGGACGGTGTCACGGCCTCCTCGAAGTAGGACTTCACCAGCAGGTTCCCTAGGTTGTCATAGATTTGCATGAACAACCCGAAGCACCGATCGAAGAAGTCCGACTCGAGATTGTAGAGGTAGTTGTTGTACCCCGGGGCGATAGTCGGTAACCCGTACGCCGGATTCGGCTCCGCCGTCTGTGAAGTGGTGGTGAACAGTTGCTGACTGTCCTTATCTTGCCACACGGCGAACAGCTTCCTCATGATATTGGGTCCGGAGTAGTACACATCCGTGAGAGTCACCCCTCCGGCCGTGTGGCCGAAAACTACGTAGCTGCGCTTCGAGCCGATCTCGTAGAAGCGGGCCACCCCCTTCGTTTGCCCCCAGGAGAAGTCCTGCGCCAGCCCAATGGGGAACACGGAGTCGGCAATATTGCTGTTGTCCGTGATGTCCGCCAAGTGCGGTGGCCCGGAGCCCAGCAACGTGAACGTTGCCGAGGCGTGCTTGCCTTCTTTCATCCCGCCTTGCACCGTCTTGGTCAGCGGGTTCCAGCTATCCTGTCGCGCCATGTTGTGTCCTCCCTATGCAATGATGTACACGAACACTCCGCCCAGCGGAATGAACACGTTCGCCTCTAGAATAATGTTGTGCACGTTGATGAGGGTGGCGTGGTTGCTCAAGTCCTCAATCCTCCCCGATACCCCCTCCCTGGCGGTCGCCCACGCTTCAATGGCCGCTGCGACCTCCGTATTCTGCGCACCCAGGGTAGCGTCCCCCGTGTTCTTCTTACGCCAGTTGCGCAGGGCGCTCCTGACCCGGAGGGCCAAAGAGTCCAACTGCGAAGTGACTGAGAACTCGGAGTTCTTCACCGCCGAAGTGTCCGTGGTGAACTGTCGACAGACCTCCACCGTCCCCTCTGCGTCCCCATTCATAAGGAAGAACAGCCCGGTAATGCGGTCCAGGTCGGGGAACAGGTCGTCCGTCCCGTACGCGTGCAACAAGCCGGGGATGGTGTACCCCGAGAACGGGAACTCAACCTTGTGGGCCAATGCGTAGCCACCCACTGCGGCGGCGCCGTAGTAGTTGGCTACGTTGGTGGTCACCCCGTTGACATCCACGTCTACGGACTCGGAAGGCAAGAGGCAGATACGCCGACTGGCGAACGTTGCCGCTTCGGCCTGGAGCGCCTCCAACATGGCGTCCGTGTCGTCGGCGTCAATTGCATCCCCTCGTTGGTACAGAGAGACATCCGCACCGGAAACTACCGGCGGGGTCTCCGTGCTGTAGAACGCATCGGTGTTCTCCGTGGCCCCAAACACAAGGATGACCAGGGCCGTGTTGGCATCGGTGTCCACCGAACTGACCAGGTACTTGTGCAGCGCCTCCGCCGAGGAGGCCCCGCCCCCTGAAACCTGGAGGTACACCCCATCCGCCGTGGTCAGCGTCTCCGGGTCGATGCCGCCGGCCGTGAGGACCGCTGCCAAGGAGAAGAGGGACTGGTCGAAGATCAGGGTGGTCTCCGCCCCCAACTCGTTGTCCAGGCAGTTGGCCCCGCTCCCCAGCGTGGTCGAGTACTCCTCGTCCGGAATGTCCGACGTCAGCAAGGTCACGGCTTCACGCCGGCTCTCCGGCAGCGCCATGGTGCTGATGAAAGACCCAAGGACTTGATTGATGACGCTGTCGTCCGTCAGCGGCACGATGATCCAGTCCGGGTACTTCTCCATGATGGGGACACAGGCCAAGTACCCCGCCACGTCGTCGGAGGGCACACCCAGCACGTAGAATTCGTACAGCCCGCCGGAGGCGAGCATGGCCATGTAGGCTGCCCAACCCAGGGGGTTCTCCAAGGGGGCAATCGGGTCGAGTTTGTCTAGCAAATCGGCCGCCCCCGAGATCTTGGTGCGGTCCCGGGCGTACGTCGGTGAGATGTCCAAGCGCAACGCTGAGTAGCTGGCGTAGAGGTTGTACGACGGGTTGACCGGGGATCGGCCGTAGCTGTCCACGATGACGTCGTTGTACAACGTGATGAGGTCCTCGGTGGAGTCGATGAGGATGCTCGGGAAGGGCTTGGTGGCCCCCGTTGAGTCCTCACAGCCCCGAGCTTCGAGGTACCAATACACGAAGGTGTCCGTCAACCCGAAGATGCTCCCCGTCTCCAGGGCAGCGAAGGTGAACGACTGCTGCGCCGCTACTACGTCCCCGACCGTGGTAATGGTGGTGTTGGAAGACAGCAGGACGCTTTGCACCGTGCCCTGCGCCCACAGGCGGTCGTCCACCTGTGCCATGTACGGGGCGCCGTGGTGACGATGGCCGGTGAAATTGGAAGCGGCCAACTGCGAAATGATGTCGATGTCGCGGTAGGTGATACCCTCCCCGATGATGGGCAGGAAGGAAGTGGTAGGTTGGTCCAGGTGGAGCACCAAGTCTGTGCCGTCCACCACTATCCTGAGAATGGTGGCAGTGGCAGTGCCGCCGTTCAAACGGACGGTGTCTCCTTCCACTACGCCGCCTGCATCAGCGGCGGCGACTACCAAGGTAGTGGCCGTAGTGCCCAACTTGGTGGCAACGGCCAGGATGGTGTCCTTGATGAACAACTTGTTCAAGCAGTTCGAGCCATAAATGACCAAGCTCGACTTGAACCCGAGCAGGTCCACTGCCGTGGTCGGGCCGGTCAGCACCAGGAAGTTCCCAGTCCCGTCCTTGGCGGCAATGGTGATGCCCGGGAAGGCGGCATTGATGGCCGTAATCACATCGTCGATGTCGTCTGCATCCTGGAAGGTTACCCGAGTGCGGATGCCTCCCTCTACGGCCAGGTCGATGTAATCGCCGGTGGCCATAGCAATAGGCGCAATGCTGTTGCTATGGTCCCCAATGACCAGGAACTCACCACCGGGCTCGTTGGTGCCGTCCGCTCCAGCGAAGGAGAGGGGGTCTTCTCCACCTCCCAGGTAAAGCTCCACAGTGCCGTCCCACAAGGTTACGGCGGTAGTCCCGGCAGCCCCAGTGAGGAGCTCCACGTAGACCATGTCGCTGGCCACGGCGTGCGCCTCGATGGCAGCAATGACGTCGGCCAGGGTCTGCGTCCCGGTGATGGTGATCGTAATCTGATTTCCAACTACCGCCACCACGGTGGCGTCCGGCCCGGCCCCTACAGTCACGACGAGGTTGACGTTGTTGCCCGCGGCGCCGTGGTAATCACCGATCTGACCGGTCAGGTAGCTCCCGTCCACAGCGTCCAGGACACCCTTGGCTTGCACCTTGAAGCCATTGACGGCATCGACAGGAGTCGCCAGGACGTAGCCGATGGCGTCATCCCCCGGCCCCCAGAACTTGGTGACAAAGCCCCCCTCGGGGTCCCAGGGGCGCAGAGTGGTTGCAGACCACGAGTATGGGGAGTACCCACCCACCACCACTGCCACGGCGTTTTCGTCGAGCAGGCGCTTGGAGCTGGGGCGGTAGTACCCGTTGCGTTCGAAGGCGGTGTCCTCGTCGAAAGTGAACGTCGTCCCTGCCATATTGGCATAGACGGAGATGGACGACTCATCCAGTACGCATTGGTCCAGGATGCCCCTGGGGTCCGGCAAGGTGGTGAACGGGGCTTCTATGCGCTGTTCTGTGTAAGACCCGTACCCGTACGTCATCTCCCCCGCCGTGAGGCCGAAGTCGGCAGCAATGCCCCCCGTCACCCGCAGGGAGGCCGAAGCCCCGGTCCGGGTGGTGCGGATGCCCAGGAAGGTCGTGTTGACGATGAACGCTGTAATGCCAGTGACATCAGCGTTCAGTTTGGCCACCACCTGGCCGATAGACCAAGTTCCGGCAGCGAAGGAGACCTGTGTCTCCGCCCCATTCACAAAGATGCTGCCGGTATGCCCTCCCGGGTTCTCCATGGCCGTACTACCGATCAAGGTGGCCGGTCCGGACAACAAAGCGTCTACGTCGAAGGCCCCGTCACTGTCGAATGCCTCCACCACGTAGTAGGCTGGGCCTACCAGGAGGAGATTCTTCCTGGGGGCGGTAATCACGGGCGTCGCCGCCTGGATACCAAAAGTGATTTGTACGCCACCGTAAGTCAGTTTGTTCACAGCCATGGTTTATTCCTCCGTCAACTCGGTTTGCTGTTCCAAGCAACCCTCTTCGGCTTCCTCGTCCGCCAACGGGTCGTCTACAAGGACATTCCCCCGGTAGCGTCTCTGGTGGACCACAACATCAAGCATGTCTTTCGGGGTGTTGCCAAGGATGAAGCGGTTGGTTCTGCGGGTTTCGGGTTCGGGCAACGCCGCTGTAATCGTCATTGTAACATTCTTCAGCAGCGTGTCAAAGAGTGATCCCTTTTCTCGCGAAACATCTAGCCCTACCATGACGGAGCAAGGCAAATTAATTATCCCAGTGGGGTAGGCCGAGCCGCTCTTCGCCTGCGTCAAGCCGTACGCCCTTACAGGGGACCCGGGAAAAGAAATCCCTGTCCTTTTCCCGATCAGGGAAGGGAACGTCGGGATCATGGTGAACACCGTCGCCGTGATGTCCTTCATTTCGTCCACGTCCTCGGCCACTACCTGCGCTACCAACGTGAAAGTTTCCGGTGACTTCAGCTGCTTGTGCCCCCGAGTCCTCTCCCACAAGGCGATGGCGGCGGCGTTCATACTCTGCCACTGAGCTGGCCCCTCATGGACGAAAATCGCCGGCAGTTTTTCCACATCTTCCGGGTCGATTGACCCATCCACGTTCCCTTCAGCGATGATAATGTCCGTGTTGTTCCTGTCCTCCACCCACTTGTACCCAAAGAACCCCTCCTTGAACACGCCTTGGAGGAAGGCGAGGAGCCCCTTCAGGGCCAACGCGGAGGAGTCCCTACCTAAGACGTTCAAGCGATTCAGGTTCTTGCCGGTACGTTCCACTTACTTCCCCAACAATGGGAGCTTGGCCCCTTCTTTCAGGCGCTTCCGCACCAGGATCTTGAGCCGTCGCAGGCCCAAACTCCTGTACTTAAGGTGTAGAAGAGCAACCGGAAGCGCCACTGCCACTCCTGCCGCCCCCGCCAGTTGCCCACGAGTAAAAGGCGCCCTTTTCCTCTCCTTCATGATACTCGCTCCACCATCAACTTTGCCGGTTTCTCCAACAGGCCGAGGTCCGCCGGGAGTTGGTGCAAGATGTTGTCCGCTGGCACCGGAGACGCCGTAATAGCGTGTTTCACCAACGCCCCCTCGAACCGGAGCATCTCCACCCCCGCCACAATGAACCTGTCATTCGTGGAATCAACGAAGACGTCCCCCTTACGCAGGGGAAAAATACCAGGGAGCATTGCCCGCAGACTTCGCCCGGTAGCCCTGGAGGTCTCTGGGCCTTCGTCCTGCTTGGGGGTGTGCTTGATGGGTAGCACTATCGGGTTGAAGAAACCCCCAACGAAGCCCTTGCCGAAACAAGCGAGGCACTTCGTATTCTTCCTGCCCCGAGTGGCGTCATAACAGGAGCACCGCTGACCAAATGTCTTCACCGGGTAGTACAAGACGAACGCCTTCCCATAGTAGAGGTCCATATAGAGGAGCCGCCGCACTTCGGCAATCGCCAACGTCTCTTCCGGAGCAATCGACACTCCTCCCGAAGTTGGGTAGTACGTGTCGGTCCCGTCAACCACCTCACGGAGCCGGTAGTAGTAGCGGGCCCCTCTCTTAATCGCAGTGTCCTGGTAGTTGTTGCGGTCCGTGAGGGGGCCGGCCAGTTCTGTGAAGGGCCCCGTGTACGACCCGGCCCGTTCCACGTACACCTCTATCGGCCGGTGGGAGCTCTGCAAGCCTTCCCACTGGAGGGTAACCATTGCCGGTCCTGTCCGTACCACCTTGATGCCCACTTCATCACCAATTGTTTCCGTAGTACGAGCTGCCCACTGAGCCCGAGTACGCGATGGAGTCCATCAATGCTCGTGCCTTCTTCGCCTCTTTCAGCTCCGGGAGGACCTCGGCCCGCAGTTCCTGAATGGTCCTCCGAATGTAGTCCCGCTGCGTCTTAGTCGCCGCCACTCCCCCAGGGTCTGACACCTCTAGGGCGTTCCGCTCCAACAAGTACAACAGGCTGCGCAAAAGACGGATGATGCTTAAATCGATGAGGTACCTACGGAACGGGCAGTCCACGAAAGTATACTCGGTAAGCGGGGGGGTGCTGTTCAACCAGTCGAGTGCCTCTTCCAGTGCTTTTACGCGGTCTTCATCCTTGTGCTCCTCCCCCTCAATAAGGGCGTTCAGATCGGGCCGGTCCCGCATTGTCGCCTTGACGGCTTCAACGTAGCTCTGGAGGGGGCTATCCGTGGACATTTACCCCTCCTCGGGAACCTTCTTTTTCGCCGGGGGCTTTTTTCTCTTTCGGGGTTTGCTTTGTCTGGAGGGGGCTTTCTTTCCAGGCTCTTCCGCTTCGGGGAGGGGGGTCGATTTTTTCCGTGCAGGCGCTTCAACAACTTCAGCAGCCGGAGGGTGCGGTTGCAGCTTCTTGGTGGTGTACCGGGCAGCTTCGCCCCTGGTTGTCCAAAAGGACCCACCAGGGGGGATCATCCCCCCCTTCACCATGAGAGGAAAATTGCCATGGTTCCACAACTGGATAGGTTCGTCCCGCTTAGCCATCTTTCTGCATCAGCCTCCTACCAAACTTGACTAGTTCGTTGCGCCGCATCGCCTCCAAATCCTCCCGCTCATAACCGCATTGGTCAAGCCAGTCGACCAAGTCGGCCTTGTTCATCCGATGCGGCGGCTTGGGCGGAGCGACGATAGGGGTCTCCTCATCCGCCTGCTCCTCGGAGGATTCCACCCACGCCTCGTTCACATCAGGCGTTTCCGGGTCGTCTCCTGCGTATCTCCCCTCCTCGTCCCGAGCTCGCTTTCCCTTCTTCCCCTTTTTGCCCTTGCCTGGTTCAGATTCAGGTTTGGGCTCAGGCTTGGCCTCAGGCTTGGCCTCAGGCTTGGGCTCAGGCTTGGGCTCAGGCTTGGCCTCAGGCTTGGCCTCAGGTTTGGGCTCAGGTTTGGGCTTGGGTTTGGGCTTGGGTTTGGGAGGGGTAGGCGCCACCGGCTCTGGCACGGGGGCAGGAACCGACTCCGACTTCGCCGGTGGAGGTGAGTCTTCTGGAGGTTCCTTGGCGGGGACCTCCTCCAGTTCGAGTTTTGGGGCTGCCCCCCGACTCAACGTGGGCACCAAACTCGACACTTCCCGCACCAAATGGAGTAACTGCCGGGGCTGTGCCTCCTCCCCTTTGTACTCAACGCGGATGGCGTCAGCCCGAATCAACGTGTTGATGATTGTGACGTTGTCCGCTATGAAGATCGACGTAACGGAGACACCTCGTGTGGGAATCAGAATACCCCCGACCCGTGGGCGCAAGGGGCTGCCGGGAAGGGTAAGCAAGCGCTTCCACTTACCCTTCCCAGGCTTTGGGTTTCCGGTTTTGAATAGACGAAACATGTCACCCCCTTCGTCTATGAGGCGGTGAACCTCGGCAGCCAGTCTCCGGTGTCGACTCGGTTGTTCCGGATGACATCGTCCTCAACCTTTGGGCGGACCACGGCGAAGCCGGTGTCCTCGTAGGTCGGGGTACTCGAAGCAGAGTAGCACTCCATCTTCTTCAACCCAGCCAGATTGCCGAAGCCGAGCCCGATGTACATCCAGGCAAACATCTCGACCCGGGTGCCTCTCTTGTCCTGGTAGGTCTTGACGCCTTCCAGTTGGAAGTAACGACCCAGGTGCGACCACGGCGAGAAGCCGTAGACGTTGCCCAGACGGAGCCAGCGGTGCTTGCCCGTACGAACCACCCGCATGTCCTTGAACTTGCGGTAGCCCTTGGTGGTCTCCACCGTGTTCTTGACCGTGACATCCCCCACTTCCTCAATCGTCCAGTCGCTGGCACGATTGAAGTCGTGGTTGGTCATGAGCACAATGGCCCCAACCAACTGCTCCCCCTCATTCGTGTTGAACGAGTTCTGGAAGTCGGTGAAGTCGGTCTTCCGCAAGGGCGTCACTTCCCAGGTGTCAGCAACTGCGCCTGCTGCGTCCACCACCTCCTTCGCTGCGGCACTCTTGTAGACTGAGTACTCGGTCACGGTGCCGTCGTCGATGTTGGTGTTGTTCAGACCGTTGGCGGCGTTCCCCGCCGTGTAGTCCTTGAACAGGAACCACACCGCCGTCTCGATGTTGATCACGAAGGAGCGGTCTTTGGCGTCCGCCAACGCATCGCCCAGGTCCCTTTTCAGGTGCTTGGTGATGGGTCGCCGGGACATCCGGATCTCGTCCGTGTCGTACACCGCAGTTGCCGTCTGAATCTTCTGGATCGTGATGGCATACTTCGGCTGCCGCACGGCCTCATTCCGAGTGCTGCCGGTGAAGTCCACCGGCATGCCCCACTGGCCATCCGTGATCTCGTCGATGATGATCGGCGAGGTGGTATTGACGGACCTTTCACAGTCCTCGTTGGTGATCGGCTCCGGCTCCTTGACAGCGTCCAGGAATGAACCTTCCCGAATGTGGTCTTCGATGTACTGCCTGTTCAGCGCAGCCACCTTGGCAAGACCCTCCCCTGGTTCGTCGAAGGAGTCGGCCCAGCGCTCATTCATCTCACGAATTTCGTGATCTCTCAGCATGGTCCCCTCCTATGTCAACTGGACACGGACAAAGCCGTTGTTGTTGGCGGCGTTCTTGATGAGTGTGCCTATGGCAAGGCCGCTTGTACCACCGTCACCCGTGGCGTCGGTGGACAGTACTGCACGGGCGTTTCCATCCCCGTCCAGCATGCTCACTACGTACACGGCTACTCCAACGGTTGCCCACGTTGCCACGGCATCCGGGTCGTAGATCTTCGAGTCGACCTCGACCGGCTCATGGCCCTTGTACACCGGAAGGTACCCTTCCTGTGTCGTGGAGCTGGAATCTTCCACCTCCCGGGTCATCGCCTGTCGGGGCGGCTCGGCAGTCTTGCCCGTGACGAAGTACAGGGTCTTGGCGGCCAAGTCGACTGCCGCCGGAACGGCGCCGGCCCCCGGGACCTTGTACTTGTCGAGAGTTGCGTCGAGCTCCACCCATTCACCATCCGAAATGTACGCCCAACTGTACGGCTCCACCGCCACGGTGTCGATGAACGCCGTGAGGTGATGGGCGGTCCGAACGATTACGTTCGGGAACTGGTTGCTCAGGGTGGGAAGTGTTACTGGCATGATTTACCTCCCTATTGTAATGTTCTCAAGTTCTCAAGAAAGTCCACGTCACTCGTGGTCCGATCGGGCGAGCTTGCCTCCTCGCTGGCCTCACCCAGTGTGCTTCTCGGCGCCAACCTGTCAGCTAACTTCTCGATGGCCTCCCTCGGAAGTTCGGACAGGATGTCCTCGTCTGTTGACGAGGAATCAGAGAAGGTGGCTTTCACCCGAGCCACCGCTGCAGTCTTCTCCAGCTTGGTCCGGGCGGTCCGACCTTCTCGAATCTCAGCGGCTGCCGAACGGAGCAGCTCAGGGACCCCCTCCAGGGCGCCGGTCAATTCTGAAATCTTCATGACTGCCTCCTCCCCAGGTGAGCCCTGATCCGCTCCTTCAGCGCAGGGGTGATTCTGCGGGATGCCTGCTTCTCGAAGGGGCTGTCTTCCAACTGCGGAATCTCGCGCCCTTCCAGAAGCCGTTTTCCCTCAACCGACAAGATGTCCTCCAGCTCAACGTCCGGACGAACAAAGGAAAGGGCGCCCACCACCCGTTCGACTGCCGAAGCAACCTTCTCCAGGTGCTCAGGGTCAAGGCCACTCTCGGACCCGCCCAAATCAGCCTCGATTCCCAGGGTGGAAAGAGCATCGTCTATGGTCGCGTTCTTTTCGATGCCTTCTTCCCTGTCCTCACGAGAGGCGCCAACTATGGCATCAGCCACCTCCACCGGGTTACGGTCGAGGAGCAATTCTGTCAGCGTCTTCCTCATGGGACTACCCTCCTATGCTGCCCGTTTCTTGCCGAGTCCGCGGCCGCCTACTGCGGCCGCTAGGAGCGCCCCCAGCCCGCCGACCTTGCGGCCGGCGCTGAGGTCTTTGAAGCCTACCTTGGCGCCCTTCTTCTTCGCCAGCGCCAGGAGGCCTTTGGCTCGCTTCGCTTTCAGGGTCTTCAGCCACCCCGCCTGCGCTTCGATGCCTTCGTCCTCTGCCTCAGCGACTTTTTCCAGGCCGTCTTGGAAGCCTTGCTGGTACAGTTCTTCCAGGGTCATCGGGGCTCCTCCTTCTCCGTGGACAGAGGGGGCCCTAAGGCCCCCATCCGTCACGTGAGTTTCTGCAACAGGCGCCTGCTACTTGCCGGCAGCGTAGCCGCCGGTGCCTGCCAACGCCGCCAGGAGGGCGCCGATGCCAATCTTGCCTTTGTGCTTCAGGCCGAGCTTCCCGGCCGCTCCGAGCTTGCTCTTGGCCTTGCCGAGCAGGGCGGAGGCCTTGCCTTTCAGCGCCTGCCGCCTCGCCATCCGGGCCTTGTACTTACCCAGCTTGCCCTTCTGCTTCTCACCGAAGAGCTGCGCCTTGAGGGCCTGAACCCGTGCGCTGGCGGCCTGCTTCTCCACGCCTTCGTCGGCCGCAGCACCCTCGTCGAGCGCTGCCTGGAAGCCCTTGCCATAGGCGTAGCCCATGCCAAACATCTCTTCCTGAGCCGCCTCCTTGTCAACGCCCTCTTCCGCCTCGCCCTCACCCAGGATTTCCATCAGGGCCTCGACCAGCTCCATGGCTTCCTCTTCCGGGATGCCGGCAGCGGCAAGGGCCTCGAGGGCTTCCTCGTCGTCCAGGTCGGCCAGGGACATATCGTCCTCACCCAGCACTTCCTGGACGCTTGCTACCTTCTCCAGGGTGCCTTCGAGCCCTGTTTCCTCGTCGGCCGCGGGCTCGGTGTCCGCCGCCTGAAGGGCCTCAATGATGTCCTTCTCTGTGATTTTCATCTTCACTCCTCCTGACATGTTCTGTTGGTTTGACCAAGGTGGGTCTTAGCATCCGTAAATGCTCGCCTTACTCCTAATGTATAACCTGCTGAGGAAGTCAGCGCAAGGAAAAACTTGCAAAAAAGTAAACGGGGGGAGAATTACTTAGCTCGCAGGCGCACTTTCTGGAACGCGGACGTCACCCACGGATGCGGGCGCCCGCGTACTCTTTTAAGGATCTTGGCAAACTCGCTCCCGGCCCAAATTCTCGTAGGCGCTTATTGCCCCATCTTTGGTTTTGCAGTCAACCCCATCCTTTCGGCTTTGGCCTTAGGGTTGAGCCCGGTTTGCTGCGTAGTTCCGCGACGAATATTGCTCAAGAGGCCCCCTGCCGGCTTCTGAACTCGTGGCCTGAGCACTTTCGGGCCGGCTCGAGTGCCTGCTATGATGGAAGGTATTCGGGCGCCTCCGGCGCCCATCCGCTCTTTGCCCATAGCTACCGCCCGCAGCCCCGGAGTTTGAGCTACCATGCGGGCCATGCCCTCCTTATCCAACCCGTCTTCCAGGGCAGCCATGAAGCCGGCGACGAAAGGGTCCACGTTACTCCCCCTCTTCCCGCAATTCCGGGTCGTTGGCCAGGCTGTGGAGCAAGGCGTAAGGCAGGGCCGTCGGCCGCAGGTCAGGCATAGGTGGGGGATTGATGACTGTCACTCGGGGGCCTTTGCTTCGTGCCCCCGCCAATGCCGCCAAGAGCGCCAACTGCTCAGCGTTCGCTTCCTGGTTCTTGCTCGCTGTTCGAGCCATAAGCCACAGGGGGATGGTGAGACTGGGAGCAATCAGCAAAGTCGTCAAACCAGCTTGCTTCTCGATCCCCAACACTTCCCGGTCGCTGGCCAGGGCGTAGGGGGAGTCCCCCATCAAAGGAACAGCTACATCGGGCGCGGTCATGATCATGCCCAGGTAGTTCCGGTAGGCCCCCTCCAATTCAGCGTTCTTCTCAATCCCCCACTCCTCCAGCTCCGTTCGGGTATTGGAGAGAGTCTCCTCCGCCAGCGCCAAGCGGTCCAACAGACGTCGGAGGCGGGCACGTAGAATCTTGGGAAGGATAGAACGGTGCGGCGCCAGTTTGCGCTGCACGTGCCTGTCCGCAGAAACCCCCGGCTTGTCGGTACCGTCAACTTCTACAGGAGTGACCCCGTCAGGAAACGGAATCATGACTTGCTTCTTGATTATCAGGAGTCCTTGCTTCCTCTTCCCCTGCGCTCCAAGGAAAGCCGCTGTAAACTCCCGAGGGTCAAGCAGAACCTTGTTGCGTATGAGGGAGAGGATCAGCCCTGGGCCATGCTTGTCCCCCGCTGCCAGCAAAGCGCCGGGGTCGATGCTGGCTTCCTTGCTGAACATCTCCGCCATCTTCCTGATGAGGAAGCGCTTCTCCAACTGCGCCGGAGACGAACTGCGAAGGGCCGGAACTTTCCCAGCTTTGGCAATGGCGCCCTTGCGCACCAGTTCCCGCAACGCCGCCGTCACCCGAGCTTTGGGGATGCGGGAAGCAGGTACTCCCGAAGACATAGAGCCGTCTTTGGCCGCCACCTTCAGCAGCCCATGCGCTAAGGTGTCCGCCCCCTCGTCCACTGCCGAGATGTCATGGAACTTGGGGTAGAGATTGACCATGCAGGCCACTCGGCCGTTGGGCATGATGGTGCCAATGAACCGCCTATTGATGTGCAAACACGCCGGGTCCTCGTGGTGGCGCCGAGTATTCCCACAAATCGGGCAGACGTCAGCAACAGCGTACATCCCCATGGACACGTCGAAGGGATGACCGCTGTCAATCCAATTCAAGATGTCCGGGTGGTCCTTGGCCAGCGGCTCTCGGAAGACTTTGACCAGCAGCTCAATCCAGTGCATCCCCCAGTTGTAGTTGGTGAAAATGACGTCGCCGTAGACCGGATGCCCCTTTTGCGGCTTGTTCTTGTGGTGGGCAAAAAACTTCCCATTGAGGAACGTACGGTACCCATAGGGGCGCTTAGCATATACTTTACAGGTCTGCCAGTTGGTCGGAGCCAGATGCTCCTCCAGGACAGCGTCGCCCCGGGAGTTGGGGCCCCAGTACTCGAATGCTCCAATGGGAATGATCACCATGTACGAGTAGGCAGGGTGCGGTTTGATCAACTTGATCTGGCTCTGTAACGCCGCCGAGAAATGAGACTTAGCTCCAGCTGGGAGGGCTGCCGCCGTCTTTTCCAAACCGGTCAGGGTGAACACTCGCTGGTGGTGGTGATCGTCAAAGGCGGGGACGTCGAGTGCTTTGTGGAGCATTTGTCAGACCTCCCCCATCATCTTCTGATGGAGAGTCGCCGCCTTCATGGGGTCAAACACTCCTTTGTCCGCTGGCTGCGCCAACGCCAGGACTACGGAGGGATCAATTCCCTCCTGCTCAAAGGCCATCCCCTTGTTCATGTACCCAGCTGCCGCCAGCGGGTCCCGGGAAAGGGTTGGGTTCATCCGACGCAAGGACATGAAGTGCTTGTATGCCCGTACTTGCTTCCTCCGCAAGCTGGGGGACTCACCAAGTGCTCTCTGGAAATCCCCGTCCCGAGTAAGGCGCTCATGCGCAGCCACCCCACCGGCTATCGCAGCCGCCGCAGCCAAGGACGTACCCAGAAGGACCCCAGTGGGGCCGGCCGCACTAGCGATTCGAGCGAGGGTCTTCCTCTTTTTCGGGGTGCGCCGCCACGCCTTGCTGGCCTTGGCGAGTAGCTTGCCTATCCTTCCTCCTGGCATGTTGGCTCCTCCTAATAGTTGGCGGGCACGTACGACGGGCGCTGGCCCCTGCTGGCCATGTAGGCGCCCCCTGCGACCAATGCGCCGCCTGCGCCTACTGCCGGCCACAGCCACTTACGCGCTGGTGCGGCTGGTTGCTCCTTGGCGGCCCGCTGGAAAAGCCCAGCAAAGCGACCCTGGCCACTCTGAATGCGCTTCATCCGGGCAGCGTGTCGAGCTTCTCTGATTTCTGCTTTGCGGGCGTACTTGCCGGTGACTGCCTCTACTCGAGCTGTGCCCTTGGCGGCCACTTCCTTCCTCCGCATTGCCCTTTTTGTTCTGGCCATAGTTGCCTTCCCCCGAACCTTCGCTGCTACTACTTTTTTACGGGCGGCCGCCCCTGCTGCTCGGCGAGCTGCCCAGGCACTACGAAAGCCCTTCATGAAGGCGTCCTTCTCAAGGCCGTCTTCGCTGCGGTCTGCTATGAACTGTGCAAGTACTGCTTTGTCAATGGCCATCACGTCCCCCAAATTTGCATGGCTTTCCGGCTGGCGGCCATGTTCGCCCGCATCCCAGTGATAAATTCATGGGCAAAGAGCCCCGCAATACCCAACCGCATCGCTCTCCCCGCGGTTGCCCCTATCCCACCCCGTAACGCCTTTCGTACGGCCGACTGCGCCGGGCGAGTAGCGATTGTGTACGGGTTGACCGGGGAGGAAGTTACCTTGCGCAGATACCCCGCTACCCGGTCATACCGAGTCTGTGGTTTGAAAAGGCGCACCACAGCGACCTTCTCCAGCTCCTTCCGGCGTTGGTATTCCGCAACCGCAGCCGCAAGCAATGGCCCTACTTGACCCATGCCCCCTCCAACTTGGCGGAGGCGTCGGTATACGCAGCCACAGCCGTCAAAAATGATGTCATCGACGCCACCACCGGGTGCTCTGCTGACGGGGTCATTCCAGTATACTGGGCCACCTTGTCGAAGTCTATGTCGGCTGTCTTCTCCAAGGCCCCCTGCATAACTCGGGTAAGGACGGTGGACCCGTGCCCCCGGTCCAAGACTACCGCCAGCCCCATGAGTTCCTCAGGAGGCAACTTCCGCAGCGCTGCGTTGACCGTTCCGGTCAGATCCCCCAAGCTCTCACTGAGAACCTCGGCGGCTGCCGTCTTCTTCAAATGGCGGTGCCCTGGGAGCTTGTCCCGCAGAGGGATTTTCGGCTTCCTCTTGGCCTTTTTCGCCTTGGAGGTGTGCGACACCGGCCCTACTCGGCGCAACTCCGGGAGGGTGAGGGGTGGGCCCTTCGCTTCCTTCCTCGCCCTCCCCCCCAGCCGTACCTTGGCCAAGGAGGCCAATTTGAAGCGGACCAAGCGATGCTTCTTGAACGCGTTCTTGTGGACTGCCCGATTGACCATTTGACAAAGGGTGCGGACGTGAGTATCCGTCAAAGCTTTCCCCTTGTGTATTCGCGCGAACCGGGCAACATTTTCCGCAACCAACGTTGACAGGTCCTTCTTCCCTTCATTGTGGAAAAACGCCTTGACTATGGTGATTGCCATTTCGGTGAGAAGTTCAGGATACACTTCCATCGCCGACCTCCATACACATTACTATGGTAACAAAGAAACAGCTCATGACAAGGAAAAGGTGAATTCCGCAGGACTCTACTTCTTAGAATCCCGCAACACCCGCTCCGTCACGGCTCCCAAAATCCCAGCTCCAAAAGCCCCGGCAACCCCCCGGCCGACCACTCTCGGCAGCCACAACTTGGGACGGCGCAGGACTTTTCTGTACGTGCGCAACTTCAGAGGTGATCCTTTGGCCTTGAAGAACACCGTTTCCGGTACTTGCTTAGCCGCCGCAGTCAACCCCCCTACCCCCGCTACCAGGGGAATAATCGAGCCTCCCTTTTTTTTCTTGCGTTTCAGGCCGTAGCCAATGCTCCCCGCTGTCACAGCTGCCGCCGCCAATCCCGGTACCGCCCTGGCAGCAAACGCCCGGCCAAACACCTTACGCATCCCCGCAGCGGTCAATTTCTTCCCCGACTGGGCCCGCTCAAGGGCGTACTCCACGCCCCCTTTGCCTCCCGAGTAGACAATGCCGCTGGCCAGGATCTTGGTCATCCCCCGAGCTCTTCGGCCGGGGTCGCCGGACTTCAAGTCTTTCACGCCGCTAACGAATATCGGAAAAGTCGCTGCCCCTACCGCTACTCCGCCAGCCGCCCGGGGAAGTCCTCGCCTGCGGAAGGAGGCAAGGAGCCGCTTCATTCGGAAGGCTTCCCGCACCCGTTTCCGCTGCATGCGGCGGAGGACCCCTCCCTCTACAGCGTGCTCAATAGTTCCCTTGGGGAGGTCGGCCATGACAGCTTTGAGGCCCCCCGCACCGATGAGGGCAGCCATGGACTTGCTTTGCCTGTCCTTCACCGAGCTGACCTCCAAACGCAGCTCTCCCCACGCTTGCGGGGAGAAGCCGTGCGAGATAGGGCCGTTTGGCCTGATACTCCTTTCATTACCTCATCCACCTCCCTTATGTCAACTGGAAAGATGCCGCCGGGAACATGTCGCTGCGCGGATACACCAAATGCGACGCCAGGAGACAGTTGAACATAGCATGGAAGTAGTCATCCGTCTCATTCTCACTGTGAATGTACCGCACCTTTCCCTTTCTGTCCACTTCCGCCTTCACCGCCTTCAAGTCCTGGTACCAATGGTGCGCCCGCAAATCCGCCATCCGGGGGAGCTTGAAACGGGAGGGGGTCATCTTCATCGCCGTCACCACATTGGTGAGCATCTCGTCTCGGCTGACCTTCACAATGAGGTCGTGGGGGGCAAACTTGATAGGGGCGTTCTGGTTGACATACTGGACCTGCACGAACCGCTCCGCCCCGAATATGCTGACAAGCATCCGGTTACGCACGTACCCCATTCCAGCGTCCGCTCCCAGCTTGGCGATGCGCACTTGCCGCAGCAACGGCAGGAAGGGAAGGTAGGCGTCCACTTCAGTCCCCACCCGGTACTCCTCCAGGTCCGGGAGCCCTAACTCGAAGTAACGGAAGCCCCCTACGAACGTAAAGATGTCTTTGATGTACGCCCCGAACACGATGACTGTGGCGGATTGGCCGCCAGCGCCCCAGTCGACGCCCACGAACATGGGGTACACGCCGGCCCGAGCCAACACGTTATCCTCAGTATTGGGCAGCTCCGCATCGCTGATCTTCTCAATCAGGGCGTCGGTGAAGACCTGCCGGGCCTGCGTCACGGACAGGGCGAAGGACTCCTGCATGGTCTCGATTGGCCGCTGCTCCATGCTGGTCACGATGTCGTCGTAGTCAGTGTAGGGGGCGGCCAACTGAGGCAGCCGGAAGGCGTGCCAGGTGCGGGGGGACTGGGTGCCCGTAGTCCGCAGCCACTTCCCCTCCAAGGTGTCAATGAGCCTCCCACACTTGTCGCAAATGGGGCCGGACCGGGAGAGGTTACGGGGGGTAAGAATGTTCCAATGGAAGGAGTTCATATTGATCTGGCCCACCCCGCTGGACATCGACCGGCAAGAGCAAGGGATGCCCCACTCATGCTGGACGGAGTACTTGTCCCAGTACACCCAGGCAGTGTTGTCAGTGGACAAGGGTGTGGCCGCATGGAGCTCATACTTGTAGGGGGAGTGGTGGAGCGAATGCTGCAACACCGGCACCACCTCCAACTGCACCAGCTCAAGCTCGTCCATCTCCAACATGTCAGCAGGCACACCACGAATTCGGGCGGCGTCACCAAAGGCGGTGCCTGTCAGGATGCGGGAGCCAGTGTAGCTCTCCTTCTCCCGCCGGTTGTACATCAGCTGGACACCCCGCGTGTCGTAGATGCTCCTGAGGAACTCGGAGTGTTTGATGAACCCGTCCAGCTTCCAGTGGGAGAACTCCATCGCTTGGGTGAGCGTCCCCGAAGTGTACTGGACGGTCATAGTCTGCAAAGTAGAAAGCAGGAGGGGAATTACCGCCAACGAGGTCGATTTTTCCAGTTGCCGGCCCCACAGAAAAAACATCTTCCTCATTGCCGGAAAGCTGTCCACAATCTGCCGGAGGAAAGGGCGGTCTTCATAACTGAGAGGCACCACCCCACTTGGAGTTTGGATGTTCAACAAAGTGGGCGCTAATTCAGACAGCGGAATAGGGGGCAACTCCAAAATTTCCTCTTCCGACTCCTTGGGCGGTAACTGCCTGAACGGGAAAAGCAAGAGGTCCCCCCTTTTCGTCGTGGTATTATAGCACTTAGTCGCCTTGAAAGGCAACCCTAACTACGAGGAGTACGCAACAGCCCTGAACAAGGAGCGCTCCCCCCGTCCTGCGGGCCCAGGGGAGACGTAGCCACCAGCACAAGGCTAAAGAAACTCGTTTTTTAACCTTGTGCCGGCACCGCTCGGCGAATGCACATCTCACACCGGCCGCAAGGGGAGCCGTTCTTCTGAGGAAACCAACATGACCAGGTCCGCTTGAGGATTGGGAGGTACTCCCGTTCTTCGCTGACGGCCAGCATGTGAGCCTTGGTACTCCTGATAAGGGGGAACACAAAGGGGCGGAAAATCTCGAGGGCCTTGTCTGTCAGCTCCGAGTAAGGTTTCAGCCGAATTCCCTGGGGAGTATCCACCACGTCGCTGCGGAGGAGCTTCTCCGCCCGCCCCCCCACCTCGATGCACAGCTCCATCTCCCCAAAGTGCTTAGCGAACCGGCAAAACGCCTCGTACTGCCTGCCCATCCTCTCCTTACCCGTGCCGCCGTACCCGATCTGTTTGGCTGCGGCAGTTACCAGGTGGTCGCCGGGGATGCCGTGAGATATCGAGTGGTCCCCCGGCCGGCCAACGTGCATGGTGGGGAGCACCTTACTTCGAGGGAACCTCTTCCGCAACAAGGGCCGGAGGGCCTGCATGGTGACAATTTCGGACATTTGGTTCTTGCGCATGTCAAGGGCGCTGGCCAAGTACACTGGGAGCACCTCTGCCCCCCCGTCCAGCAATTGGCAGATGCGGAACGTGGAGTCCCACCCCCCGGTCCACAGGACCGCCACGGGCCGGTCTCCCCCCACTGCCCGCATGTGCATCTCCCGCCCGGAAACCAAGGCCAACTGCTGCTCCTTATGCACGACCATCTCCGGATTGGCAATACCAGTGGACTTTCGAAAGGCGATATCGATGGTGCGGCTCCCCTTCCCCGCCATGCCGTAGCAGGCGTTGATCTCCCATACCACCAGGTCGCCCTCGGGGGTGTACGAGTAGTCTACCGCCCCCGCATCCAACCCCACCGCCCGGGCAGCTCGGAGTAGTATCTCGTCCCGGGCGGGGTCCGCCTCAGTGAACAAGCGCTGATTCTCCGCCACTGAAACAGGGCAACGCACTCCCACGGTGTGCCCCAGAGTCACTATCCACTGGTCGGAGAACATTGCCTGCCTGGGAATTACAGTGCCGCCGGCAATGTAGCAGCGGTATTTGCTGTAGAACCCGTCTCCCCGGCGCACATCGATATACTCCACTGCCAGGTCCAACTCAGGGTGCGCTTGGCGAATCTCCCGTTCCTCTTCCCGGGACCGGGCCAGGTACATGGAATTCCCCTGGCTCATTTTGCGGTCCCTCCGCAAAACAACCGGGTAGGGCAACCGCACTTCCTCCTTGGGGCCCAGCCGCTGGGACTGGGGGCACTTGATGCCCGCCTCCGCCCACTGCTGTAAAGAAGCGTGATGCCCGCACGCCTTTGTGGGTATCCCACTGAACACCGGGATTTTCAACTCCCGAGCCCGGGCCAGCAAACGCCGAGAGCGTTCCCAGAAAGGCCAAGGCTCGTCGCACGCCTCCCACCCGTGCGGCCATAGGAGGATGAGGTCGTAGCTGCGCAACTCTTCTTCCGGCAACTCGGGGTCTTCGCACAACGACCACTCCCAATGGAGGTCGTCCAGAATGCCCATGTGCAAAGCGGTCATGTAGGCCAAAGTTGCCCGCACGTATCCTACATGGAGGACGAAAAAAAGGGCCTTCATGCGGCGGGGGACCGAAGTAGGGCGGGCGCTCCCCCGCATCACTCCGTGCGGCTGCGGTTGGGTAATGTAATCGGGTCCGTTGATGACGGGGCGGGGGCGGCGCACAACCCGGGGCTGCCCTGAAGGGGGCAAAACTACCACTGGTCCCCGCCGCCTGCGCGGCCGCCGTCGTTGCATGGCACCCCCGTCAGCCCACTAATGGGCGACCGATGGACCAATAGGTGAATCCCGCCGCCCTCATTTCCTCCAGGCGGAACAAGTTGCGGCCGTCGAAGATCACCGGGGTGTTCATGGCCTCCTGAACTGCACCTAAGTCCGCCCCCTGGAACATCCCCCACTCGGTCATAATGGCCAGCGCATCCGCCCCCGCCACCGCAGCGTACAGGTCACCCGCAAAGGTGACCCCCGTAGGAAAAAGCTCCTGTGCTTTGGGCATCGCCGCCGGGTCGTACGCAACAACTTCAGCCCCCTGCGCCAACAACTGGACCAACAGCTCCCGTGCGGGGGCTTCCCTCATGTCGTCGGTGTTCGGTTTGAAAGCCAGCCCCCACACGGCCACCCGCTTCCCTGCAAGCCCACCCCGGTCCTTGAAGTAGCTGATAAGTGAGCGCCCTACCAATTGACGTTGCTGGGTGTTTACTTCATCGACACTGTGCGCTATGCGTAGAGGAATATCGAGCTCGTTGGCCATGCGCAGCAAGGCACGCACGTCCTTGGGAAAACAGGAACCACCGTACCCGGCGCCGGCGAACAGGAAACGGTCCCCGATGCGGGCGTCCGCCCCCATCCCTCGGCGGACGGCGTCGACATCGCCGCCTACCGCAGCGCACAAGTCGGCCATCTCATTCATGAAGGAGATTCGCGTAGCCAACATAGCGTTGGCTCCGTACTTGGTAATCTCGGCACTCACTGCGTCCATGAACAAGATACGGCCGGTGCGCCGGTAAAAGGGGGCGTAGAGCGTCCTCATTACTGCCTGGGTAACGGGGCAACTCGAGCCGATGACGACGCGGTCCGGATTCAAGAAGTCCGCAACCGCCGTGCCCTCCTTGAGAAACTCGGGATTGGAGACCACCTCGATGGCCTCCCCGGCAGCCGCGCGGATAATCGCCGTAACTCGGGCGTTGGTGCCGACCGGCACGGTGCTCTTCAAGACCACTATTTGGCCCTTGGACACAACCTCCCCGACCTGCTGCGCTACCGCGAGGACGTTGGAAAGGTCCGCCGAGCCGTCGACATCGGAGGGGGTACCCACAGCAATGAACAGCACCTCGGACACCTTAACCGCGTCGTGCAAGTCGGTTGTAAATCGAAGGTTCCCTGTGGCCAACGCCCTACCCAAGCGCTGCTCCAAGCCAGGCTCGTAAATGTGAGGTACTCCCCGCGTCAAATTTTCCACCACGGCGGCGTTGCTGTCGACGCCGACAACGCTGTGGCCCTTTTCTGCAAAGCCAACCGCAGCGACCAAGCCTACGTACCCGGTTCCTACCAGTGCTATCTGCATCACTACCTCCGTCAATTACTGAACTAACCGCAGCCCCGCCACACGCGCGTGTAGTGAACTCAACGCCCCCACTTCAGGGGTCTCCGCCCAGCGCACATAGGCTTTCACTCGCGTTGCCAGGAAGCGCAGCAACGCCCATTGCTCAGTTGCCGACAACGTTGCCGGAGGGACGTCGTGCGAGTAAGGGAAGTTCACCAGGGTCTGGTTCACAAATGCGGCTACCGGTGACGACCCAAGTATCTGGAAAACCCCCATCACTCAGCTCCATCCTTAATTATTTGCGCAGCCTCTGCCCGCAACCATTCCCCTACTACTGGTACGAAGTCGTCGCTGTAGTGCGTAGGGCTCACCAACGCCTGCGCCAAGTCAGCAGGGAGTAGTAGCGACGGGTCCACTACCCGCACCCCCTCTACACGGCAAGACCGCAGCAACGCAAGGAGGACGTCCCTCCTTCGGCTCCTCCCGGGATTGCCGAAGGGGGCAAAGTCAGCGTTGAAGTGCGACACCACCAGCAAGGGGCACCCCAATAACCGACGCAGAACCGAAAGGTCCCGATTAATGTCGTTGACGTCCAAGAACCTCCGGTGTATCCCCCCAACCAACGGGGGCGCCCCCCCGTTGCCCCCTACTAAATGATCGCCGTCCCAGCTCATTTGGTACTTGTCCAGCACCTGCTCCTTGACACACCACCGGTGCAGCACGTACCGTCCCAGTTCGGCCTGCCGGAAGGTGCTGATTTCCACTACCGCCACAGCCAATTTGGGAACGGGGACGGGCTCCTGGGGATGCTGCAAGATGAGATCCCGCAACTCGCAGGGAATCCTAACCTCGCCGACGACGTAGCCGACGAGTTGGGCTGCCTCACCCGAAGTGTGGGTCAGACCGTACAGGTCAGCGAAGCTATGCAATTTAGTTGGGCGGGGGAAACCCTCCCCTCCCCAAGCTAAGGGGGTGGCCACCCGGCAACTGCCAATGACCCCAATCATGGTTTGTCCCCACTAAGTTGCACCGACAAGGGGGAAAGCAAAGTACCTTCCGGATACAACGCAGCAACCGAGTCAGGGACAGCAACATGATTGGTCGTTGTCATCGCCACATTGGCCAAGCCGACATCCCGGAACAACCTCTCCCATTCGTGCGCCCGCAACCGATTCTGTGGGTAACCTACGCAATTGTCCCCCACTGCTCGGCGATAGTCTTCTTCCGACCAGGTCAAGAAATCCAGCGGCCCTTCGCCTAAACCGTGCCCGTCGATACCGATAGTTGCCAAGAGCAGCGCTCCCGGACGAAGTAAGTCGTACATACGTTGCACGCAAGCAGCTGGATTAGGGACGTGCTCCAACGTCACTACGGAATACACCAAGTCAAAACACGACTCCCCCGGAAAGTCCTCTACTCGAGTAGCGTAACGAACGCACCCCAAAGCAGGCGATAGGTCGGGAACATCAACAAAACGAGTAAGTAGGGAAACCAACGCTTGCAAATTCGTCTGGGGGCCCTCGTCTAACGTGGCCCCACTGAAAACGGCCCCCCGCATACCGCACGCAAGCAATTGCCCGTGATGGTCCGGGCCGAACCCCATCTCGAACACGTCTCGAGGGTCGTGGCCCCGCAACTTTCGGTACCACCTGAATTGCTGAGCTACCCCCGCCATATTGTGGAGCGGGCTCCCGCTGGTGTCCGCCCCTCGCAGTACCGTTCGGGCAACAAGGCCCTCCACTGCTGCAATATCAGCGTACCACCCCCGAGCCTGGGCAACTCGCCGTACCAGGAAACGCCCCACACAGGGAGTGCACTCAAGAGGGGTACCCTTATCTGTTAGAACCACCGGAATTACTCGGTAAGTGCCTAACAATTCCTGCAAACTACGGGGGACCGCCGCCCACTCCTCTACACTGGTGAGGAAGAGGGTACCGCCATAGGTCCGCTCGAACCACTGAGTGAACTGGTCCAACCCACAAGCCCCTGTTACACACTCTATAGGCGTATCCATCAGCCAAAAATCTCCTAATCGACCAACGTGTGCAGATAGGCAGCTCCTGACTCTCCGTACCTGGCCGAGTAGGGCCCGCCTGCCTGCTCCCAGGCAATAACCTCAGCAGGGTCTGCAATCAAGTCAGCAACCGACTTCAGCCCTCGCGAAGCAAAGCCAAACAGGGGGTCGAAAAACACGTAGCCCCCCTTCAGTAAAAACTCCACAACTGTGTGCTGCACTCCTGCCGCATTTGCAATGTGGACGTAGCGGGAAAAATACCCGATAGTTGCCCCCAGGTAACGCAGAGCCAAACAGTACCCGGCACATGCGGCGACGTCCTCCCCCCGGAACAGCTTAGCCAGGTCGAAATGCTGATGCCAGTCGTCCTCCGGAATGCCAAGCTTAATGTTGTGCCGCACGTACCCCATGATAAAGGCAAGGAAGGCGTATTGCGCTGAAGGCACCCACAAGTTATGCACTAGATTGTACACCGCCCCCCAAGGCTGACCTACCAGGTCGACCCCATAGTTGAACATACACCGGTCCATGTGCGTGCGTGCGCAAGCCAAATTGCGCCGAGCGAGCCTTACCCGAGGTTCTCCCACAACTTGTAGTACTCCGCATTGATAAAGTGGTGCGTCCATTGCCACTCCCCCCTGGCAGCGTAGCACCGGTCACACTTGGCGCTCCTAGTATCGAAACGGTACCGTCCCTGCTTGACGATTTCCTCCCAGCTGCTCTCAGTCACGTTACCAATCGAGGCGTCGTACCTGTTGCAGCAGGGAAAAACATCCCCAGTGGGGCGCACGTACATGTACTTCGGGAAGGAACACCCAGGCACAGCCCACACAGGGGAGGCGCCATACTCACCCCCAATCCCGTGGACTGCCCCGAAGGAGATGCCGTGGCCTTCGCAGTAAGCCTGGGTTTCTTCCAAGCATTGCTGGTACTCCTCGCGTAACCCGTACAGGCTCTCTCCGACCATCTCCTCAGTGCAGACATGCAACGTGTTGAGGAAAATCCACCGAATCCCCGGCAGCAACCGCAACAAGGGGATCACGTCCCCCATATTGCGGGCCGTAGCCATGTAGGAAAGCCCAACGTAGTTCCACCTACTCAGTGTGCTAATAGCCTCTCGGACGTTCTCCAAGACTACGTCGAACTTAGCCCCGGTACGCAGCCGCTCAAAGTTGTCCTTGAGCCCGTCCATTGAAAAGGACAACGAGTAGGTGTTGCGATTCAACAACGGCCACAGTTCCTGAGCTGGGAAGCGCCACATCCCGTTGGTGTTCAACTTCAAGGCAAACTTCCCATTCATATTGAGGTAGTCCAGCATCTTCAAGAAGTCGGGGTGGGTAGTGTGCTCCCCCTCCGAATTGATCTCGATGGTCCGATAAGGCGGGAGCTGGTCAATCAGCGCCTGCCACACGGCAAAGGGCATCCACTCGAGCTTTTTTTTCTCCTTGGTGTGCTGAGACCCGCACATGCGGCAAGTGAGGTTGCACCCGGTAGTTAGCACAACATTAACGGCCTCTTGCGCCAATTGCTCGGTGCGCAACATGTGCGGGTACTCGGCCATTTCGCCCCTCTACACAGAACCGTAGGTGATCAGCTCGGTTACGTCGGCGTCCTCCCCCGTTACCTGGGAGTTCTCCGGGAGCTCGGTACGGTTCCGCACCTCGAACTCGACCTGCATTCCGGCCTGCTTCACTTGTGCCACGTACCAAGGCGCCCGCTCCCGGCGGCAGGGGAGGTACCCATGATGGTCCAAGTAGCCAACTTGCGCAGCCTCCCACTCTTCCTGCGTCATGGTCAAGAAGTGAAGCGGGTGCGGATCTCCGGAAATGCCATGACCGGACAAATCGGTGTAAGCAATGAACTGCCCACCCTTCTTGAGCAACCTCCGCACTTCACCCAGGAAGCCTTGCATGTTTTCCACGTGCTCCAGGACTACGTGCGCAAAGATGAGATCGTACTTCTTCCGCCGCAAGGGGAACTTCCCCCCTTCGCCCAAACGGTAGTCCCGAGCAACTCGCCGCTCGGCCTTCTCTATGAAAGAGGCAAGGTTGAGCTTGGCCAGTACCTCCCGCTCCACCTCACGGAGCTCAGGATCGACCTCCCTCACCGCGGTGACGCCGGCGTACTCCGCCCCCCACATGTTGCAAGCGAGCATTGACCCTACCGGGCTATCGCCGAAACCAAGCTCGAGAACGGTTTTGGGCAGTTTCCCCATCTTCGCCTCGTAAAGGTCCATATAGAAATTGAGGATGCCTAAGCTGTGAATCATGTTCGGCTGCGCATCGAAAAGGGCCGCCGTGATGTCTCGAAAGCCCCGGTTGACCTTACGACTGTGCACAGTGAGCAGGTTCCGAGCGGCGGACCACAACGAATCGAAATTGTCAAGTGCTTCGGGGTCGGTGCTGGGCAGCAAGAAGGCTACCCCGTAGCGTTCCCCCAACAGGGTGGCCAGGGGCCCAGGCTCCTCAGTGACTGCGATGCAGGTGGTGCCTGCTCGCTTTTGCGTCATCTCAGCGAGAACCTCGGGGAGGTACTCAGGCATGTTGACTTTGATAACCATGTCTTTCTCCTTTTCGATTGGCACACGCTGCGAAGACAAGCGAGGAGAGCTTCTGCTGCCCCCATCGGGTCCACCTTACGATAGCGCAGCTGCTGCTTCTCAGCGAGTGCATGGGTGATTGCTGCTGCAAACGTCTCAATTGACAAATCCGGGCAACACAACGGGGGAGGGTGCTTATCTATGTTCCCCACATTGGTTGAGACTACTACGTTGCACCCCAACTTGGCCGCCTCGGCGTACAAATTGGGGGAAGGGTCGTACATGGAAGGGATGACTACTACTCGCGAGTTGCCCAAAAGCGTCAACATGGTAGCGTGGTCGACCAACCCGAAGTCAATGACGTTGGGCAAGGGCAGGTTCAGCCGGTCACCGCATACGGCGATGCGCACTTGAGGAAACCGCCGAGCGACCGCCTCCAGCAGCCCCCGGTTTTTCATCCTCCGCCCCCAATCCGAGGCGGAGAAGCACAAACCGAACTGACGCTCCCGGTAGGGGCGGGCCCATTCACTGTTGATGGGAGGCACAGCAATATCCGGAGTGTAAATAACCGAGTCCCGGTGGATCTTGGCTACCAACTTCGCCGGGAAATATTTACGGTAGTAGGCCAAATCGATGGTGCTGTGAACAAGTACGTGGTCGGCACTCCCAAACGCTACGAAGTCGTTGTTGCCCTCAGGCGGGGGCTCCTGGACTTGGTGGTAGGGCTTGCCTGAGCGCGAGATGAAGTCTACTCCCGACGTCAGGTACACTTTGGGTACGTCGGTGCGTTTCCGCAGCACCCAAGGCGCATCGTAGTTCTTCCCTACCATCACATCGAAATCACCCGCAAGAAGGGCTGGGTCATCCCGTTGGCACCACCCTGTAGCCCGAATTCCCCCGATCCGGTCGGGGTCGCTCCAGTTGCCGGTGATGTCGTAAGGAAGGCCCAGATGCCGGCATTTGCCGCAGTGGTCAATAGCTACCCCCAGCACCCCGCACCCCAATTGCCGCAAACGCTTCACTGTCTCGTACGCCTCAGTAGAGGCGCCCCCGTAACCAGGCGGTTGGTTCCACACATAGCAAATCCGCATCAGTCGATAAACTCCCGAAACCATAACTCCAGCGAAACCAACTTGTACAGCTGACGGTCGAATTCCCCCCGTCTCAATTTAGTGTGCACGTTAGGGTCGTGCGGGAGGCGCCTGCGCAAGCCTCGAACCAACTCGTCCGCCCACTCCGTAAGTGGCCCCTGAAGCCAACGAGTGGCCGGCACCACCAACCCTTTTTTGTCCGCCCGCTCCGTGACTGAGGAGGGGACCCCGATTCGCCGACCAACCTCGCGCAGAATCCACTTAGTCTGCCCCTCAACCAACTTCAAGTGCGGGACAGAGAAACAGAACTGCATGACGTTGGGGTCCAAGTAGGGGCAGAACGCCTCCAGCCCAAATGCGGTGGCGTCGCTCGCGCCCATGTGCATCTGCGCGGGGTAGGTAAGGTTAAACTCTACGTTGCCGAGTGAATTGGGGAGCTGCGGGAACTCATTGAAGTACCTAGTCACCTGCTCTCGCTGCTCCCGTCCACTAGTAGGGGAACGATCCGTAACTCGGAGGTGCTGCTCCAGCGGCGACGCTTCAGCCAACTCTGGAGTTGCCCATAAGTACTCAGCCAACGGCCGGTAGGCATGGCAAGAAGTGGCACCAAGGAACTGCTCCGTCAAGTCCCCCTCACCCGCATGCTGCGCCCCGTACATGATAAGCAAATGCCGAATGTACCCACTGAGGAGCTCATCCGGCCCATGGCCAAAAACGCAGGAAGAGAAGCCCAACTCCTGCGTCTTCTTTGCCATCATGAAATTGGAGATAGGGGAGAAAGTGGCAACGATGCCCTCAAGGTTCCGAATGATTTCCGGGAAGTACTTCCTGAAATCATCTGCCGTGGGGCGGACGTAGTGAACTCCGGCCCCAATGGAGGCAGCCACCGCAAGGGCGTACTCAAGCTCGTCGAAGGCATCCCCGTACCCTTCGTAGGTGTTGACAATGACCTGTTCTGGGCGCATCAGCGCAGCCAAGACCGCCGAGTCCAGTCCCCCTGAAACGGTGAAGCCCTGGTTGTCCCGGCGGCAAGTCTCCGCCGACTGGCGCAGCAACTGCTCAAAAGCAACCACACTTTGCGTGGGGGAGCCCTGCACAAGGGGGACACGCGGGTGCCAGTACCGGATAGCCGCCGGCGTCGTTGACCCCCAAGCGAAGTGAACAATGTGCTGCGCGGGGACCTGGTGGATACCTTCAAACATCGTTGCAGCAGCAACGGGGAATTCGAAAGTCCATAAATCCTGGGTAATATGGGGAACGGCGGGCACCAAAGTCAACAAGGAGCTAATCTTGTTGGCAAAGAGCACACCTCCCTTCTTGTCGACATGGTAATAGAGAACACTGCCCCACGCTGGGTCAACTGCCAACCACAGCCCTTCGAAGGTTTGCACTACCAGGGCGAACAACCCACGCAACGCAGACACCGTCAGGTACACCCCCATTCCTTCAACCAACGCCCGCACTACTTCTGCGTCGCCGGCCCCCTTCTTGTGAGGAACGTGGGTGGCAATAAGGGCTTCCCGATTTTGTAAATAGCCGGAGAAGAAAACAGTAGCGTCGCCCAGGGACAAGGGCCCGCTGGAAACAGTGGGGGGGAGCGTAGCGGCCAAGGCCATCTCCGTACCCTCCTCATAAAGGAGCGGGGCCCCTCTTCCATACCGGTGACGACAAACCGACACCATCGCCCGAGGGTCACCCTCCCGACGATATACTCCGGCGTAAATCACAAATCCTCCCAATGCGCTCAACGAGGCCGTGGAACCGGCTGGCCCAACTCCAGGACCGCTGCATTACTTCGCGGTTTTTCCGTCCCCACTTCCGGTGCAGGGCAGCGCACGCCTTGAATGTCTCCAAGGCCTCGACAATGCCCGCCACTGAATCCTCCAAAATGAGCACGCCCCCCTGGGAGCAGGCGTGGATCTCCGGGACTAAACCTACGGGAGTTGAAATGTAAGGCAGCCCCGAAGCCGCCCCCTCCATGATCGGGTTGGGGGTTCCTTCGCTGGTGGAAACACAGACAATGGCTGAAAGTCCTCGGTACCACTCAGGCATGGCTACGTAGGGAATCCTCTTTCGCGCGATGTCGGCGACGACTAGCTCCACCCCTGAAACTTGCGCTGCCGCCTCCTCTAATTTCTGTAAGTTCTTTACTCCTCGCGCCACTTTGGAGTTCCCTGCCCAACCAACCCGAAGAACGGGAGACTTCAGCCGATTAACTGAAGGGGTAAACATTCGTGCATCTACCCCATCAGACATGTACTCAATAGGCCGCCCCAACACCTCGCGCAATTCCTCCACCAGCAGCTGACTTGCCCCCGTGATGATGTCCGCCCGCTCAACTGCTGTGTCGAACTCAGTTCGGTGCCGCTTCCACAGATAATGGCTGTACACGCAAAGGACCAAAACGGCCTCTTTTGGGAGCAGGGGAAGGACGTTGCTTGCTGCCCGCCAACGGATTAACGTAACTACCTCGTACCCCCGCAAATCCGGAATTGCCGCCGACGGCACTATTTCCACATGCCATGAAGGGGGAAAGTTAGCCGCCATATGACGAGCAATATTGTGGAAGACCTCTTCCGGCCTATGATAAACCAGTAGGGCCCTCCCCGTAGTACCCAAGCTCAGGGGGAGTGCCGAGAGTTCGCTCAGAGTAACTTCGACATCCGCAGCTGCCCGAGGTCTACCAGAACTTGTGTCCAAGGGCTTTTTCTGGGCCACTGCTGCTCCACCTGCAACGAACGGGGAGGGGGGGCTGCGCTTAACAACCCCCCCATGCCGTACCGGTGTCTTCGCTTCACAAGGGGAGGGGCCCCCCCGATGATTGGGCGAAACCAATGGGCGGCCCCCAGGCCCCCTCACAAGTACAGGGCCTTTCTTAGAGGGGCGACGTTTCCCCCTCTTTTTTGCCCGCTCCCCTACGAGTGTCCTAGTAATTTTCACGTTGTCGGACCGGGCCATGACTCCCCCAATTCATTTAAGTTTTACACTATTACTCCCCCGTGCGCAACTCAAAACTTTCGCCCCATCTGCTATAAGAGAAATGGGAGGAGGGAATTGCCCTCACTCCCAAAATAGGCTATTTTTATGGAGGGTTAAATGCGCAGCAACTACTGGTTCTTAGTGGAGGTAAGCGGGGTACCACAACGATACGTCCACGAGCAAGTCCGACTTCTGGCAGGCAAAGTCCAAGGCATAGAAGGGGAAAACTGGGACAAAGAAAGGCAGAAGAGCTCCTTTGAAACAACCTGCCTAGAACTCCTCGGCGACCCAAACGAGCTTGCTCAGGGCATCGCTACTGCCATTGTCGAGGAATTCTCCTACCTGCGGGTTTCGGTGACGACCTACCAAAGAGAAGAACGCCGGATCTCCGTGACAACCAAGGAGGGAGCACCCCCGAACTGCCCGCCGGGGGCATTCTACATGCGTCAGGTGGAGGGGGAGGACGGACCCTACATGGTTTACGGCGAGGTCTTCGAACTTCGGGGGTTGACTGGCGCCCCCGAATTACCGGACCCGGAGTTCCGGGTGGTGCAAACGTGGTCCCGGAACTGCCCAGCGGTAGGAATATGGGGTGTAGAGCACCCCGTAAATATGACTCGGGTAACCCGTACGCAGTTCCTCCGGGGGCTCCAAGAAGTTAGAAGGAAATCATGAGATTCAGAGCCAATCACCAACCTCACCGCAGACAACGCCAAGCCTGGGCAAGGTGCTCGTGTGGAGGAGTTGCTGCTTGCTTACTGGAGGGTGCCTATGGCAAGCCGGAACATGGAGCTGTCTCAAAAGCAACTGCGTGAGCTGAACCGAGCCAAGGCTGGGGACTTCTCGGCTTACGACAAAGTCATCATCGCTTTTAGCGGTGGGAAGGACTCCCAAGCCAGCACGATGAAGTTGCTGGACCTCGGGTGCCCGCCAGAGCAAATGTACCTGTGGCACCACGACGTGGAGGGCGGGGCCACCCCCTTCTTTGATTGGCCCTGCACGTCCGACTACTGCTGCGCCGCCGCTGAGCAGCTGGAAATCGACCTCTACTTCTCGTGGAAGGAAGGGGGCTTTCGCAGGGAGCTACTACGAGACAATGAGCCCACTGCCCCCACCTCTTTGGAGTTGGTTGGGGGCGGCATCGCCCGCACAGGCGGGAAGGGCCCCAAGGGCACCAGGCGACGGTTCCCGGCCATCGCTGCCGACCTGACCCGGCGCTGGTGCTCAGCCTACCTCAAAATCGACGTGGGCGACAAAATCTTCGCCAACGACCCAACCTTCGCACGGGGGTTCTTCCTGTTCGTCACCGGAGAGAGGCGAGAGGAATCCCCTGGTCGGGCCAAGTACTTGGAAGCGGAAAACGATCGGGCCTCCACCAGGAAGCGAATCATCACTCACTGGCGGCCGGTCATCGACTTTCCTGAGAAGCAAGTGTGGGACACCATCAAGAACTATGGGGTCAACCCCCATCCGGCGTACCACCTGGGCTTCGGCCGGCTGTCTTGCGCTGCCTGCATCTTCGGCAACCCAGACCAGTGGGCCACCGTACGGGAACTCTTCCCGGAACAGTTTGCTGAAATTGCCGAGTACGAAGTGGCATTGCGGCATACACTGCGCGACGGGACGACCCTTCCCGAACTCGCTGATAGGGGAACCAGCTACCTCAGGTGGCTCCCCCACTCGGCAGCCTGGGCCATAGAAGCCGGGCGCAGTCACCAGTACAATCACCCCATCACTACGGACCCATGGGAATGCCCAACGGGCGCCTTCAAGAAGGGCGGAGGACCAACATAATGCCGAAAATCATCACCGAAACAGAGCTTGCCGCGCTGGTAGCGGACCTCATCTGCGACCCCGCCAGCCGAGGGGAGGGGATGGACCGCGACCGGTACACTCGGTTCCTCCGGGACATTGCGCAGACCGTAGCCAATCACTGCGGCGGAGAAGTAACGTGCATCCGGCCGGGGGACGCTCACCCGGACCGAGTCACGGACGCTCGCCTGATTGGCATAGACAAAGGGAATCTGGATTACCACTGGCAACTCCACATCGCCCCCAACGAGTGCCTGCCTTCCCCCGGTGACGGGGTGTGGGGCAAGGCTCGACGACTCATTTGAAGCTACAGACGGCGTTCGCTACGACGAGGAACACCCCCCCCTGGACAAGTTTGCTGAAGCCGAAAGTGTCCGCCGCTGATGGAATCTAGAACGGAGGTATTCCAGACATGAAGAAGCTAGTTGACGCATGCAAAGCCCTCGTTCAGGCGTACAAGAACGGGGAAAAGTCGGGGGGTTCTGTCGATTGGCAGGATCTCGACGACGCACACGTACTGGCCGTGGCAGCCTTGGGGGAAACGCCCCGGGTCCACGTGGCCGTCATCACCTATCTGGGGGACTCCCCCACCGTTTTCATCACTGCTACCGAAGATGGTATGACCAACCGTCTGCACGAGTATGCAATGGAGGACTGGGAAGACGTCATGGGGAGCCCCCGAGAGGAAGCCCCAAAAGACAAAGATGCGGCTATCTCCGCCTACTTCGAGCAGCAGGGGGAAGACGAACGGGAGTGGCTGGAGGAGTCCATCAAGTACCTGGAGGACCTCAATGATTGACGAAGACAAAAGCGAGGCACAGAAGATCGCCGAAGAGCAAAGCCTCATTCCCCGCTGCCCTTTCTGCGGGAGCACGGAAGTCTACCATAACACCAACGTCCCTCGTTCGGTGGGGATTGCTCTTGTAGCTACAGACGGACACGGCGACGTCCACACCATAACCGAGTGGACGGGAGTGGACGGAACCTTCTACGAGGAGGAGGAAGCAGATCCTAAGGGGAAATACTACTGCGAAACCTGCGGGGCAAAGGGCAATTCCTTAGTCACTCGGCGGAAACGCCAGTGGCTCAAACAGCGGGGAGGCGCTCCCCCACTTCCCTCCCTGGTCGACACCCAAGGACTGAGGGACACCATCAGCGACCCAGACGAGCCTATTGACAAACGGGCACGAATAGCCCGAGAATTATCTATGGCCTACATGGCGTTCGCTAAGGTGCTGGTGCTCACTGACGACCCTCGGTGGGACGAACTCGATGAAGCGGCCAAGAAGAGGGGCTAGCGAAGGGGGAAAGAATGAAAGTCTGGGGGTTGTGGTACGGGGGGAGCAGCTATGCAACCCCTGAGAGGAGCGACCTTGAAGAGTTTCCCAGCATCACCGGCGCCCGGGAGATCTTCGAGTGTCGCGGAGACGGGTGGGACCCCGTCACGCGGAGTCGGTGCCCTTGCGTCGACGCCGGCGCAAGTGCTTATGAGTATGGGCACGGCGCTGAAATGCAGCTATTCTTCGACAAGCCTCATTTGGATGACCCCTACTGGTACCCAGACCGCATCATTCGTTTCGGGCCTCGGGGAGGGGTACAGGTAATCCCATGCTGAAGAAAGATTTCCTGTGGTTGCTACACCACACCAAGAAGCCTGTACGGGTGTTCGTCACCAGCACAGTCAAGGGAGCCCACTCGGTGTGCCTGCGGGGAACGAAATTCCCCGACCAGCTACCGGGAGGGCCCCGCCTCACCAAAGCTGGAACCAAGTGCCAACTCGAGTTGGTGGTTGGTTCCCGAACCAAGGCATACAGAATAAGAGACAAGTACGCCGGATGGATGGCGACGGCCTGCAAGGAGGAGTAATGGCAAAACCAACACCGGAGCTGGACAAGCTCCTGGCGAACAAGGTGAAAAGAGACCTCGCTCAGGAGTTCTATGATTGGATAACGGAGGGGAAAGGGTGGGTTTTCTGCAAGTACGTCGAGGACGCTCCTGACCCGGAATACGCAGATGACCCCGACTGCGTCGACGAAGACGGGCTGTGGGTTGGGCCCACCATACCAACGTTCGTCCCCATTCGCCTCAAGCCGGAAGAATTCATTGCTGATTTCCTCGGCATCGACTACGCCGGCTACTTGGCAGAAAGGGAGGCCATCTTCCAAGAAGTGCGGGAAGAGGCAAAGAAACGGGAGTAGCCCATGTGCTCGAAGTGCCCCCTGTGGGACTACGAACTGACCTGCGGGCACACAGTGGTGCGCGAAGACCCCCCGTACTCCGGGTTGACCGTGCACTGCAAAGTGTGCGGGGAGTACCGGGACTTCGTCACCGTCGCCTTCGGAAACCCAATGGCCTTCGTGCTCAAAAAAACACTGGGCATCGAGGTCGAGCCCCTGTGGTGGTACCGCAGGGGCGACGAACCAACTGAGGAGGACCAATGAATACTGAATTCACCATCGCCATGCCATGGTACGACAGCACCGGCAAGCTCCGTTGCTCCCTCGTAGTGGGCGGAGAGGAGTACGATTTCTTTGTGAGCAACCAGGACGACTGCGAGGGGGAGATCCCCCACGTTGTGGAGTTCCACCCCCAGGACCAGTTCTGCACCTTGCACGGGCCCGTCACCCGGGACGTGCAGACCGCACTGCGTAGAGTGGTCTCTCCTCCCCACAAGGAGCACGGGGGTTTTTGGGGGCACTACCCCGACCACCCTGTTGGCGACTGGCAAGATGAGGTCGCGGCCGGCAACACCCGCCTGGGATACTGGGAGTGGGTAGGAGTCCAGCTGGAGCTCGCATGAGCAGCGCACTTGCGGAGTATCACAAGTTCCTCAAGGGCCCCATAGCAGCAAAAATCGTCCCCGGGACGAAGCTGTTTCTTCGTTACTATCACACCCAAGGTCGATTGCTGCACATCCGAGCGATAGTAGACATGGAGTACGTCGTCTTTCGCTATTGGGCAAGAGCCCGCTGGAACTACGAGGTCCGGGATATGACCCTGTTCTTCGTGAGCCAGGAAAACATTGAATTCAGAGGTAAAAGCCAGTAAACGACCACTCCGCAAGCGAAGGAGGCCGCATGGCGAAAATCTGCTACACCCCCAAACGATTCCGGGAGTCCTCCCGGGCGAAGATCGAGTGGGCCAACAGCATCATCGAGGAGTACTTAGCCAAGGGTTTTTCACTTACTCTCCGCCAACTTTTCTACCAGTTTGTGAGCCGCGACCTCATCCCCAACTCCCAACGGGAGTACTCCAACCTGGGGAACCTCATCTCGGACGCCCGCTTGGCCGGCTTGGTTGACTGGGACGCCATTGAAGACCGTCGCCGAGGACTGCGGGGTGCGGGCACCCCGCAGCGCCCCCACTGGAACAGCCCAACGGAGATCATCGACGCCTGCGTCTACGGCTACCGTCGGGACAAGTGGGCCACCCAACCCCAACGCATCGAAGTCTGGGTTGAAAAAGAAAGTCTTATTGAAATCGTCCAGCACGCCTGCGACCCCCTCGACGTGCCCTACTATGCCTGCCTGGGATACAACTCCCAGACCGGGATGTGGGTGGGCGCCCAACGCCTCATCAGGCACCTGCGCCGAGGGCAGACACCTACCATTATCCACCTGGGCGACCACGACCCTTCCGGGATCGACATGACCCGGGATACGGTGGACCGGCTGACTCTGTTCCTCACCCACCACGGGCACAACCCCCCGCGGGTGTTCAGGGCCGGCTTGAACATGGACCAAGTGGAAGAATACAACCCACCGCCCAACCCAGCCAAAGTGACCGACTCCCGCTTTGCTGAATATGTCGCTCTGTACGGGGAAGAATGCTGGGAGCTGGACGCTCTTCCCCCCGACGTCCTTTCAGGCATCATCCAAGAGGAAATCTTGAGGCGGATGGACCAAGCAAACTTCGACAAAGTACGAGCCCGGGAAGAACGAGAGAAACGGGACCTCGTTGGGATTCAGCGCAACTGGGAAGAAGTCTCCGAACTAGTCCGTGAACTGGACATGGAGGATGCAGATGACGAAGAAGACGACGAGTACTAGAGGCCTCACCATCACCGCCAAAATCGGTGAACTGACGGTGCGCCTGTTCCCCAACGACAAGTTGGGACTACTCAACGAACAGAGCACCCTACGGGACATCGGCGAACTGAGGGCCCGGCTCGAAGAGGAATGGGGCCCCCTGGAACTCACCAGCCAAGTCAAGCAGGTAGAGGAAGAGCATGCTCACTGACCTCATCCACCGCCTGGAGGAGCTGGAGCAATCCCAACTCGGGGACACCGCCTTTGTTGAAAAAGTGGGTCCGGAGCAAAAGGCGAAATACCGACAACTCGAAGAGAGGCTTAGGGCCTTCTTTGAGAATGGTGACTGGTTCAACACCATCTCCGTCCCCGGCGTGGGGGTGGTCGGCGTATTCGCCCCCCATCATGGAGGCGAGGCCAATGCCAGAGCTATGCTGGAAGGGGCCAAACTGACAAGGGAAACCTCGGCGCGGCTGAAAGAGGTCCGTTCAATACTGACAGCTGTCAAGGACGACGCCTGCGACCTCATTGCCGAAATCAACGAGGCGGCCCCTGAGGGGGATGGGATGCTCCTGGAGGTTCGGGATGCCTGTGAGGCCATCATGCACAAATTGGAGAGTATCCTAATGCCCAACGACGGAGGAGTCGGAGGAAAACCATGAAAAAAACACTGAACAGCATCATCAGCTGCATTCTTGAGCGGGAAAACCGACGCGGGCAGGCGGCAAAGGCCCGACTGCCGCAGCGTCCCCCCCGACACTCGTACATGGTGACGTACCCTAGTGTGTCGGGCCTGCCCATAAGCGAAGATGTGGGGGGACAAGAGATAGAAACGGTAGAGGTACGGGCTGAATTCCAGCTGCGTCTTGCTGATCGTTACATAGGAAAGGCCATGGCAGTCGCAGAGGCAGCAAGGCTGGCGAGAGAAACGCCCGAGTCCCGGCACGGGTTCCGCAAGGGACAGAGGGTGATGGTTGCCCATCAAGGACCGGGGACGGTGGTAGGCGGCATCGTGGGGTGTATCTACGTTGTCCTGGATAGTGGTCTAAGGGGCTGTGGGGCGCTCGGGGAGTGGATGTGTCCCCCCGCCGACCTCACGCCCTTGGAAGAAGAACAGCC